TACCATCATACAATCTTATACTTGTGTCAGTAATACTAGAACAATCAAAACCATTGTTATCATCTTTGTTACTATAGACAGAAATTTCTTTATCAAGTGGATCAATAATTATTTTTCCAGAGCTTTTCATAATTAATCTAATTGCAGAAGAAAGTGTATCTGGATCTATAGTATATTCAAAATTAGCTAATTCTATCCTTTCGTCGCTAGATGGGAGATATGTTCCATCTATATATGAGTCATCTGTAATATTAACTGGTCCGATTATTTTAAAAGAACACTACTGCGGATCGAGTTTAATGCTTTTACCCTGTTGTATATTTTGCATAACAATTGACCCATTTGAATCTATTGTGGTATACGCCGTTGTTAAGTCTCCAGTTGTCTGCATTTTTCCGGCCCATATACGAACACCACCCTTATTCGTGACCTTCCCATTAAGATCAGATTTACTATCAATAGCCTTACTAGAAGTCATACCTGCTACGATTGCATCACCTTCCATTATAACAACTTCTTCTGATGACAACTCTTTAACGTAAGCCTAATTTGCTATTATCTTATCAGCTACAAAATTTTCTGTAACTGCGAACTTCTGAAAATATGTAGCAACATCAGGAGTCATTACCCAATGGTCGGATTCTCCGGAATCTGTATTTACGCAAACATAATACATGTTTTCATAAAGTACGACGTCTTGATAGAATATGCCGTTTTCAGCATCTCTCTTTCCATCATAGTACTTTTTTCCACTTGTCCATGCACCAACAATTCTTAAAGGCGAACCTTTGAATGTCTGTCCAGTAGATCCGTCTCCAGGATCACCTTTTTCTCCAGCTGACGATACAGGAATAGTCATAGATGTAAGATATGCTCCATTTTTATTCTCTGCATATATAGTAATAGTGCTAGACTTAGACTATACAGTTGCATTTACTGAAGCGTCCCAATGATCTGTGTTATACTGTAAAGTTGTTCTATCGTTCGAGTTTATCTACATATATAGATTATACAGATTTGCATCAGTACTATTTACAGCGCTTTCGTTTTTGTACAAATTAACATTACAGCTCATCTATAAGTTGTAATTCTAATCTGCAGGAACGTATGATAACGATATGTTTGAAAGCTGTAATGAATAAGTTACTCCATTAAGTCCATTTATACCAGACCTAACGATTGGAACATATTCGTTTAACATTATTGTTCCATTTGTTGCTTTAAACAACATTCCATTATCACCTTCTGTTTGAATCTAATCAGATGATATTGCGGTCCATGTATCTCCTCCATCAACACTATATGAGAACGACCAACCAGAACCATTTGATGGTGTAATATTTGTAATCTACGAGCCATTGCTTTTTACAACATATACACTAATAAAATTTGGGTACATTGTACCATCTTGATAATTAATAATACTCGTAGACGTTTTAATATCGTATGATACAGCGTTTTCTCCTGCAGTTCCAGTTAAACATATTGGATTTGTGTATTCTCCATACTATCCATTACCATTTATGAATACTTGTGTCATCCATATGTAGTATCCAGCTTCCTAATTTGGGGCATCATCAACCCACCCAGAACCGTCTTCAGGTGGTCTATTTGCACTAGGTTTACTTGGCGCTACAGAATTACTTGAGTGTTTTTTGAAATAAAATTTGCTATATCCAAATTTAGTATAGTCTATACTTAAACTAGCACCACTAATAGGTATTTTTATGTCACGCCCACTTTCAATAGAGTACACCTTATCGTTTATTATCAATTTTGATAATGTGTTCTTTTTAATATAATTTAAAAGCTACTGCTATATATAATCAGCATTTACTCCGCCATCAGATACGCTTTCAGATAAAGCAACTCTAAACTAACCACCATTCTTCTATGTAAGAATAAGCTCATTGTGTTCCAATGTAAAGCTCTCTATAGGATAATCTTTCCCTATAGTAGAGTCTCCGATTATCTTCTATATCTAAGCTATAGTATAATAGTTAGTGGGGTCAAATTTTATATAGTCAGCCTTGTTTAAATACGTAGAATCGGCATTCTCTTTTGTAACATACTAATCAAAGTCAATATTACTAATAGCGTCATCAACATATTTCTTTTTAGCATACTCTTCAATATTTAAATCAGTAATAGCACCCGCTATCTGCCTAGACACTTCTATCAATATCTCTTTCTTTATAGAGTTATCTCCGTCTCCAGCTATTTCGTTTAGCTGATTTTGAAGATCTAGTAAAGCAGAATTGCTAGCCTTTCCATTCCATTCATCTCTTTCTTCCTAAGATATATGTGAGACAGAATCATTTTCATGGCAGCACAATCTAGAATATATTGACGAATAACACTTGTCTATTTTAAAATCTAATTCTCCGATTGGATTTTTGCGACAAGGCTTTTTTGGTTCTACGCAAAAATTAATCATATTAATTCGTTTAAATTGTTAACAATTATTGTACTGTGGTGTCATCGAAGACCACGTCTAAAACGCCACAGTTAAAGATTATTTGAATTTATCCCAATCTATATTTTCCTTCTTTCCTACAACGTCTGCCACCCATCTACAAAACTGAATTCCTGTATATCCATCTTTATCATTAGCTACAGCTGCAGCATATTTTATACACTGGTGCTCATTAAGTAGTTCTGGATAAAAATCAGCATAAGCCATATTCGCAGTATAAGTTACATCTTCTATTGTAGAAGTATTTGGAATTTTAAGATTAAGTACATTACATACATTTTGAACCTACTCAGAAGTCCATGTATGTTCCTAATTATTTGAATTAACCATCTATTTACTAGCGTACTCCTGTAAAGCTTTTGTAAAGTGTAAGCCATGTTTACTAACATAGTCATTATACCCATCTTCCTTTACAACTCCAACACTAGCGGAATAGCTGCCATCTTCGTTTTTCTAAAGATTTGCAACATATTTAGAATTCTGGTTATCATCATCACTGTGCCGTATTACTATTACCTTGTGCATGGTTAAAAGAATTAATAAAGTTATTAACAGTTGATTCCATTCTACTTATAGATTCCTCTATCTTTGAGAATCTCTATTCAGTCTCCTTTTTCTCCTTATAGACAGGATTAAGCTCAGATAACAATACTGTTGTCTTATCTACTACTTCCTTCTGTTTAGGAACTGACTCAAGTATCTTTTCAGCAGTATTCTTCATCTGCTCTACTTCAGCCATAAGACCCTACCTATCTGTAGACAATACTACATCTCCTGCATATGTAACAGATAAGTTCTCTGGGATTGAATATGTTGCAGTCTTAGAGTTAGCCTCTATAGTTACATCTACAACCATTTGTGACTAACCCATTGCTGGCTTTGTATTCAAGTCTAAATGTGGAAATCCAACTGATATAACCTTGCCATCGGTAATGGTTATATCCTGTTTATTCAGTATATATACTGAATAGTTTTGTTTTACATCTTTAAATGCCATAAGCCTTATCTTTATATGTAAAGGCTCCCGAAGGAGCCCTCACATAAATTAAACTTATTAAGCTGCAGCAGTTGTCTTAAGCGCAGCAATCAAAGTAGCATTCTACTTCTGCTGTGACAATTCAAGGCGTGCGTCATTGTATCTCTACTGCAAATCTGACTGCCAATGATTGTTCAAAACATCTACTATTCGCTGAGTATTAGCATTTGCGTTCGTCTTAAGATCGCAAGCTATCTAACTCATCTGGAAACCAAGGTTACTTGCAGCTCTCTCCAAACCTGAGTTTGTCTAGCTGAAACCTGTCTGCATCTGGTTAACGATATCCTTCTGCCCAAGTTGATTCTCGTAGCCCATCTTGATAATGTTCTATTGTGTCTGGCAGCAGCAGTTCTGCAATGCAGATGTAAGGTTAGCGTCTCCGAGATTAATAGCGTTAATAACGCGTTCTGCAGAGAAGTTCACATTACCTGCTACTTCCTGAATACCGGATCTAACGCAGCAAATAGCATTATTCAGTGCGTTGAAGTCACAGTTCAGGTTAGAGGCTAACTGAGTAATTGAATTAGCGTTGCCTCTTATGGCGTCCATTACCAATGAACTATTCTGATTATCAGCGATCTGTGAACGCATTGCGTCGAGCTGACTCTGAATTGCATTGCCCTGGTGATCATCGTTGTTGTTCCACATACGCATAGCGAAGATCATCCAGATAAGGTAAGCAAATGGGTTGTTCATGTAATCATTCTAGTTCATCATGGCTGCCATAGCCATTGGATCACAGTTATTCTTAGAAGCCAAAGCGGCTACTAAAGCGTCATTATTGTCGTGTCCTGTACAATAAACTTTCTCGATCGTATCCATAATTAACAAGTTTTATAGTAAAACAATATGGAAATAGGACTGGAATAATCCTAGTCCCGTTTAATCTAAAAAGCGTATTACTACGCAAGCCCTAGTATATTCCACCTATGGATAATAAAAGTCCTACCCTGGTACGCATTTGGAAAGATGCGTGGTAGAATCTGTTGTGCTAGGCGGGGCAGTGAACCCCGTCATGCTTTCATTAAGACCTAGCTAAAATGTTAAAATCTCTCTTAACGTTTGTTTTAATTTTATCAAGCAGACTAATATAATCTGTGTATTTTCTCATGTCTTCAGAATTTTTCTCACCAGTAATCTGTAGTTTGTTATAGCTGTTAATGAGATCGAATTCTTCTGTCTGTGAAACATATTCTCTAATAATATTTTTAATACAATCTTTATAATTAGGAACACCTGTCAATTGTACCTAAATAAAATTATAGATAGTTTCTTCCTCGCCATCTTGATTTGTCTTCTACTCGCTGGTAATATTATAATTATAATAATATGTATTATTACCGAGTCGTTCTATGGCATTTGGTCTTATATTGGAACTTACTGTGTTCATATTTAAAACTATATGGTAAATGTATTTTGTTTAACGTTTTGTATAACCACTTATTTTTAGATCGTACAACAAATGGGACTCTATTTCTTATTGCATGTATCTCAAAATATTTCTATCTTATTATAACTTCTACTATATAAAATCGAACGTTATTCAGACTAGTTATATGCTTAAGTTCTCCATTCCACGTAGATAATCTATATTTTGTAGAATACTACACAATATCAGAAAAATGTTTAGAATTACAAAATTTTAACCATCCTCTATATGATGTCATTCTAGATTCGAATACATGTTTAGATATCTTGTTGTTTGTGTATTTATGCGTAAGTTTTGATATCTTCGTTTTTATTGATTTTCTTAACAGTATATACTTGTGTCTAAATACATATCCAACAAAATCTATTCCTCTACTTTCTATTGGAAATACCTGATAATTTGGTTTTAGTTCCAATTTTAAAATATTATGAAAATAAAACTTTATAGCTATCAGTATGTTTTTAAGATGGTCTTTATTATTGTCTAATATTACTATATCGTCAGCGTATCTGTAGTAATATTTACATTTTACATCTTCTTTTATCCAATGATCAAAATACGCTAAATATAAGTTTGTGAAAAATTGTGATAAATAATTTCCTATCGGTACGCCTTTTGCAGAATCTATTATTCCTTTTAATAACTTTAATAACCACTTGTCTTTTATCTTCTTCTATATTATAGAATACAGTATATCATGATCTATTGATGGATAAAATTTACGAATATCAAGCTTTAAACAATATCTTGTTTTATATACGTCATTTTGTAAATCCTTATACAAATCATTAGCACATTTATGAATACCTCTACCTCGTATTGATGAATATGTATTTTTAATAAACACTCTTTTCCATACATCTTCCATTATGTTCATTGTTGCATGATGTGCAATTCTGTCTGGATAGTACGGTAGCCTATAAATAATTCGTTCTTTTGGTTCGTATATTTTAAATGTGCTATACTATGATGTTTTGTAAGAAAGATTTATAAAATCCTACAATAGAGCTTGATTTTCTACATCTCTATTTTTATCATGTTTTTGTATACCATATTTCTTTGTTTTATTTAATCTAGCATTTTCGTCAGCCAGATAAATATTGTCTAAGGTACAAATCTTTTCTTTAAGATTGCCTATTCTTTTCAAAGCTTTTTATATTAATATCGAGTCTTCGGGATATCCCTACCAACACGACGTGGTTAATAAACGTTATCTTTTGCCAAGAGGCAAGGTCGCTATTCCCAAAAAAATGAATTTGGAAATATAAATAGCTAACATTGGTATTGGCATTACTGACTCCATTATTAGAATTGAAATAGCTAAGACTGGCTTTGCTGCCATTATTAGCGTTACTACCTACTATGAGTTTTTAGTAATGTTCCAGTAAGGAAGAATAGTAACCTGTTTTAAATTAGACTCTCACTAATGACCTAAAGCCAACAGTGGCATGGGCATGACTGACCCCATCAGCAGAATAGAAAGAGCCAAGACCGGCCGCGCCGCCAAAATAAGCGTGACCACCCACCAGGAGCGTTCTATTTACAATGGAATCAGCATTACACGAATGATAATCGCATTTATATGTTGACTCAGATCCAGTAATAGAAGAAGGAATTATTTCAGCCTTTGATCCAAGATCAAATGTTCCAATATACCCATCTTGAGCAATTTCAACTCCAGCAATATCAAAAAGTGAATAATCATCACCATATTTTAATACATCTGTTGTTGTATAAACATTGCTATTAGCTTTGACTGCATCTCTCTTTATAACAATTCCTTCGAGATTTGTCCAAATGTCACCGAACGGATTTTCAAAACCTCTCCATCTATTTGCATACAAAGTTTTTTCAGGAGATTGGAGCTATATAGCTTTTACACCACTAAAGTTTCCAAATTCATTTGTATATCCGCATGGAGTTATTGCGTAATTTTTATTATACGTATTCCATATGTTCCAATCAAAAGTTGTTAAACCAGGACCCAAACCGCCCTAGTGATAACCATCTGACGTGAGTTCTGAATTAAATTCTTTCTAAGAGTTGAAATTAGCATATTCTATTACGTAGTTCCAATAGAATATCCATTTATAAAATTCGTAACACAGAAGCTCCTGTCCAGTAGCTGCTGCATATGTTCTCATTGTTTCTCTACTAATATTAGATACAGGCTTTCCGAGATCGGTTTTAAACTAGTCTGTAGCTAAATATTCATCGTATGCTGATCTTCTTCCACCTCCTCTATACTTCGCATCTGTACTAACTACTGATGCTACCTTTGTAGTATCGCTGTCAGTATAAATAGTATTGCGATAAGCGCTTATAAACATTTCTGGTATTTCAGTCCATGATGCATCTATTTGAACAGTTGAGATTCGTACCCATCTCTTATTTCCGTTAGATCCAGACTTTCCATAGAATCTAGGAGTTCTAATCATTACGTCTCCATCAGTACCATCTAAATGAGACGGTTCACCATTGCTCTTTTTTGACCAATCATTAGGATTTAAATAATACTACAACTTTCCGTTCTTTACAACACATCCCTTGTACTCAGACTATATTGGGAGAGATTTATGGAATAATGGATTTCCAATTCTTGTACATGTAGGATCAGCCACTGTAATATCCCATTCTACACCATATGACAGCATGTCAATAGAAACATCAGGGAGCTCTGTCTTCAATGCATATTGAGTTATGTCTATAGTAGAACCATTAGAAGTTAATACATGATTGTTGTCGCCACCTCTTAACTATACGCCATTTTCGTTTAACTTAAAATGAAATAAATCGGAACGGTTACCACCAGTAATTGACTCTGGGGTAATATCAATGTAGCCTTTCATAGGATACATAACCGATACTAAACCAGCAGATATATAAGTATGTGGACCATTATTTTCTGACATAGATATATCTCCACCTATTAATGTAGTAATATGAGCATTTCCTGGAGTAGTATAATTATAAACAAAACCTATCTCCATTTCGTAACCATCGCCACTCTACTACGTATAAGGAACATAATTACCAGCATCCTACTTATCACTAATAGCAGCATTCAGCGTATCAATCTACTAATTAAGCGCTGTTGTAAGAACGTAGTTACTAAGTGCGGTAGCGTCAGCCTTTGTGCTAATAGCTTTTCTAAATGATCCTTCTGTGTTTGAATCACCATCAACTATTGCAAGCTTATCTGATATTTCTTTTTCTTTACCTTCTGCTCTAGTCTGCTCTGCCTTAATCTTAGCACTTAAGTCTTCATCACTCTTTGTACGAGCACTTGTTTCAGCTTCAAGTAAATCCTTTGTAACATAATTACCATTTTCAATGCTATTGTCTATAGCATCTTTTACAGACTGATCAATAAGTTTATTTGTAGAGTTTGCATCCAGTATGTCTCCATGCATAAATTCCCCACCTTCAAGATCAACCAATATTTTTGGATTTCTAATCTACTTCCCAGGTGCTGTTACGAGTACATTCTTTATTGGAACTCTATATAAAAAATCTTTTTCCTAAATCATAATTAATGCATTAATGTGTTTAAACAGTAAAAGGGAACTACCTTTCGGTAATCCCCTTTATGTAAGCGAATTAGGCCTATCCTTCGCTTACCTCAGCACCTTCTTGTGCCGCCGCTGACTCTGGTACGGACTCAACCTGTTCCTTAAGCTGTGACTGAGTTCCCGTAGCTGCGCTAGATTCGTTTTCGTGTCCTGTGCCAGTAGAACCAAATCCGCCATCGCCTCTCTCTGTTGACGAAAGCTCAGAAACCTCTGTGATTGTATACTCTGGTATAGGAACGATGACTAACTGACAGAAACGTTCGCCCTGCTTGTAAACAGCAGGAATTGTATCTGTTGTAGCCTTCATGAATGCTACAATCTCGCCTCTATAATCGCTGTCGATAACACCGACATTATCAGTAAGCCATAATGACTTTTTCCAAATACTAGAGCGTGGTATAAGTAAACCAACATATCCGGCAGGAATTTCAACTGCCAATCCTGTATGGTAAACCAACATTAGCTGATTTGCTTCATTAAGAGCTGTTTCAATCTTAGTGCAAGTCAAATCAATTCCTGCAGCACCTTTTGTGCCACGAATAGGGAGGATAGCGTTATCCTCAAGTCTCTTAAATTTCAACTCCATAGTATTCAAATATTATTTTTATTGTTACCCCACTAGGATTCGAACCCAGACTAAGAGTTTTAGAGACTCCTGTGCTGCCGTTACACCATAGGGCAATAAGCGCGTAACTTTTATCTGGAGTTACGCAGAACCAGTATTGGCGTCATTTGGATCCTGCAGCTCCGAGCGCTGCTAGGGCAGAAAGCTTTTGTTTCACCCGGATATCCCAGTTTATAGAGATTTCAGAAATGGCGACAACCTCTCAGCGATTATATTCGCCCGTCTTCTTTGACTCTTATAAGTTTTAGCTGGACTTATAACCCAGTATTGGGTCCCTGTGTCAGCTTACCATGGTAGCCTTTTGTTTATAGTGTACACACAGGGATTCCACTCAATTACAAAATATTAAAATTATGAAAACAAATTAATGGAGTCTATGCAGGAGTCGAACCTGCTAACTATTCCCTTTGTATCGGGTTGTCTTTACCGTTTGACTAATAGACTCTAAAGGTGATTACTTAGTACGAGTAATCCAATTCCATAAACGTTTATACCAAGGCTTCTTAATCTTCTCTTCGGCTCTGCGCGCCTTACATCTTAAGTATACGCAATCATCTTTTACTACAGCGCAACCATTCTCTGGAAGAATCTCGTCGAGCAAAGCATCTGTAAGGATTGATATAACTGTATAATAGTCACAATCAGTCACTCTCATACCTGCCGAAATCTTCTTGCTAATGAAGTATGCTGTAACATCGTTTACATTAGCAACATCCAGCATAGAGATTACATACTTGGGTCTCTTTGCCTTAACTGTCTTTTTAATAGCTTTCTTCATAACTTAAATATTAACATTGTCCACAATAGTCTCCACGATCGTCGCAAGCAGCATTCACATGTGCGCTTTCCTTCTGCTTTGCTGCCCACTCTTCTTTTCTCTTCTGGTCAGCTTCTTTTGCGTTATTGAGAGCCTTTAACCAATCTTCAGACTTAATTATTACAAAATCTGTGCCGAGATCTTTGTCGTAGAATGTGATAAGAATATCATCTTTCCTTACATCTGTGCAGATAGTTTTGTTAGGAAAAAACTTTGATGTCCACTCAATATTAGCATCTTCTGGAATAACGTAAATATCATCGATACCTCTTGCAGATCTATTAATCGCCTAAACCTCAGCTGTATCTGTATCAACAATAATAGGCTTGCGATCAATGTTTATTATCTTTTTCATATGGGCTTAATGGTTTATTTTTATTATCTTTAAATCTATTCTTAAGCTTGAATCTAAATAGTTTGTTTATTAATACGTCTCTAGTATCATCTTGATCTTTCATAACATCAACTATGAACTAAAACTAATGCATAACTATTTGTTTTACTAGCTCTGGGTCATCGTCCAATGTACGTCCAATCTATCTACAAACTTTATCTATATTCATTACTTTTCTACTGTTTCAGTTGCTACAATATCGTAAAGCGATACAAGTTGAGAGTCCTTAAGCAAATCGAAATACATAGCACCTCTAGATGATCTATATATAACGATATCACCAACCTTGATAGGCATCTGCTGTATTTTCTCGTCACTATATGGGTGTGTATACTCATATGGCAACTTAAGTACAACAGCTCTAGAGAAATCTGAATCAACTTCTTTTATCTCTGTCTTTACCTCATCATAATCAACTGCCTCGATCCCATCCTTATCCTTCTTAGTCTTAGTGTCCTTAACCACAGGTTCGGAGATCTTCTTCTTAACTTTAACAGGCTCAAGCGGCTTTACCAAGAACATCTGTCTGAACTCATACTTTATTTTTGAGCTCAAGTCCTCTGCCAACTGTGTCTGATCTATCATCTTCTCATCCATATTACTTCTTCAATCCTTTAAGGTACTCAAGTAATTTAATCATGTTTCTCAATACTGTCTCCTTCTCAACAAGCAAACACTGAGGTGTGTTCTCATCAGCTTTTGACTTAAGAGCACAAAGCTCATTGTTGTATTCTGAGAGCTTATTGTTGATCTCGTCAAAGATATTTACGAATCTCTTTTTATCATCAACTTCCTCAACGTATCCATTATCAAGAAGCATCTTTGCATATTCCTTTGAGATTCTATAAACAGAATTGTAAGAAGAAACAACCGTTGAATTGTCTTCGTTTGAGCTATTATGCTCTTCGTTATATACACTTTCGTACTGATCTGTATCAGCGTTGTACTCAAATGTATCACCATTCTCCATTACGAAGAAAGGCTTAATAACCTTTAAAATCTTTGTCATATCCAATTGCTTTTATTGTTTTACGCTGCCATAACGAAATAATTTTCAAAAAGGTTGCAAATATGGTATAAATTTTGTAAAAATAGCATTTTTCTTGCAAATATGCAACTTTTTTAGCTTTTTTACGTTAGGGGGATAGTAGGGGGTTAGTCAGCTAGAACCCTTTCTCTTATATATTCTCTTTAGGAGATCTACTTTAGTAGTACAGCTATTACAGTATGTAAGACTATACAACTATAGTAGAGCTATATAAGCTTAATAATAATTGTAAGACTAATAAGAATAGTATGGATAAGAAGAAAAAGTGTATAATAGACGAATATAAGACAGTATACGGATTTAGCTTATTCGTTATAATTAACCCAGATAAGTCTGTAGTAGATAAAAGATTTAGCTTTAGAGAGGACGAATCTTCTATAATTGATGACGAATGGGCAGATTATACAGCCTACACTGTCAGAGGAGCATATGATAAACTTGCTAATGAAGACTGTGAAATCATAGTAATAAACAAGTTAAAGAACACAAGTGATGACATAAATACCTTTGCTCATGAATCATTTCATGCAGCCGTAGATATACTTGAGGCATGCCATATAAAGCTCTCTGATGATACAAATGAGGTATTCGCGTACTTAATTGGGTACTTTACAGAGTGTGTAAACAAAACAGCAAATAAACGATGAACTAGTTTGAGATGAGTGCTGTACTATATTATGCCGACTTCTTGTCTCTACAATACTAGAATAAACCGTGTACAGAATAGTGTAAATATTTCTTTATACATGGAGTACCAGTAAATATAGCATACATTGTAGAATAGGAACCAATATACGATCTTGATAATCAATGGTTCTAGAAGAGCCTTAAAGAATATAGTATGCTAAAGCATAAATTCGGCGAAGATGGAGCTATGAGCTTTATTAAAAACCTATGTAATCTAGGAGTAGCAGGATCTGTAAATGCTACTCAAATGATGAAATATATCCGTAGATATGACGATAAATAGGAGCGAGACAAAGCGTTTAGAATGTTTAAATACAACAGATCAAAAGCAAAATATACTCACTTAATACATAACGACGATGGTGAAATTGTAGAGGAAGAGTGCACGAAATACGTAGCCCATGCTGGGCGAAATAGCAAAGGATAAAGAATATTTAAGAGCGGCAGAAATAATACAGAAAGCCGAGAGAAACGGTAGAAGATTAGGATTTTACGAACCAGATAAAGATGAGTCCATTTGATATAATATTCATGTTTTTAATACTTCCAATAGTAGCTACTACCACATGTTGGATAATACTTAAAGATAGTAAAAATAATGGGAAAGATTAGTAAATATAGCAATTTGTACGACAAAGATGGAAAACTTATTAGATCAGTGGATAGTATTTCAGGAAGATTGGATGACCATACCATTGAAGAACTAGAAAACATTGTAGATGAGCTAGCAAAAGACGAAACAAAGCGTACTGAGTATACTAATAGCATGTCCGTACTCATGCACATGTATGAAACAAAGGGAAATCCACACAAGAATGAAATAGTCAAGAAAATAAACGAGTATGTAAGGACAAAGACTACCAAAGCTGAGGTTATAAACGCTTTAAAAGATATAAACATTACGGAGTCTAACGACTCCTCCAACGACATAAAAGATGAAGAGGCAAGAGAAAATGGATCCAGCGCAAAGAGACGCATATCAGACACTTCTGAAGGAACTGGAGAACTTGGGGGAGGAAGCGACTCCAACGAGACAGATACTACAATTAGCACTGCAGCTTGATGAAAAAGGAGAGTTCTACAAATTTATAGAAGTATTCGGGGATAGCAGAATAGATGGTAAAGATGTCCTCGGACTGTCCCGAGATAACTAAAATGATATTAGATATAATATATGGAGACGAAGGAGAAGGAAACGGAATTAGTACAATTAGTCAGACAGCTTAGAGATTACGTAATCCTAGACAGAAAAGATTACGAAAAGCTTGTACAGATTTTATAGATAAGTTTAAGAAAGCATGAGAATAGCCGGGGTTTACGCCTCGGCTTTTTTATTTTTTTTAATTTTTAAAACTGTTATATATGTACAGAAACGAGAAACAAATTTTTTGTATATGTATGAAAACGAGAAACAGCAATGAATCACACCCCGGTATATACTTTCGGATTGGGGTATCCCCCCCATGACAAAAACAAATTTATTCACAATTCAAACTCACGAAATCATGAAAAAAATTAATGAAATTGCTGTTATAAACAGCGTATCTCTCAATGAGAAATTGTATTCGTTCAATGAGGATAATGAAACTTTTAGAGTTTCTCTTCGCATTACTTATTCCGTTGCAAATTCTGATGATAGCGAGGATGATGATGTCATTTCATTGTCCGAGTTTGCGGATTCCGGGTGCATTGTTGGCAAGACCTATTCGTGCATCTTGAATTTTGACAGGGTGCTTGAAGGTGGCAAACACACGGAGAAAGAGCAAGACAAAGCACTTGATGAGTTGAGTAAAAAGTTTGTAGGTAAAAAGGCGCGCTTTAGTACGTTTGATTACACAATTAGTGAATTGACTGATGGAAACGAAAAGTCAATAACCGACGGAGAACACACGTATAGCTCGCTAGCCAATACTTACCTCGGCAACGTAGACGATGAAGCCGCAGAATTAAGAAAGTTAAAAACACGTTTGACTGATATGATAAACGACGACTTCGATTATTCAACGGACGACGAAGATTAATGTGGATGGGGATTGGTAAAACAATCTCCCACTCCACCTTTTTAAAGAAATTCTACGTAACAGCTCAAATAGGCTGTTTTAATATATAGCGTTATTAACAAAACATAATCAATATGAAAGCAATAATTAAAAATGGAATTGCAAACAAAGATATTCAATCTTGTTTAATATCAGAATGTGGTGTTGAAATAACATTTCACAATAATGACTTAGCAGATAAATTTGCTTTGTCATTGAACCTATCTGGTATTCCATGTGTAAACAATGGGAACAAAATAACTATATCTTACATTGATTAGCTGAGTGTAAGCAGCGCGTCTTACATAGCTGAGCACAAGCAGCAAGTCTTGTGTATTAGACTTGGAGAGACAGCTAGCAACCTGGAAAGACAGGTAATTTATAATATGCTCATTTATAATAGGTGAACGATTGCCAAGTGTGGCAACATTGGCATGATACATATCATTGTCTGTGAAGATAGTGATATGTTTATTTAAGATAAAAGACATTAAGACTCCATATACATTGATTGCACAATTGAGGTTCTTGCCAAGAGTGGTAAATAGTAGATTTGTTTCGTGTACCATGGTCTGTGAAGATAGTGGTACATTTTTAATTTAAACTCAGCTAGGGAGAGTCTAACATAATCACTGATGAGACCTAGACGAAACTACACATGTTGCATCATACTGTAGTCTGATATTCATTATTCATAAGCATTTTATCCCCTAAATACAATGGTCTGTGAAGATAGTTGTATTTAACAGTTATCTCATGCGGTATATAAACCAGGATGACGGAGCACCTACGCTAACGTGATAAATCGTAGGTAGTAATGTGGCGTTCATGGTCCCAAGCCCATGACTACAACACGTGCTTATGGTACTTGCAAAGCTATAAGATGTCGGTTATAGGACACAGAGGGTGAAATAGTAGTATTACATGTATGCTGAGAGCTAAGGTAGTCAGCCTACTTGCAAGGGGTACAAAAGTGGTTTTAGTTCTCTAGGACAATCCGGAAAGACGGATAGTGGTTATTATACACTTACTGAAGTAAGAGGGTATACTATGTACGAATTCATTATATGGGTATCGTACTTGGCTATAAAAGCGCACACATAGCGACGGTTCGAGTCCAGTAGCCACTACACCTTTATTAAATCATTTTTTAGTTATCAACAGGTTTTATTTCCATGCAGGTATATCGGTTCGTGAGGATAGATATACCATTTTTATAGATTAAATCAAAATATATATAGATATGGAAGATAAGAAACATTCTTTTATGGACCAATTGAATCTGTTCTTTATTGGAGCGGTTATTGGTGTCATTGTTGGTGCCTGCTTTGGTATTAATGCTGTAAAAGGTAGCAATAACAGAGCAGAGAAAAAAGTAAAAGCGTACGAAGAGTATTATAAATGCACTGAGACGCTTTTAGACTCTCTCGATGGAACACATAATCTTGACCTCATGGATACAGATCTTGAGACAGATTATGGTGCTGATTATTTGGAAGCTAAGTCTAAAGTAGATGAACTAATTGTAAAGTAGTATGAATGAATTCGACAAAGAAGAACATACGGAAGATATAACGAACTACCAATAAATTTATATCTAAAACCAATTTAAAACATAAGGGTTGAGTTGCATCAACCCTAAGTGTTTAATGTAGCCAGCGTAAGCTGAGAGTCCAAAGCCTCTACAAATACAGATGGAACACTTTTTATACCGAGTGTAAGCGGTAAGTCTTACACAAAAATAAACAATGTTTAATTATCAAAATTATGAACATTATCGAAAAATTGTTGGGTGAAGCATACCCAAAGCTTGGGTCAGAAGTTTTTGCTGACGGTAACAAAACAGTCGTAACAGTATCTCGTACACTGTCTCCAGATCATGTTGATTTGGATGCTCCTAGTTACGTGGAGACTAAGTTCAAGAAACACATTCCAATCTTGAGATCTATTGACGTTGAACTGGACGCCGTAACAGAAGAACAGACCATTAAGGTGACAGTTGAAGTTGATGGTAAATTCAACAGCATTGATGACTTGAGGCATCTTACATTTATCGCTAGAGGAATTAGCGAAGTCGCAGAAGACAAGCTCAGTGAGCCTAATATAATTAAGGCCATTGGTCTGTATTGTAAACCATTCATTTGCACAGATGATGAATCAGAAGAAACACAAGCAAACGCATAACCAAGCGGTTAAGCCACAGTCAGCAAAAGGGAAGCCTGATGCTGAATACCTTAACTACAAGGTAGTTGCTAAGGAGGGAGGATCTACAATGATCCTCTCTTCTGGATTAAGTAAATGTAATGCCAAATCTTTGGAAAATACTTTGAATAGTTATATTAACAACAAACATTCAAATATTCCGGGAGCTGGCAAGACAAGTGTTAAATTCATAACGATTCATTAATGAGTGTAAAATTATACGAGAAGCCAGATAAACATAATCCTGGCCCACTGATAGCGATAGTCATAATAATAATGTTATTGTTATTGACTTCAAAGTGTCAAGCGCAGCAAAAAGCTGCAATAGACACAATGGTTTGCAAGGTTGAATGTATTAAACAAATAGTACAGAAACCTAGTGTTAACGGTAAAACCGTTAAGTATCTAGCTGTATATGTTGATAAGTCAGCAGGATTCTCAGAGATTATTCCAATCTCAAAGAGTGTTGTAGACTATATTAGCACATGCAAGCAATTCTCTCTCAAGCCTACACTTGGCATTAGGTTAAGAAATGGTGTAATAACATCTATCGTTCGATACAAAATCAAATTTGTACACAAATGAAGTTTAGTAAAGGAGACGTAGTACGCCGAGTATTGCCTAGTGGCACAATGGTAGGTGGTTTAATGGTCGTAATCAATAACATCGGCGACAAATGCACAGTTGTTAGAGATGTATCAACTGGAAAATACTATATATATAGGTCAGAACATCTAGGAAAGGAAGGAAAAACAACAAAGATTTTGGTTAGTAAAAGTGATATGAATAAAATCGACACAACGAAAGGTGTTGGTGCATTCTATCATAGCGTATCACCTGTATATGATAAGCTATATGCTAATCCATCAAGATTTGTATGTTTTATACTAGCTTACACCAAGGGTGAGACCATACATAGAGTATATCAACTTGGAAAAATATCTAGAGTATTACGAAAAGTTGATGAAATTCGTAAAGGATACGAAATGGTTCCAGTTAAACAACCAATGTACAAGCTTCAATTAATAGGTGAACTATGAGTAAAAAACTTAGTCCTGGCAGAATCTACAAAATAAATGGCATTGTTGTTAGGGCTAAACGTCAATACAATTGCAATGAGTGTATCTTTAACAATCCTTTCTCTTGTCCAAAAGTAAACGATTCAAAAGATTTGAACGAAGAATCACCATCATGCATTGAAGACGGAATAATTTTTATTAGTCCTTAATTATGGCAAAACGTAGAAAAAACGGACAAATGTCTGACGAAGAATTAGAAGTTAGACGCCATCACTCATCATTGCGTAGACTTAAAGCGCATTGTAGTGATGAAAACGTAGAGTTAAAAGATTATAAATTTGCAAATCCTGATGATATGTGTGTATTATCATTAAGTGATGTAGATTTGGGATCAAGAAAGAGTTATTTAACAACAGATAACGATTCATGGTTTGTCAGTGAAGATGACTATGAAGAGGTATCACAAATAGCATTATACCTATGAGAAAAGAATATGGAGAGCTATTTGTATCAATAGCATTAATAATTATTTCGGCATTCCCTCTTTTTGACTTATTGTCAAACATAACGAATATAACTAACATAAGCGATTTTTCGTTGATAGTAGTAATTGTTATGTTGATAATAGTTTTGATCTCCAGTATTATATATTTTATATCATATTGGACGGAAAAATTTAATTAAGTTGCATTTCAAGGGGGCGGTTTATACCGTCCCCGAGATTTATTAGGTTAGAGGCCTACATAACAGTTCAAGTCTGTATAAAATTACAAATGGGTACCAAACAACTCCCTACAACTCTATTAAATAGCGTAATTACTTTAAAATTAATCATTTGAGTTAGAAAGAAAAAAGAACGTTAGATAGTAGGAGACAATGGAATGGTTTAAATATAACCAGTGAAAATTGCCCATATTTGGACTTGTAGCTCAGTTGGTTAGAGCAACAGACTCATAATCTGGAGGTCCTAGGTTCAAGCCCTAGCTGGTCCACAAAAGATGATTCCGTGAATCTTTAAAACCCGGATAGTTAACATTTGTTGAATCTCTAATAAATTATCAAAATGAAGAGATTATTCGAAAAGCTTAGCATGTGCTTAATCATGCTTATTGTAGCCGTCACAGTATCGTCATGTGACTACATGAAAAAAACTAAGAGTGAGATCAGACACGATGACTCGCTCATGGTATCAAAGATGATGCAGGATATTGACAATCCTACATTCACCGGCTGTTCTGACGTTATAGAGTTTCAGAGATCGGAAGGTCAATGGAGACATCAGGACTCAGTGTTCTTCAGCATACCTGAAAAGGTTATGCGTGATGTGGTATCGGTCTTAGAAAAATCTGGAAAACCATTGACTAAGATGAGTATATCGAACGAGTTCGAGATGAACAAGCATGTATATTTGAATCTTCCTGATGAACAGGATCAATACAATGCGATTGCTCCTCCTGATACCCCTAACGTAGAAATGGTTGATACTATTATCGACGGTAAGCATGTACAGATCGTGCAGTCCTCCAGTACTAACATAACAACAAAGGAGGATTAGATATGAAGCGGTACATTATTATCTCTTACGATGGTTCTAGTTTGGATCCATCTGAAGTTATGGCAATAGCTTCACAACTGAACACAGTTAAACCTGATGTTAAGGATGTGCATGCAGTTACAATGGATGAAACGGAAGTTAATTCCATTATTATCGGTCACGCAGAAGCCAAGAATGCTACAGAACTTTCTGTTGTAGAGTCTGCGTGCATCTACGTGAAAAAAAGATTTAGTAAGTTTTTCTACTCCAAGATGAAGCTGTTGCTTGCATTGTCAGAGGCTATAACTAATGAGCCTAACAATGAAGCTCTTATGAATGCCATCAGAGTTATGTCTGGTGGTATAAGTAAGAGAATGCGTGATTCTTACGGTATTTCTACCGATATTATTTGTGTATTTAAAACGGTTCAAGATAACATGTAACTATGTATAAAACACAACGTAATACTAAGAAAGTGTATCGTCAGCGTCACGCAGAAGCCAAAACAAAGGCATATAAGCGTGACAAGTTTAAAAACAAGCTAAATCCTTTAGATTATGTGGAAGATTCCAGTATATACGACAAAAGCTAAGGGAAAGGGTAAGAATACAAAAACATTGGTATTCGAATCCAAGTACCCTAGTGAGAATCAAGCTATAGATGCTAGATTCGCACTTATTCATTTGGCTAACTGCTCTCACAAAGCTCCATGCGATATCACCATTAATAATAATGGCGCAATATTCGTTAAAAATCCATCCTGGAGTGTGGGAGAAGTAACAATATGTTAATTAATTTTATTTACAAACATTTAAAACATTATCAAAATGGCAAAAGCAGAAACAAAAGGTGCTGCTAAAGAGCAGCAGAATGTGTCAGCAGACAACGTAGTAGAGAAGTTGATGAAGGGCAACCTCGTGACCGACATCGCAGACAAGGCGGCAGAAGAAATCCGCCAGGACGAGGAGAAGCGCAAGATCTCCCAGGTCAAAGAAATTGTCAAGTGTGCTGACTTCCTTAGAATTAAGGAACTTCTCAATGTCCGCAAGGACCGTGCGAAGGCAAAGATCACTCTCGACACTCTGAAGAAGCGTACAGAATTGTTGGCCCGTCTTCTGGGCAAGGACGAGAATGGTACCGCCGTTCCTAACGACCAGAAGATTACGCCAAACGAATTCCGCGAACTTTCGCAGAAGATCGATGAGGATCAGCGTAAGCAAATGACTGAACTGAACAAAGAGTACGAAAAGCACGACCGTGAATTGCGTGACAAGTACCCTAACAATTGGTATTATGCCAACTATCAGTTCGATCGCTTCTAATTCTTCTTCTAATACAAGTATCTTAGTATCACGTACATAGATTCTGAAGCACTGTAGAGGATCTTAAGAAGACGAGGCAGCGAAGGAATCTCAGAATGAATTAACATTCTCATCAAGTATCTTCGTATCACGATGAGAGGAAGAGATGTGACCCCACACAGTAAATTGGGACAGTAGATCAAACAATATGTTTTGTGCGTATCTTTGTATCGGGGAGATTTGATTGCTCTGAAAAGTTAATTGAACCCTGCAAAATGTATCAAAAATGCTGAATATAACCCTCTAAGTATCTTTGTATCATGAGGATTACTATATATTTTTAGCCATGTTTTAAGCGCTCTGAGGCAGAGTATGTCACCAAGTGGAGTAATTAACCACGAGTGCCGCAAAAATGTCTTAGAGCGCACCTAAAACAGCTTAAATCGAATGTTCTGACTGATCATCGGAACATTTACAAGAAATGTACAATGTGTATGAAATAATCTGTCTGGACAGGGGTTCGACTCCCCTCACGTCCACTGGGCATCCTCTACGCTATTGTGTAGATTCCATTTGAACAACCTAGGCATGTTGTAAAACTGCCTACACGGGCGTGTTTGGTTTTGACAGACAGAGGAGATAAATACATTAAGCACTATACTATAAATTAAACGACAATGTAAATAACATTGTAGACTATACTAACGTAGCGTAAGTTTAGTCTAGGTGTTTCCTACCAAAGTGGAGAGAAGAAGAAGTTGGTTCTTTGGGCTACACACCCGAGGATTAGGGTTCGACTCCCTAGCTTCTTCCTATTAGTTATGACAAAGGGATATAAAGCGATGATAAAGGACAGGTGTCCTCATGTCGTCAACCTCGCATTTAAATGGTGTACAGAATTTGGCAGATTATCTAATATAGGTAAGAAGCCACATGAAAGAATTAAGTATGCTGTAAAAACGCGATGGATAGACCGTGTATACCAAGAAAATGTAGCAATCTATAACACTGGAAGAGGAATACCTCGAACAGATGAAAAGGATGCATCATTAAGAAAAGCTCTTGGAATACATGAGGGGTCGCAAAATTTTAATTTTGCAGACTCTATAAATTTGGATGGCATCAACAAAGTATTCAACTCTGGAGAACGAGCATTTTGGATCTGGGTTAATAGCTGGGTAGTATGGTTTCAAGAGAACTATAAGTACCTAGAAAACTATTATAACATATCATGTAAGTGTGGCAATATGGCTTTATTTGATAAAGCATTGTCAGAAAAAGCTAGTTTTCTAGATGAGTATTTTGAAGATTTCTCTAAGTTTATTAAGAAAACATTTAATTAAACAAAATAAAAAATGGAGTATTTCCCTAAAATGCTAATTTACAGAGCTAGTCTGTTAGGCTGCAAAGAAGAATGTATAGAAAATGTGATTAACTGGTTTCATAACCGCCTTAAAAAGGGCTTTACTTATGAAGCGCACATATTCTGTGCAGGAGACAGCCTAGACGAAGATTGTATATACGAATACTGTTGTAATGAGCAGTTACGTAGAGTTGGTGATTGGATTATGAAAACGATAGTCCTAAATAACCCTATGAAGTTCAAAACACTTACGACTCGTATGCGTATTGGTTCAGGACTACTTGAAAAAGTAGAAATGAAAACGGGAGGAAAGGATTTGAAAATAATCCTTTTTAACAATTTCGTCAACAACGTTTGGTCGCTATACCGTCAGAAGATGGTGTACGATCTTCCGTTTTATCAGGAGTAGGGTGAGAGAAATCTCCCCTACCCCACAATATGGAGTATCAGCGTATCACTCAATCTGAGATTGAGACCATAAAAGAAGCTCAAAAGGGAAATGAGCTAGCGTTTAATAAATTGTTTAACCGTTACAAAGAGTTCGTTGACAACGTGCTCTTTTGTTACGTGAATGACATGGATGAAGCTAAAGATCTTACAAATGTTGTATTTATTAAGGTTCACCAAAAACTCTCGACATTCACAGATTATTCGTCTTTTGGCGGATGGCTGAGAATTATAGCTAATCGAACAGCTATAGATTATCTACGAAAAGTAAAGGAAAAATCCATGGAGTTAGGAGAAGATGCAGGCCGACTACCTGTCGAATTAACTAATTCTTCAGAAGAAGAAGATCTTGTCAACCTTCTTGAGTATGAATCTCTTCTAAAGGAGTTTGAAAAGCTCCCAAAGAAGACACAGAAGATTTTTAATCTATTTTACGTAGAAGATCTTACCGTTGATGAAATTAGCAAAGTGCTGAAAATTCCTACAGGCACTATAAAAGCTGCACTAAGCCGCACTCGTAGGAAAATTAAAAATAACTTAAAAGTTTAACAAAAATGACTTCACTTTTATTATTGATTCTCTCGATTTTTGTAGCTCTTGGTTTCGCAAGATACAATAAGAGCAACAAGTTGTTCTGGATCATTCTCGTAAGTCTCTTGCTCGGTTTTACCGGTAAGAGTATGGTCAACTATGCCTTTGTTGACCATAAAAGTGAAGCCAGTACAGTTAAATCTTCTGCAAATCCCATGCTGGCACCGACGTGCTCATTTCAGGCTTTGGAACCCTCAGAGGGCGCTGGTACATGTGCTGAGCCAAAACCAGCAGGTAAGGATACAATTGTAGTAGATACTGTTACTGTGCTTAACTTGGGTGAAGACGAGCATATTAACGTGCTCACTAAACCTCCACGAGATTGGTTAAAAACGAACTTTATATTCGACACAAGTTGAATTTAAGCTAGTTGCCCAGAAAGTATTAATTAATTTTAGTAAATAACATTTAAAAACATTATCAAAATGGCAAAAAAGAATGGAAAGGGCAATGTAAAAGTTGCTCAGAATAACAATAATGGTGGTAACAATACAGATGCAGCTGTTGAGGCTGCAGCTATGCTCACAACAACAGGTGGGTCAAGCATGGATCGTAATCACCAGGTAGATTTGTTGAAGATGGCTCACGATCGTTTCTTCTTGGATGAGAAAGCTGCTGAACACACTGGCTTCCCGCAGGGAACTATCGACAAACTCAACCATATTAATGCCCTCGGCATCGCAGTGTGCGTATGTAATGAGGTCAAGTATGGCACCAGCGATTTCGCTGTTGTAATCCGTAAGTCTGCACTCCCAGAGCTTACTGAAGCTTTGAAGGAGATTGGTGTAAGCTTTGATGGCACAAAGCTCTTGCCTTCAAAAGACGATGCTGAAGCAATTGAAGTTACAGCTTCAGCTGTAACAGTATCAGAAGAGACAGCAAAGAGTCTTGACAAGGATGCTAAGGCTCGTGCTGCAACAGCAGGTAAGGTTTTTGATCCTACAAAGATCAAGGACGAAGAAGAGCTCAAGGAAGCTTTGTCTGGATTCTTGGCTATGAACCGTGATTCTAAGCTGATGGATAGCATCATGCAGTGTGTGAACTTCTATAAGTCATATCGCTCTATTGAAGCTAAGCATGCTATCGATTCTGCTGAGAAGACGCTCAAGAACACAAAAGACAAGAAGTACAAAGAGAACGCTGAAAAGGCTCTTGCTTCTGCAAAGAATGACCTTGAGCGCCTCAAGAACATGAACTTCCATGATACGTTTCGCAAGATTGTTGAGCTTACGGGTCGTGTCGGAACGCTTACTTATGGAATTGGTGCTCACTTCTTCAATGTTACCGCTACGTCAGGATCTCCTGTATCTGCGTTCTGTGAGCTTCGCGACCATTCTACTGACAAGAACACAGGCGCATGCAAGTATACCGATGATCAGATTGCAGACGCTGTAAAGTGCCTCGTAATCATTGGTGCAGACGATGTTCGCTCAAAGGGTAAGACCTTGCTCGAGGCAGAGAACAAGCTGCCAGAAAAGGATCGTGTCAAGGAACACATTGATGCCGCTAACAAGAACATCGCATTCGCCGATAAGGCTACTGCAGCGGTTCTTGCGGCTCCAGGCGAGTTCGTTGAAAACTTGAAGAAGAACTTCTTGGAGGGTAACAACTTTGCAAAGAAGACTGTTATCGCCATTAAGCGTGCATATTATCGTGACGTTAGTCCAGAGATGATGGCTAAGGTTAAGTCTGACTCAATGCTTGATAACGCTACGCAGCACGCTGGTATCATCTCTAACCTGTTCCGTAATCCTTCTGATCCGCTCGTAGGTTATGCCAAGGAGAATATCATCGACTTGGAATTCAAGACCGATAAGGAGATCAAGGCTGAGGAAGAGGCTGTTGCCAAAGCTGCTAAGGAAGCAGCTGATAAGAAGGCAAATGAGGATAAGAAAAAGGAAGCCAAAGGTAAGGCCAAGGCTCAAGTAAAAAAATAATACGGCCAATTAAGAGAACTGGTTCACAACTAGTTGGCCGCATTAAAAGAGCCTTTGACATACAATGGCAAAGTGAACACAAATAATTTAACTATCAAAGTATGAAAAAATTAGTGATCACGTTGTTAGGAGCAGCATTCCTTACTATCGGCATGAATATTGCCGATCTTAAGAATGTTCCCCTTCCAACGACAGTGCAGACAGTAGCAGCATCTACTGTACAGCAACCAATGGACCATTTGTTTGGTCAAGTGAATCGTGCTAATCCTGATACAGTGCATGATACCGTTAGGGTAGAAAAGCCTGTACCTTGTAACCATAAACAGTTACCTGCAAAGGTAATTGTTAAACGCACCGTAATTAAGAAGACAGATACGTCGTATGTACCACTTCTATATATTATGGAACCTGGAGAAAAGGTCGACTCCACTAATCACAACTCTACCATTCGTAAGGGAGAGCTCAATGATTATATTCAAATCGCCTCCAATGTGCATAAGTAAACACAAGAACACTATGCACTATAATTGGGTAAGTACATATGGTAGATCCCATTAGTCTACGTACTATTCTGGAACATCCCTCGCGAAGGAGCTAGAAGAAAAACTCAATAAATTAAACTTGATCCGAGAATATGTTAACTCTGTCTTGCAGAGCGAGATCACTCAAAAGGTAGGATGAAATGTATCAAACATTGAAACAGTTTGATATAGGTAGGAGAAGCGTTGTATCAGCTCCTATAGATTATACAGCTGGACTTGTGAGAACCGTCTGGAGACAAGCTGGATGAGGCTGTATAATCTAAAAACGCATAAGTCCCAAGAAGGGCATAATGAACCGTATCGTAATTATATGTGATAATACTAAGCATATACAAACGTTACACGAGATGAACTATATTGGTCCCCAGTAGGTGAACAGAATTGCATACATGGTATGGTGCATGGTGCTGGAAGAACCGAGGATATCCCAAACAATATAGAAGTATTATTAAGCCGTAGGTAGTGTTTCTAGTGTCCAAATCTAGTATAAAGGCCGAAAAAATTATCTAAGACGCAATATCGTGAGGATAATACTCACGGGACGTATGGTGAATACGTTGGCATATAGTCCTTGACGTTCGATTCGTCACAACTCCATTGAAGGGGTGCCGGGGATGAGGTGTAAGACGTCTGAGCTCATGGTAGACCGCCAGGCTTTTCTTGTTTATGCGGTATATAAAAGTAAAACAAGCGCAAGGGTTGGGCAGCCCCTTAATCGAAGCTCTACGGGAGTATCGTACGCGGGTGAAGATCGCGGTGAAAATCTATTCCAGTTGTATTATTAGGATGTTAGGCAATCCGAACTTACAGCCAATTTCCATGAAAATTAAATCGTTCATGAGACTATGATCGATGACTCCGTTACAGTCAAAGAAAATTGATGGAGAGCTATCCTAGAATAAGAAATAGCAAAGCAGGTAGAAAGTTGATTCGAGATATGTCCATCCAGGACCATTTGACCTCCACTTTCATCCAAAACGATCTAGACTAATAGTTTATTTGCACCATGATATACAATATTACATAGTCTCTACAGAGTAGTAAGCTGGTATATTATGTATGCGTATGTTGTATGCAAAAGATATAAATTATGAAAACCTAGAAAGTTTAAAAGATAACATGTTTAACAAAAATTGATGTCCCTTCATAGAGTTAATCTTACGTTGTAAGTAAGGGCTTGAGGTGAAGAAATCGAGTGCCAACCGATATGCCAACCATGCTAAAGTATACTGCGCAACAGTATATGTAAACATAAAGGTTCGAAGCAATACAGGAAATTGATGGGCAGCTTATATCTATGTTGTAAAACGACTGTGTATATTATATGTGTATACTGTCTCTATACATGTATATTACGTTATAAGTGGGTGACAAGATGAAATGTATGGGTTGAATTCCCAATATTCGTGCACTATAAATAGGAGGTAGTAATACCGGTACAGAAAAATTGCAAACATCAGCAAAGATGTAAAAAGCCGTAAAGTCTGTGATGGGTTTGATCCTGAGACATTCCGATAACCAACCGCTGGGTACATGCCATAAGCCGAGTACCGCAGTAAGGAGCCATTTCGATAAGTTAGGCGCTTTTAAAACTTATTAGCCGAGGAAATCTGCGTTTAATCGACAACCTGTAGGAAGATCTTGTAAGTATAGTAAGGGAAATACGACCGAGATTCTACATATTTTCGTGGGTTATAGAAAATTCTAAGATTCTATGAGTGTTAGTTGCTATGCAAAATTTCACCAACGAAAATTAGAATAGTTAAGTTAGAAAAAAACGTGAACAAAATAGCAGAAAACAGTTCAGCATTTGATTATGCAAAGGAAGCATTCAAAGCTTTAGACGATGGGCCTGGATAAACCAGTAAATGCTAATTGCATCATACGTATGCAATTCCTGCTGCAAGCCTATTATCCTATTGTCGTAATAGAGAAAGTGCAGCTAAGTCTAGATAAAGCGTCTACAATAGTAGAACTTCCTTTAGAAAACTAAGTACGCAAAGTAGTAACCGAGTATCTTCGTATCAGCGTTGCTTTATTCAATAAACAACGGCAAAGGTGTAGCCAAAATACACCATATTTTTCAATCATATCGTTAGTTAATCAATAACGATATCAAAAAGGATATGATTATGTCAGAAATTAATGTAAACATCGTGGAAACAACTATTAAGTCAAATCGTACCCCACTGAGCATGCTCGGTGCAAAAATGTTTGGTCAGGACGTATTTACTCCTCAGACCCGTTTATTCAACCCAGACCATGACAAGGTTTTGGAGCAGGCTAAGCAGAGCTCCAATGTAAATCTTGTACTCAATCGTTCGCCTCGTCGCTTCTCGATCGGCTATATCACGATTGAGTCCATGGCAACAAAACAGAATGCAATCGGCGATGTCGTTTGCCGTCTTAATGAGGGCACCGACAATCAGATTGATATTCCTCTCGGTGAGAACAGCACCAAGTTTGGTGAGACCACTGAAGAGGCTGTCCAGAACGCTCTTAAGGACAAGAACTCTAAGGCCGTGTTCTCAGATCCTAAAGATTTGAGTGTCATTCTTAATGACCTTAACCGTGGAGAGATTGCTCGTCTTGACGCAATGATCGAACAATTGCAGAAGGCTAAAGCACAGTGTGTGTCTGCAATTTCAGCAAATGAGAAGATCGTTGCTGACTATGAGCGTCAGAAGACAGAGTCAAAACCAGCTGATAAGATCGCGTAGAATTCATGGAGGCTGTTTTAACTGAGAAGAGCGTTAAGCTTATTGCAGTAATGCTCTCAGAACCGAAGATTAAGGCAGCCGTTTATGAAAAGTTGGACCATACAGAGAAGTACAAAATCTATACCATTAACGATGATGGTAGTATTACTCTTGGTTCAACTAAGTTCCACTTTTGGAATAAGATAATCGGCTGCGAGCAAACCTTACCATTTGAGAGTTTCGCTCTCAAGGTATGGGATGCACTAGTGAGTCTTTCCACAGGGCTTAACCAAAAAGCCATTATGGAAGGACTATCACAAGAAATTGTGATGAAAGGAGTTAAAGACAAAAACTTTAACTGGGTCGTAGAACGACTGTATGATGTTGCGACAAAAGTATGTCAGAATTCTAGCATTGCTGATGGCGTAGGAGCGGACCCTGCGGGGTCCCGGGTGTCAGGGCCAAGGCTTAACGCTCAGCAAGAGTTTCCTGATAAAATTGTTATCAATATCAACGGACGTAAAGAAGTTTTGCAGGTTAAAGACTGCATCGGTAAACCAATGATTGAGTTGGAGTACGGAATTGTAAACGCTAAACGAGTAATGCCATAAACAGAAACATTCCTGAGGGAATGGTGTATGAACTGCGAGCAGAAGAGTACACATTCATGCATGGTATTATCGTTATTGTTTATAACGAAATGCAAAGACGATATTATTAGTTTATATTAAAAGGCATCCTTAAACATTCTCTGCGGAGAATAGGTAATCCGCCCTGCGGGGCAGGATTGCCAATGGGTGTCTTTTATTCTTTATTACAGTTATATGTAATATAGGAACTAGGTAAATGGCTGATTCAAGTAAATTGTTTAATTTTAATCAAACTATATGAATAAGAAATCAATTAAATTGAACTCAGCAAACATCATCACAATTCGTAAGAATATTGATATTACTATCAATAAGTATTGGCGAATTATTCGAGCAGAGAACCTCATGTCTAAAAAGGCAATTGCAGCAAAGCAGGGTTCTGGCTTAGATCTCAAGAGCTTGTATAACCAGATTGTGCAGCTTAGTGAGAAGCGTATTATGATTAAGGGTATTTTGGTAGCTCTTAATACAGGTACAACTACATTCTCTTACGAGGATTTTAAGAAGACAAATAACTATAGTATTTTCGCAGCATGCGAGGCAAAGGAGGCAATAGCACAACTTAAGATGATCAAGACACTTGATCCATCAACTAAGGCAAAGAAGGGATTGAAGGCTATGCCTAAGCGTGAGATATTCTCATCAGCTAAGATTGCTCAGCTTATCCATGATCAGCAACTACTAGCAAATAAGTTTGACGCTAATCTCGAGAAGTTTAACAATGAGACTTCTATTGAGATTAAAGATACTATTGCAGATAAGTTCGAGATGGATCTGACAGTTTAAATACTATAGGTTCGAGACAAATATAAGGGTCGCCGAAAGGAGTAAGATCGAGGCTTACACGAACCACAATAAGGAATCCCTTGCCCTAAAAATAACATTATTAACACATTAAATTATCAAAATTATGTCAAAGAAGAATAACAAGAAGAACCTCAAGAAGGTTCAGGCTAAGATAGGAACTACACCAGTTAAGGCTGAGGCAGCTAAGAAGGAAGAGTCTAAGGCTGCTATAAAGAATGCAGAAATTGCTGCAGCAAAAGACGATGCTAAGGCAAAGAAGAAGGCTGAAAAGAAAGCTCACGAGGAGGCTAAATATGCTGCCTCTAAAGCTCGCATAGAGGCCCGTAAGGCGCGCAAAAAGAGCATCATGGATAAACTGATCGACTCCAAGAAGGAAAAGGCTTCAGAGCCTGTTAAAATCACTCTGGAAGACCGCCTGAAGAATCAGGAAGAGCGTCGTAATGTCGCCATGGCTCGTCATATCGCATCAATTACCCGTCGGTGCAAGCGTATGCATCTCAATGATGCCGACACCAAGAAGGTGATAGACATCGCAAAGAAGCAGTGGGACAACGCCACTGTATACAATATTACAGTTGTATGTGATTCTATTCTGAAAAAGAAGAAGGAGCTCGGGAAGTTGGTAAAGGATTGCGGCATTAAATCTGCATGTATTACTAACTCTACAGCATTCTTTAAGAATGTGCCAGCAAGTGTGGTAGCAAAACTGCGTGATCTTGTAGGTAATGCTACATTCTATCAGTATCGTTCTGATGATAAGTCTCCATTCGAGGAGGCTGGCATAGATATGTCAGGCAATCACAACAAGCATAAGAAGGGAGGTGATCCTCATACTATCGAGTGCTCAAAGAACGCTAGTGTGAACTTCTACAATCTCCGTAAAGCTAAGAAGAAGGCTAAGGAGATGCTCGAGAAGAACACGTATAACTTCCGTCACGGCTCTAAGGCTGAAGGACGTAAGCTTCGTCGTGGGCTCAAAGTTAAGGCTAAAGCCGTAAACAAAAAGCCTACACAGGTGAAAGAAGTTAAACAAAAGTCAGTTAAACAAGCAGCTTAATCATAGGAGGCAACGTTATGAATACCCAGAATAATCAATATTTGGACGATTATGTTAAAAAATATCGTGACATCAAAGAGAAGTGGCTTAAAGACTTTAACAAGTCTCACGGAACTACTTCTAAGTTCTGTAAAGAACATTGTATCCATGGTCTTTCCCGGAAGAAACCTTGGTTCATACTGCTCAAGCGTTATTCGATCAAAATTGAATCTAGCAGAAAGGTTACGAAGCTTAACCATACCGAGCTCATGGAAGGGTATGTTCAACACAAGTTGCAGAAATGGGAGCGAAAGCACCCGTGCCCGGTTAAGAAAGACGACTTGTTCTACGAGCAGCAGTTCCCAGTTTGGGAAGCAGAAAAGAATGCTGCAGAAGAACATATTAGAGACTTAGTTGTCGCTAAATATGACAAATTACAACTTGTGGGACGATTCCAGCATTCGGACGACAAGTTTACTGAGCAGGAAGTTGCTCAGATAAAAGACAATGGCGAAACTGCTAAGTATGGAGGTGTAAACAAACTTCCGGAACACAGTAAAGTCATGAAGATGGCTCATAAGGAGACAAATAAGGTAAAAGCAAAACGAGGTAATCTTGTTTGTACAAACCTTAAAGACCATCGAAAGAAGACGGGACGACTCCTGTTACCAGGCACAAATAAGATGCGAATGGCAGCTTAAGGCGTAACTTCTTCAAAACCGACCAGGACACCACTGGTCACCCTAGTGTGCTCCGAAAGGATATGACTGCGAGGTGCAAACCCTCACTAGGGAACTATGATAGTAAAGGAAAGACCAGTAGTTCTATATGACATAGAAGTTTTTCCAAACTGTTTTCATTGTACTTGTAAAGATTCAGAGAGTCATAAACTATATAAATTCGAGATATCCTGTCGTAAAAATCAACTAGAAGAACTAGTTGACTTCTTCTACACAAACAGAACTGATCATATAATGTGCGGCTACAACAATAAGCATTATGATGACATAATCATAAGTTACATTATACATTTCTGTAGTAGAATGAAGCGACTAGGATACTCGAGAATTTGTAGTTCTCTCTACTATCTTAGTAAAGAAATAATAAGTTCGGAAAAAACAGGAAATATTGATAAGATTAAAGTGTACAAGTATTCAAACTACTTCTATTCATTTGATCTTATGTTGATGCTCTATAGTGCCAAACAGCAAAAAAGCTTAAAAGAAATAGAAATACTCTTACATATGCCAAATGTACAAGAGTATGAAGGAAGCTTTGATCTGCAGATCCAAGAATGTGATATTGACGCTATGATAGAGTATAATGTGAACGACGTAGAAGCTACTGAGACTTTGCTTAATAAAGTAAAAGAAGATGTAGAACTACGTATTGAAGTGGAAAAAGAATGGGGGTTTGATGCACTGTCGATGAGTGGTGTACGATTTGGAGAAGAAGTACTCTTGCGAAAGACTTTAGACATTACCAACACAACAAAAGACGAGCTAAAAACTCGTGTTCGAAAAGTCGGAAACATTCGCCTAGGTGACATCATACTCCCATTTATACAATATTCTAATCCAAAGTTGAAAGAAGTCTTATTGGATGTAAAAAATGCTACTTGCAATGCAAGTAAGTCTGATAAGAAACAAGAAAACTATGAGAAGAAGTTTGTTCTCTCAAACATTTGCTACTCTATAGGTGAAGGTGGTATACACACCATAAACGAACCTAGAGTCTACAAACCTACAGCTGAACAGTTTATAGGACACTCCGACGTTACGTCTATGTATCCTTCGTTAGCCATTATAAACAATTGGCTTCCGGTTCACTTAGGAGAAGATTTTTGGAATGTGTACAGCGCTCTATACAAGGAGCGCTTGGCTGCCAAACGTAATGGAGAGTTATTAAAGTCTAAGGCATTTAAACAGGCTCTTAATGCTCTTACAGGAAAGATGCAACAAGAAAGTAGCTGGGCTTATGATCCACTTAACGTATACAAGATACGTATAAATGGGCAACTTATACTACTTATGTTAGTGGATAGGCTTCTAGAATTGAATTGTAAGATTGTACAAGTCAATACAGATGGTGTCGTCTACATTGCCGACAAATCCGCCCGCTTCGCAATAGCCGATGCAATTAAGGAAGTTGAGCAATTAACCCAGTTAACATTCGAATCCGATGATTACGAGTCGTTTTATCAGTACGACGTGAACAATTACTTTGGTGTTCGCAAAGGATATTCCCAATCTGGAGATCCAAGACTGATAGAAAAGAAAGGCAAGTTTATCACAGAAATTGGTCTTAACAACAGCATGACACCAGTTGTTATCTCCAAAGCTGTGATAAACTATTTTTTGAACAATGAACCGATAGACAAGTTTATTAAGAAGGATAGAGATGTCCGTGATTTCTTGATGTCACAAAGCGTAAACAAGGAATCAAAAGTTGAATATGGAGGAAAACAGATTCAACGTATTAATAGATATTACGCGTCAAGCAGTGGCTATTATCTTATGAGAATTAAGGACAAAATGTACGAAAATCGTTCTGAAACAAAAATAACAGAATATGGAGTACGAATTCTTAACAAGATAGATGCCACACCAATAGAGAAACGTCATCTGGATTACCAATACTACATTAGCAAAGCAAAAAAGATAGCTAGTGAGTTTGTTAATCGCCAGTTGACAATATTCGATGATTAATCGTTTATCAACGTATATAAGATGATTATTGAACTAAACACAAAACTCCTGGACATTCCAGGACTAAATTCAAATCAATTAATATTCCTAAGTTTGGTATTGGATAAGAATCAAAAAACCTATAATCAAGACGTCCGCAAAATTGTCAGCCTAGTTAGCGACGAAGAAATATCAAACTTAATTTCTCAGGGACTTATTACCTCGATCGAGAGAGGTAAGTCAATTACATATCATGCAACAGATACGCTTAAGGATATAGTTCGACCTAAACAGGACTATTTCGATCTGTTTTATGAAATGTACCCAATATACGTTCTACGACCAGATGGCACCAAAAACTATCTGAGAGCCAACGTTAACAAGTGTAGACATTTATTTAATGTTTATGTAGGTCAAAGCGAAGCTATGGCTCAACATCTTATTCAGTGTCTCGACTTCGAAATGAAGAAAAAGACTAACGAGGGTAAACTAAGTTATATGAAGACGATGTGGAGATGGCTCGTAGACCATCAATGGGAAGAATCTGAGGAAGAAATGCAAGACAACTCTAAAATTGAGGAATCGACTTATGGAACAGAACTTATCTAATCTTATAAGACCAATGTCAGTTGTAGCCCAAGAGGCAATAAACTACATATCTGGTCGTAGAGATCACTCTATAACATCTCTAAAGACTAGATGGACTAAGTTTAATAAGCAGTGTATGGGAGGTATTGAACCTAATACCGTTTATACCATAGCTGGTATTTCAGGAAGTGGTAAGAGCTCATTCGCAAATGAGATCTCAACTGATATTGTTGATTTGAATCCTGGTGAAGAAATAGTAATTCTGATTTTCTCGTTAGAGATGGTTGGATTTAGGCAAGTTGGAAGAACGCTTTCTAGTAAGCTTAGGAAAACGACTTCGACTTTGTATAGTTCGGAAACGGACCTAGATGACGATACCTTCAGAAAAGTCATCTCAGTATCTAATCAACTAAAGGAGTATCCTATATGGTTTGTAGATAACCCTACAACTCCCAAAGAAGCAGAAGATATTATTAAGTATTTCTATAATACATACATAAAGGGTACCGATAAACATTTTGTGATAATGTACGACCATGCTCTATTGACGAAGCCGATAGGCAGCGTTATAGAAACCATGCAGGAACTCGAAAGAGTTTTCATAAGTGCTAAAAAGTACCCTATGACATCAGTGTTACAACTAGCACAGATGAATAGAAATATTGAATCACCAGAAAGAATAAACAATTCTTTGTCGCATTATCCTATGAGAAGCGACATTTCATCTGCTGATGCTTTATTTCAAGCTAGCGATTATGTTATAGTTATTCATAGGCCTGAAATTCTTGGAATACAAGAATACGGCCCGAGCCATTTACCTACTCAGAACAAGGTGTATCTACACATCTTGAAGAATCGAGACGCAGGAAAGCCCTGCATACTTGAATTCCAGAATGACTTAGCGTATAACAACTTGATAGAAAGTTAAGCAATTAAAATTTAGGCTGAATTATGACAACATACGATATTAAGTTTACTGACAACAACATTAAGAACACTAACAATGGTAACATTTATTCTCAGATTCTCGACGATATTATTCTTTCTACTGTAAAGAAGAACAACTCTTATTTGTTTAACACAAAGAAGGAGGATGACGATCTGATTGATGCCATGTTCGACGAGTTGGATCATACTTATATCTACAAGCCTCTGAAGGGCGACACTTTGTTCGCAAAGGCTTGTGATATTCTTGCTAACTATGGCAAGAAGAAGAGTATTATGAAGGGTATTAAGTTCGGTAAGATTTACCGTCTTGAGAATGGTCTCCCTGTCATTTTCTACAATGATGAGATTCAGATTGGTACCGACATTTATAGTTACTCTGATTTTAGTGATTACAACTTCATCTCTTCACTTAGTCCAGAGATTAAGAAGACAATCATTAATATTAACATTAAGCTTTAATTAAAACTTTTAGTATCATTGTATCATGAGTTTAACATTACCTACTAGTAAAATTCCTGCAGTTTCTGAAAATCCTAGATATCTTATACTCTATGGTCTTCCAAAGGCTGGTAAGACATCTTGTCTTGCACAGCTGGATAATAACCTTATCATAGACCTTGAGGGAGGCTCTGTCTTCGTTGATGCGATGGCCATCCAGTGTCGTACGATCAACGATTTAGGAGAAGCAGCAAGTGCCATTCGTGCCAAGAATAAAGAAGTAGGTCATAATTTCTATAAGCATATCACTATCGATAATGCTACACGACTTGAGGATATTTGTATGAGCTATGCTTGTACACTCTATCGACAAACTCCAATGGGTAAGAAGTGGGACGGCACAGACGTAACCACATTACCTAACGGTGCTGGATATAAGTATCTTAGAGACGCAGTAAAGAAGGTAGTTGATATGTTCCGAGATTTGTGTGACGAATTTATTCTTGTAGGTCACGTTAAAGACACCGTAACTGAAAAGGATGGTGTTGAAGTTTCTGCAAAAGAGCTCGACTTAGTTGGTAAGCTGAGTAAAATCGTGTGTGGATTAGCCGATGCGGTTGGTTATGTATATCGCAAAGGAAATGAAACGCATATATCCTTTAAAGGTGGTACATCTGATACCATCATGGAGGCTCGTGCAAGACACATAGCCGGAAAGGATATCGTTATTGCAGAAGGTAATGAAGATGGGACACTTACAACGCATTGGGATAGAATATTTAAGTAAATTGATATATCGATCTATTCGATCAGTAGCATACTATGCTGAGAATAAACTTGATATGTTAGCATTACGTATATTAAAATAATAGAGATTATGTTTAGTACAAAGACAGCCGCAATTAGCAACGAAGAATTTAGTAATAGTAGTTATATGCCAGTAGGCATCAATCAGAATGTCACTCTTAAAGAGGTAAACTGCAACAAGTCTCCTCAGGGTCTCGATTTCCTCGAGATCGTATTTGAGAATGAGGATGGTCAGACAGCTACTATGACAGAGTGGAAGAATACAAAGGGAATGTATATTAAGACAGACGAAGACTTGCAGAAGCGTGATAATGCTAAGTTTGGACGAGTTTGTCAGATTCTTGATTGTTTCTACCCACAGAGACCAGATGCAGAGCTTTCTACATTCAAGGAGATGATTGACTGGACAAAGCAGATGCTTGACCCTATGATTGCTACCAAGAAAAAGCTCCGTTTGAAGGTTATCTATGACAAGAAGGGCTATACTCAAGTAAGTAAGCTCGGAATCTTCGTTGAAGACATGTCTAATACAGATTCGCAGATTAAGCTCTTTAAGAACGATCTTATGGAGCGACCAGTTGTTGCAGATAAGGAGAACAACGATCCGCTTAACATGCCACCAACCGTTACTCCGGAAACTGCGAATGCAGAAGGCGCATCAGATCTTCCCTTTTAAGGGGTTTACGCCTGAAGAAATAAAAATACTACTTGATTGTATGAAATCCGGTAAATGGTTCTTATACTGTTTACATAGCAGGAGTGCCAAACTATACAACAAGTGGATACACCCCAGGGAGGTAATACTGCCATGAAAGGGTGTTGGTGGAGCTAGGTAATTCAGTTACCCTTTGGAGGTGAAATGCCTCCAATAAGGCTCGCAGGGTGTCGTGAGACACAAGCATGGACGTATGCGAAAACAGATCCAAATCGACGTTTTAATCATGTTTTGTTATATAGACAAAAAGTCCAGTAGGGTTCGAATCCCTACAAAGCCACAACATTTCTGATGATAAGAAGAGCTACAGCTTGTGAAAGTAATAGCTCTGTCCGCCTGTGAAGGCCGATATTATCTATGATGCACAGTTTACCTGGCATCAGATTTCATACGCGTGTACGCTACGTAAGTGCGGGTTTGAATAACCTAAAGTCCGAGCTTAGCATCTCCGTAAACTGCTATACGTCCGTCAACGTAGACCTGAGCATGTCATTAAACTGCTCATTTTTATAAGGGCGTGATGAAGGAAAGATCTAATATAGAAATATATAGCCACAGTTCGAGGCTGTGGGCGCCCACTAACTTATAAATTATGTATAGTACTAGAACAGCGATTACTATGTCCTTGAAAGATATCTTGGACAAAGTAAATGATTTAGACATCTATACGTATTGTTTAGGACAATTTAAAGTTGGAAAACTTATGAATAGTCCTTTAAGGTCTGGAGATAAGAATCCTTCATTTGGAATATTTCATTCTAAAACAGGAGGGTTATTATGGAAAGATCTTGGAACTGGAGAATGCGGAAACTCTCTGAAGTTCCTAAAAGAATACAAAGGTATAACGACTAGAGAAGAGCTTGAACGAGAATTATTGAGAATCGTACGCAGAATAAATCCTAATACAATCGCAAGGACAAATACGTACGATAAACCGAAAGGAGATACCGATATCGGAATAGTTCGACAGCCGTTTACCAATGTAGACAAACAGTACTGGAAACAGTTCGGAATACATATTGATACACTAAAAAAGTTCAATGTGTTTAGCATTAAATACTTTCTTTGTAATAGTATCGTCCGAAGTATCTACAAAGAAAATAGTCCTATGTATGCATATAAAGTGTATGATAAGTTTAAGATTTATCGTCCACTTGCTTCCAAGTTTACTAAATGGCGTACCAATCTGACGAATCGGCACGTACAGGGATTATCCGAATTGCCTAAGGAAGGAGGCGACCTACTCATAATAACAAAATCACTGAAAGATGTGATGTGTTGCTACGAGATGGGTTTTAATGCAATAGCTGCTGCTAGCGAAACTGTGTTTATACCTGAAGACATACTCAGGTCTCTACGTTCCAAATGGAAACATATAGTTATACTGTATGATAGAGATCAAACCGGTATGCTTAAGGCTAGACAATATAGTAAGCAATACAAAATAGATGCTTTTTTCATTAATAAAAAATTTAAAGCCAAAGATCTATCAGATGCTGTTCGTGACAACGGATTTAGCACCATGAAAGACTGGTTAACAAAAACGTTACAGAAATATGATTGATGTAGTAATAGGATGCCTATTAGGTGTGCTGGGAGGTGCAGTAATGTCTCCTCTATTGCATAAATGGCTTACAAAGAAGCTGACTAAGAAAATTCGTCTCGACAAAGGTGGATTTATGCGTATTTATCTTCCAAATAAATTGCAGATGACTATCTGGGATAGTTATAGTGATGATGGATGTATATGCGTATGTGTTCATCGTGGAGGTGAACAAAAAGAAACTGATGGCGAAATTGTCTATTTTAATAGAACTTCTGTATCCAAAATAAGGGGAAAGAATTTTTATTATGATAGGCAAGAAATCTAAAAAGAAATCCAAAGGCAGAGTACGGAATGCGACGAAAGTCGATAAGTATGGTCTCCATTTTAGGAGTAAACTCGAATGCTATACTTATGAAGCTTTTATGAAAGCTGGAATACCAGTTAAATATGAGCCAAAGCATTTCGTATTACTGGATAAATTCGAGTATTTAGGTGAAAAAATAAGACCTCTAACATACCTACCTGACTTCATTGGAAATGGGTTTGTAGTAGAATGCAAAGGTCTTATGGGAGATTCATTCCCTCTTAGATGGAAATTGTTTAAGCATTATCTTAAGCGACATCGAAGTAAAATGAAATGTTATCTCGTACGTAACCATGAACAGGTAGACGAGATGATAGAAGAGATAAAAACCAATATTTGAGTATTATAATATCAGTAAATATGGAAAAGAAATTTTTGAAAGTAGGTAATAATATAAACTTTAAGTTTAACACAGATGGTCTTGAGTATGATTTGATTCCAGGAACAGTTTACAATATTATTGTAGACCGTTATACTGACACCGTATCACTACAAGAGTCTGGTAAGTTACCTTTGCCTTCTAAGGTATATTGTACATCGCGTGATGAACGTTTCATAGACAAAGTTGTTAATAGTTATAACCTGTCTGAGAGCGGATTTACTGGTGTAATGCTTGCAGGATTGAAGGGATCAGGAAAGACCGTAATGGCTAAGATGATTGCCAATAAGAGCGGTCTTCCAATTGTGAACATAGACAAAAACATACGTCCACATATCCTTCGAAATATTGTAGAGATGCTCGGTGACACAAGTGTTTGCTTCTTGTTTGATGAGCTTGACAAAGTTCTTGCAGATTACGATGATTCTTTCTTATTACAGGTATTGGATGGTTCTGATACTAAGGGTAAGCATATGATTTTGTTTACATGTAATGATGACAGTGAGATATCAGAGTATCTGATAGACCGTTGTTCTCGTATTCGCTATTGGCGTAAGTTTGAAGAAATGTCTCCATCTCTTATAATGGAGGTATTAAATGATAAGCTTAATGATAAGAAGGAAGTTAAATCTTTAACAGACTTTATTAAGGATAACTTCGAGGTATGTAGTTTTGATAACATTGTTTCTTTCGTAAAGGAAGCTAACAATTATCCTACTACGACATTCGAAGAATTGTTTGAGGATATGAACCTTTCTTCAAAAGATACTATAAAACCTCATGCTCGTTCTTATAAAGAGAACAATCATAAGAACGTTAAGAACAAATTAGCTTCAGATGATTTCTGTTGTGATTATTGTTGTGCAGGATGCTAATGGTTACACCAAAGTACAAAATACCGGAATACGACATTCCATACTACGAAGATAATACACGCATTAGCAATAGTGCGATAGGCTGGTTCTTGAATAAAGGGCCGGCCTATTTTCGTAATATGTTGGATGGTAAAGAGAAAGGCTTAGATTTACCACAGTTACGTAAAGGAACCATGATACATGAGTTCCTGCTTCAACCAGATCAGTTCTGGAATGATTACGTTCTGTTCGATGGCGACAAGCCTAAAAGTGCGCAAGCACAAAAGTTCTGTGAAAACTTAATAAATACCGTTGAAATAGAGCTAAGTAAACAGCTCTCAGAAGCCTATCGCAAATCTTATAGTATAGTTGGCAAGAGCGAAGATAAAATCCTCTCAGAAGCGCTTAAAATAAGCGTAGAGTATAAGGATTATATCGAAGCCTTAAAAACGAACAAGATACTTATATCTGAATACGATTTAAAGCAACTTGATACTATTAAGAATAATGTGCAAGCTCACAAATTAGCATGCATATTGTTGCGAGAATCTGGAGAGTATGGCTTTACTCATATATATCATGAATTCCAAATAAATTGGGATTTTCATTTACCGTTTAAGTGCATTAAATGCAAATCTTTATTGGATAGTTGTACATTTGACTTTCAAAATAAAGTATGTACAATTATGGATATTAAGACTACAGCTAAATTATGGCATTTTGAAGACAGTATGAAAGAATTTGATTACTGTAGGCAATTGTGCTTTTATAAGGATGCTGTATATTGGTATCTTGCAAATGTACTAGGAATAACTGATGAATTTGATAAATGGAGATTCGAGTTTTATATTATTGCTATTGATACAACAGGCAGTAATGAAATAAGAGTTTTCAGATTGGATCCATCTCAGGTTTGTTCTAGAAACGACGTAATAAATGATACAATGACAGAAATAGCATGGCACATGGATAAAAATCTATGGGAACATGGTTATGAGTATTATGCTGGAGATGGTAGTGAAACTTTAAACCTATGAGTAAAATGAAAAACGAAACTTTGAATGTTGAAGTGTTAGAAAACACATTTAATGTTATGAATCTTGAGAATACATTTAATGTAGACGATTTTGAGAATTGTGCTACAGGTGAAGAATTAGAAGCAGCAATTTTGAATGTTTAATAAGGAGAAGTTTAAAAATAACTCTATATTTGTAGTTCCCTATATAATAACAAATAGAGAATTATTAACTACAAATGCTCTTTATTCTTCAGAAATAGTTACAGTAGGAGAAAAGAAGTATATACGACTTCTTTATAATCCTATTTCTGTTGCACAGCGTTATTGGATATACAAACAATCTGAGAGTGAATATTATTTTGACTCTAAGGTTGATGTAGAATCTAATAGTAAAGTTCTTCTTGAAGTTTTGTACGAAATACCGAAAGCAAAAAAGGCTGAAGTATCTTGTATAGAACAAGGTGGATTTGATATTCTAACAAAGCAGAATGTAGTTGATAACGCAATATACTGGGGATACTATTCCCAAGAAGTTTTGAATTAGTGGATAAATAAACCCCGGCCACTCGTGAGAGCAGTCGGGGTCTTTTTTATTTATTAAATTTATCTAAAGCCCAATTGTATAATGGGTCATCTGAAGATTTATTTTGAATGATTTGATTTTCGTAATAGCTTCTTTTACTCTTTGAGTCAAGGATTTGTTCATAAGCATGATGAAATGGTGTTGCTTTAAACATATCTCTTGAAGCTTTATTCCATTCAGTATCTGTAAATGGAATATTGTAATCAGAGTAAATACCTCGCTATATACTTGGATCATAATCGTTAAGGGAGCCACCTAGGAAAGTATCCAATAGCGATCCTCGAGGCATAATGGAATATAATGCGTATTCCGGAACGGATTTGGCAACGCTCTAAATAGCGTCTAAAGTACCAGTTTGGGCTGATACTGTCTTAAAGTTATTTAATGCATCGTCGAAACGATAAGGAGTAAATACCTCCCATTTTGTACGTACTGCAATATATGCAAGTAGCTACATTAATTTATTATCATCATCAGAATCTGCATATGCACATATTAAGGCAACAGCAGGGCAAACAACTAATTTATATAAAGCAATTTCAATTGCAAGACGTTTTAATTGCTGACGTCTAAATCTACATAATCTAGCCTGGCTTTCGGACGAATTATCGTACAAATATCTCTGTAATGACCTAGAATTTTTCGCTCTAGAGCCCAATAATGCACCAATTGCAGAACCTATAGCAACGCCAGCCATAGGACCTACAATAGGCAAGAATGAGCCTAATGCGGCACCTGCTGCAAGACCAGTTAAGATTGATTTCTTTCTGTTCACCTAGAAGTTCTAGAGGTTTATTTCATCAGAATATCCTTTAGACAACACATTAAGTAATTGTAATCCAGACCTAAATGAACCTCCTTTAAACTGCTGAGTAGAATTATCCCATACGGTATCTCCGAATCTCTCTTGAAGCATAAGAGGGAAATATTGTCTATGAACCAAAACTGCGGCACCTAATGCGTTTGTTGTGATAGCAGCCTTTTGTGATTCGGTAGCCATACCATCTGCATTTTCTGCATATCTCTCAATTCTAGAATGGAGTACGTCTTCTATCTATTTATACTATTTGTAATACTGTTTATCTACAGTAAGCTTACCATTCTCTTCTTTCATAATAGATAGTAAGCTCTTTCCTTTCTTCCACTCTTTAATCCGCTTTTTAGCCTCTTCTGGATTAAGGATATTATTCATTATAACGTCATCCTTGGTTGTAAACTCTCCATTGTAATATCTGTAAGACATTATAGTAGAAATAGCTATAGGTGCCTTAGCACAGAAGTCAAACATAGTAAGTCCACCGAATGCCCAGTTATGAGTTATGGCGTTTATAAAATTGTTTCTGTTTGAATCCTTCATCTTTCTCTCAAGCTAACTAGCTACATTAAAATGCTCCATTATAAGCATTAAGAGGTCTTTAGAGTTATGGTCTTCTATATATTTTGCGCCCATACCATTTTTAACTAAATGATGTAAAACAAATCTAGTGGCAGCGCAAGCGTCAGAAAAACTATATTTCTATCCAACTATAGAATTTACAATATGCGCCCATGTAGCGGTAGCAAAGCCAGTTCCAGCCACAGCTATATTACAGCCAAGGTTTACAAGTGTTGTAGCAGCTCGGAATAACTAAGCTACCTTACCCATATTAACCTCTCTACCGAATATATTGACCTACATTCTTGACGAGCGTATATTATATAGATTCATATCCAAGAATTTTCTAGCAGCCTTATATGTATTAGAAGACTTTCCGGTAACATTTCTAGTGGTTCTCTTAAGATTGCCTATACTACCAGTAATTGATACCTTTTCATGATTTCTATTCTCAATCATATCTACCATAGATTCACATGTGGCTTCTATCTACTTCTTATTCTTATACTTCTAAGACTAGTTGTAGTACTCTCCAAGTATACCTATTAAATCTGATGATAGCTATGATGCGTCCTTAAGTCTTCTAGTGTAGTACTATGGTATCATATTAAGCTGTCTACCATCTGGACGTTCTCCGCTTATTTCACTACCGAATGTAGGATCTTTTGAGTTAATAATATCTCCAAACTAATCCTGGTCAGACAATGCCTAGTCAATAAACTATCCGTATGTACCATCTTGTTCCCATCCTTTCTCTCCAATACCAACGGTATCTTTAAAATATTCTCTAAGAGCGCCTCCAGAAGAAGATGGATCTACATTACCAGTTTTAATAAAGTCCCAAGCCATTCTCCATTTACCACTATGTTTTTTAAGATATTTAAAGAACGAACCTGTTATCTATGGAAGAAGATAATTGTCTACATAATTTCTGTTTACCTATAACTCGTTAGACTCTTTAATTGTTTGATACGTCTTATCATAAAGAGCTTTAAGAGTCTTAGATTTTATAATCTTGTTATACTGCTCAGAATTGTCGTATAATTCCCTTTTTGGCACAAATGCCTATCCATAACTATCGTCGAAATCTTTATCAAGTAAATCGTTATTCTCATCAGAGTTAAGATAACCATCTCCTGGTAGAACCTCCATAAATCTGTCGTAGTAAGCCTATTTTGCTACAACTTTTCTAAACCAAGGTTTAGCCTACCATGATATTTCTCCATCTATATCCTCTACAAGTCTACCAGTATTTCTCTAAAATGTATCAAGATAACCTGGCTCGTCCTTGTCTCTAAGAGCTGCCAATCTGTGCATTTCTTTATATACATCAGTCAATGAAGATTTAGCATATTTTCTAAAAATTTTTGCACGATTTTTAGAAAGCTTTTTTAAATCTTTATCCTCTCTTACAGCTTGCTTTCTAATCTTAGCTAACTCTTTGTCTATTTCTTGTATTTTATTCTGTATGGACTTCTATAATTTAGAAGGGTTTATATCACCGGTATTGTAATCTCTGTATGTAGACAGTATATTGTACTTCTGTTGCTATAATTCTTCATATCTAGCTCCATGGTCGCTAACTCCGTCTACAATTATTGCGTATACAGGTTTCTCTGCTTCATTATCGATAGTTTCCCAAAGTAATGCTTTACCAGTCTCTTCGTTTACCTTGAGTCTAGTCTTACTGTTTCTTGAGTCCCATTTTCTAAGCTTATTGAAATCGAAGTTACCATCTTCACCTTTAGCCATTTCTTCAAGACCACCACACTCTTGAATAATTTTGTTTCTATCAGCCTGCCATCTCTTTGTATCTTTCTTAACTTTATCGGAAGAATTAAAGAGAGTTTCGTTCAGTTTCTAAAGCTCTTTTGCTATACGGTATTCTGGAGTTCCTTCTATCTTAAGCTCTCCGTTTATGTCATAATCAGAAGCTAACTATTTCTTTTGTATATACAGGCCTCTAAGTGTATTCCATTCAGAATCTGTAAGTCTATCAAAATGATAGTTTCCAAACTCGTCTTTACAGCTCTACTTTATGGCTTTAATCTATATCTGGATAGAATCACGTGCTCTCATAGTATCTGCAGAAAGATTTGCAAATGCTTCGTAGTATTCTTTCTTATATTTCCTATGACAGTTTTTGCTTAACCAATCATTTACTTCTTTACTCCATTTTACACCATCATCACCTTTTGGCTATTCCTTATTAGATGGGTCTAATCCGTATTTGAGATTAAGCTTTTCCATGAACTCCTATCTTTTTCTGAAAAATTTACCATAATTAAGGTCTCTTACCAAATAACCTGTAGTAAATCCGTTATCATCAACCTCATAAAGATCAAGAACACTTTCGCCAAACTTAAGCTATTCTTTAAGCTGCATAAGTTCTACGACTCTGTCATGGGTATCTCTATCAGCTTTATGAGTAGCCTTATCTATAAGATAAGCCATTGCTCTTAAAGATTCATCTTTAGCAGAATCCATAGAACCTACAGTAGTATAAAACCAGTTTGTATCGTATCCTATAGTCTTAAGGTGGTTGATATAATCTGCTATTGTAGGAGAATGAACATCGTTACCTATCTATGCAAACCTCTTCTTCATGTTATTAATGAGGATCTCAGACATAAGAGATGTAGCGTCTGCTGCTACAGCTTCAGAACTTTGTACAATCTAGATTATTCTTTGTATATCGTTAAGTGTAGCCCTATCCTATTGCGGTTTATCCTCAAGTTCTTTTATGAGTAAATCTATTACAGTAGGAGAATTAAGAGCGCTGTTAATCTCTGATAAAATCTTCTAATATGTACCAAAGTTATCATGTGCTAAGAACATATACTCAGCATCGCTTATAGTCATATTATCTTGTCTTATCTTGTGTATCTTTTTGGAATCAATAAGAATCTATGGTGCGATCTATTGAACAAGACTAGCTATTGAATAAAATGTGCCTCCAAGTCTATCTTTAAAAGACTGAACTTGAGATCTAAGTATCTCTATGTTCTCACTCTTATATTCTTCTTGAAGCTAAGATACTTTAATAGCAGCCTATCTTTTTGATAAGGCAGTAGCTATGTTATTACACATTTCTTCTATTCTCTTCTATGCTATTTCTTCTGAATCTCGTGTATTAAGACCGAGATCGTTATCATTAATTCTATCAACTCGCATAGAATTATTAACTTCTGCATAATTAGTAGCTCTAATAAGATCTTCTCTAGTCTACTATATCTAGTCGTTTGATAGTACAGAATTATCTAAAGATTTATATACTTCCTGGATTATTTTAGACGCCTACAAGCCTTCAAATTTAAGAATAGGTCTATTGAGTAGATAAGACGCAACAGTATTCTAATACAGCTTTAATTGGTCTTTATTTGTATTAAATACATTACTGTTTACTAATAATCTAGATAGGCTATTTACAAGGTTTTTTAACGCAAGAATTGGAGCTTTGTTATTCTTTTTATCTTCAAGAATAGCTCTCTAGTACAGCATGCTTCTTATATCTTGTCTTGTAGCGAATTCAGAAGCAAACTCTTTTTCGTTTTCAAGACAATAGTAAAGACCAGACATATCCATTCTGCTAAATAACTCCTTAGGAAACAACTTGCTAAATATATTAAATACCTTTCTGTTCTAATCTCTGAATTTAATGTCTTCCTTAGTTTTTGCGTTATTTATAGGATCTGTTGTTATAGCATGCATTATCTCATGTAAATATGTATCAGCTAAATACTGATTAGACACATTGTTAGCCAACTATGGGTCAATAGATATTGCGCTTTTTCCATTTACTGTATAAGTCTTCATTAAGCTACCATCTTCGTGATTTTTGAAAACAGTAGGTATTTCATGGAGCTATAAAACTTCTGTAAGCTTTTCGTTCTATGGAGAGAATAATCTCAACTATGAGAATCTGGAAACAATATCTTTACTAGACTATTCTTTGCCACTCTATAAAGCACTTGATATAGATTCGCCAAAAGTAGAATATATATTAGCTCTCTTAAATTTGTTTTGTATGCCAATCTTAGACCTAAGTGAAGCAGAAGCTTTTGCTTTTTCTAACGACTATCCAAAAGGAAGTATAGGCTCTCCGTTAATATCAATTTTATCCTTACTGATACTATCGCTAAGCCAATCTCCAAAGTGCTTTCTAAACGTCTTTGAATATAAATTAGTTTTAGCTTTTATGGCTTTATTTATATCGCCATTGTATATCTACAATAGCTGTTGAAATACTAATGATGGCTAGCCATTTGGAGCTAAATCCATGAGATTGCCATTATTAGCATGATAGGCTTTATAGGCTGCTTCCATAGCAGAGTAATCAAGTCCGCGTCGCTGATTTCTCAACTCTGCGGACTTAAATTCATCTTCTGTCATTGGTTTACCACCAAGTGCCTATATTATATTGTTAAAGCCATCAAAAACATCTTTATTTTTATAATAAGGACAAAACATAATTAACATTTTTTATTATCATTCGTTTCTTTAGACTCTTCTGATAAAGCGTCGAACTAAGATAGCAACTACTCGTAACTGCCTCCAGTTTTATTTGGATCATCAATATCTTGAGATGGCTATTGTTCACTCTGACCATCTATCTACTATATCAAGTCATCAGCAGACTAAGCGTTCTTAGTATCTTCTATATTTGTAATAGCACCATCAGCTGCATCATACAACATATTTATATCGCCTTCAGCACTTTCTTGTTCATCAGTTTTAACATCGACATCATCAAGTATATATTTCTACTTCTCTGTTTCTAAAGATTCTGGATTGCTCATAATTTTACCGAGAATATATATCCTGCAAGGTCCAAGTGTAGATGTTATGTTATACTGATTAAGCATAGCTGAATGCGCTCCAGCTTGCTCTATAACACCATCACCTGTAGACAATATTGTGAAGTTTGTTACATTTGATGAAATTAAATCCTTTACAATAGAATCAACTTTGTCGTTTACATTCTTCTGCAACAATACGTCTGGAGCTTCATCTTTGAGTTTCTTAGAGTATTCTGCTATAAACTATCTGCGTTGAGCTTTAGTTAAATCTGAAGCAAGAGTATCTTCGTATTCGCTTTCTTTCTATGTGATATAATCGCTTACCTGCTTTTTAGATGGTTCAAACTTGGATATATCTCCATTGAAATGTACAAAACTATATATTCCGATACTCTGTCTTGATTGTATCTATTCAACAATCTGCTATAAATTAGCATTATTGATATTTATATCAACTCCATAACTCTTTATATCCTGTTCAATCTTATTAATAGGATTAATAGCTGATACAAATTCTACAGAACCATCTTCATTTGTAACCTTGTTGTTAAGTTTGTTATCATTAGGATTTACTTCATAATATGAACCATTTATCTTCAGAGGATTAATAGTTGAAGAGAATCTGTACATAACAACTTGCTTAGATTCGTCTTTTTGTTTAGATTTACCATTCTTTTTATCTTTAGACAAAGATTCCGTAAGATCGTTTGCATACTGCTCAGCATAATCCAAAAGCTTGTCAGATTTAAATGTGCTAGGCAACTTATTCTCATCAAATATAGAAACGCCTTCAGAACCCTACATGAATTCGTACAACTATGTTCCTTTTATCTATAATCCAAACTTAGGAACAATCATGTAAACCCTCTTGGTCTCTAAGGCTTTATTTTCTTTATTTAAGCCTTCGATTGCACCTGCATATCTATAAACAACATATTGATCTCCTCGTTTGATCTTAAAGTATCTAGACTTAGGTATACTTCTAGAATTAGAAACAAGAAGAGCATTAACCTTTTTCTTTATACCATCAACTTTAAGAACGGTTCCTTCATATTTAATAATATCTCTTTTATCTTCGAAATACATAGGAACAACGTCGTCATTCTTATAAAGGTTTCTTGCTATTACATCAAGAATATCATTAGCCATCAACTATGCATCTTCTAAAGACTTATGCTAATATCCGTTTCTGGTTCTAGAATCAAGAGCTAAGCTAAGAGCTCTATCATACTGGCGTCTATATCTAGGAGGAATTATATCAGAGAAAGAATAAGCGCTATTAGTATCGTATGTAGAATAGTATGCATATATAGCTAAATCCCTAGCTACTCTTCTAACTCTTTCAGACGGATGAGTTAATAACTAATCAAAGGCAGACATGAGTCTCTACTTCTGTTCTACACCAACATTCATCTATGTCTTTGAGAGCATCATTCTTCCTACGCTTGATCCTTTTATTCCGGTCTGTGGTCTAAGATATTCGAATAATTCATTACTTATAACACCATCCTAATCTACAAGGCCTTGAGCTTCATCAGAATCTGGATCATCTATTATATCCTGCATAAGATTAGCAAGGTTCTGGAATATTGTGTTTCTATCATATTCGTCACCTTCTTTATCTCCATACAGAATTCTTTTATAGTTCCTTTCTATTTCCTATCTATCTCCACCAAATGTAAAGTCTATAGGACCAGTGTAATCATCTGTAGCCTCAATCTTTGGAGCAAAGTCAAGTAATGCCTAGAATCTTAACATACTCTCTATTGATGAACCAATAGCTTGCACAACATCATCTTTCATTACTTGCTTGTATCCATCGTAAGGAGTTCCTGTATAATTACCATCCTTATCAAATCTCCACTTTGTATATCCCTAGAACTATTCATCAGCATTTAAGCTAGCGAGAGCTGTTCTAAGCAGATTAGCATATAAAGGAGTAGCAGAGAATGTCTGGTTCTACAGTATTCTCTATACAAGCTCTGTAGAATTATAGAACTTAGAATCTAAGAACAGATTATGGAAGTATCTCATAAGAGCAGCTGTCGTCTCAGTAGGAGTTAACTCCTCTCCAGTCTTTTCATCAATCTTCTGCTCGTATTTATTTCCGTCATTTATATACCACTCAACCTTATGATCTCCATACTTAAACTGCTCGTATGTATTCTTAAAGTTGATATGTGAAGAAATGTTATTACCGAACTTCTTTGTATCGATCTTAGATACCTTTACAAGGTCTGCAAGCTCGTCTGCATATGTCTTTATCTTGCCAAATGATCTTAACGATAACATTTGATAATACAAGCCAAATGTAGAATCAATATGCTCTATAGCGTAAATACCCTTCTCAAAGTTCATGGCATCTTTCCACTATATGTCTTTATCATTACCTATGATAAGATTAAATATATCTGCAGTATACTTATTGATGACGTTCTGGTTCTTTTCTCCATCAGACTTTAATGAATCATTGATAGAATCAATGATTTCGTCTCTATGTTTCTTTATATAGTCTTCGTTAAGAACATAAGATACGCCACCAGACTTCTTTTTAAATGTCTTATACAAATTCTTTAAACCAAGCTTATCAGCAAGATTCTGTCTAGTTACATTAAGAAGATAACTGTATATCTAAGAATGATTGTTTAATTCCTAAGATTTTCCATCAGCCTTAAAGTTCTTTCCAAATGTACCCTTGGCAGAACCCATTAACTATCCATACTTCTTAAGTATTGGCTAAGCAATAAATGAGAATGTAGCCTTACCCTTTCCTGCTCTAAGCAAGAAGTTTACATGATTATATGTAGCAGAGTTAATGTTAAGGTCAAAGATATATGGGTCCTTGGCAACGTCCACATGGGCATTAACCATAGCTGACAACCAGTCTGAAATACGTTCTCCATCTTCTCCAAGAACCTAGTCAAGGTCATGGAATCCGAATTGATTATCTCCGTATCTCATAGACAAATGAGTAAACTATGTAAGAGCCATATTTGTTACATTCAATGCGAATGGACCAATACCGTCTTTACCTGTAGAGAACTCCATCTTACGTCTAGACTGGAATGAAGGAGTAAGCTCATACATAGATGGTCTATACTCACTTAATCCACTCTTTAAGTGAGGAAGAATCTCTGACTTGATAACATCTGTAATAGTATCAATAGAAGCACGCGCATTAGAAAAGTTTCTTGTATCAGATATGATGTCAATGTAATTATTGAGCAATCTATTCTATATAGCTCCATAAGAAGCTTGCTACAAAATTTTCTGCACTGCATTTTGCTTAGATCCTTTTACCTTGCTAGAGAATATGTCGGATATTTGTTTTTCCTACTCTTCTGTAATTGTGTCTAATTCACCGTTTGTGTAAGACATAGTAGCAATAAACAGTTTATCGACATCGAAGTCAGAACCTGTCTGAGCAGTAAACTCTCTAGGAACTACTATTGTATCACCAGATTGAGTAGGAAGTACATCGGCTACTGTCATAGCAAACATAGATGACATACCCTGTGTAGGAATACGATAGCCAATACCAAAAGGTTTAGGGTGAGAATATGATTTCTGTATAGATATGTTTGTATTTGTATTAAAATCCAAATTAACATTATCTAATAAATCTTTTAATTCTAATTGTAATTTATTGCCAATTTGGTTTTTGTAATCCTAATGTTTATCAATTACATCTTTTATTGTATAAACGTTATTCTTCTATAAAATACGTAATAATTTAACAGATAAATTAAAATCTTCTATCTTTGCGTCTAAAATACCTTTGAGTTGTTTTTGTTCTTCTGTAATATTCCAATATTCTTCAGATTTTAATCCATTAATTACATCGTGATCGATAAGCCACTGTCTCATCATACCATATGTCTTCTGATATTCTTGAGGAACAACTGGTCTAAAGAAGTTGATAGAAAGCATAACTTCCATACTACCATTCTATGTATTCCATCTAATCTCTCTACCTCCGTTAAGCAAATGATAATCGCCATCTTCGTAAGATCTAACACTATTATCATCAAAGCCCGTAAAGCCAAATATAGATTGCTGGACGGCAGAGCCTCCTTTGGTTTGTATATCTATTACATCTTTACTAACTGCAGAGAACACACTTTGCTCAAATACCTTTCTAGACATAAGTGATGCTACAACGCCGCCATTATGAATAATCTCTTCAGCAGATACACCAAGTCCATTGTTTTTAACGATAGTTTCTACAAGATTTCTTACCTATCTCTAGTTTATATGAGTAAATCTACCTTCATCATTCTAAGAATAGAATCTATCCTATACTTTGTTAATACCAAGCATAGTCATAGCATTAATACAAGCCATAAGATCAGCTTTTATTTCTCTACCATATCTAGAAGGTTTACTCTAACCTTGCCAGTCAGCTTTATTTAAACCGTACTTAAGATTATCAAACAAGTTAGAGAACGCAAGTTTAAACATCTGCGTACCAATAGATCTTTCAGTAGCCTCGTGAGCATCAGTATTAAGCTGCATACGAATTCCGTTAAGATCCTATACTTGTACAGAAAGCTTACTTCCTTCAGTAGTATTAGCTTTAACTTCTCCTGTAGATCTATCAATATATTGATCAGAATCATTATTGATTGCATCGTCCATTGTTGTTATATCTCCATCTATAATCTTTACATCTTTATTATATGGAGAGTATCTATTCTGGTTATCACCAACTTTAACAGCAGATTCAAATGCTATCATATCGATCTCATTACCATCTTTGTTCATACGATCATAAAGCTATCTACCAGACGTACTCTATGTAGCATACTTAAACATAGGGAAAATAGCCATCTTATTATACACAGGAAGATTCTAGAATATACCAGGACCAAGTTCTGTAGGACTATTACTGAAGTAAGTCATCTTAAGAGGGAATAACTGAAGTTTACTAACCTTTCTGGCTTTCTCTGGGTCATTCATCCAAGAACCATCAGTCTCAAGGATCTTATAAGCCTCCTCGTCAGAATATCCAGACTCATCTGGCTCTGTAGTCCAGTTACCAAGATTCATACGGATCTTTCTATATAGAGCAGGTCTGATACAAACCTATGCGTCTGATACGGTAATCTCTTCGTATGGAGACATCTATTGTTTAGATCGAATATCAACAGCTTCTTTTACACTCTTTGGAGCTTTATCAAGAATAGATTTATAATAATTGTCTTTAAGATACATCTTAGTAATCTATCCTTCTCTTGTAAGCTTTTCGCCTAACTCTTTAGATTCTTTCTCAACAATCTTATCAAACCATTCTGGATTAGATCTAATTTCATCTGCAAGTATTTGTCTTCCAAACTGCGTCTAAACGTCATTTATGAACTTAGATTTAGCTACAATATCATTTATGTTAAGAACTGTATACTTGCTTCCTCTAAGCTCTTCTTTACCACTTATTGGATCTTTAAATTCTTGTATCTCCCTATTAGAATATTCTGTTCTAAGATTCTGTCCTGGAGAAAGTATAGCTCCCAAACGTTTAATCTTATCAGCGTCCTTAGCAGTCAATCTTCTTACTTCCTAAGTACTACCATCAACAGTAAACTTATCGAGAACTTTTCTGTTGTATTGCCACTTATAATAAGCAGGATCTCCAGTAAATACTTTTTCAAGTTCTATAGTAGAGATCATCTCGTTTGCTACATTATTAGCTATTGCAGACAATGTACAGTCAGCAACATTACCAGCTTCATCTTCGTAGTAGTCAGATAATACTCTTCCACTCTTTCCGAATCTATTATGATAGTAGTCGAGTATCTGTACAGGTATCGCTCTAGGAAGATATGTTTTACCATCAAAATAAACAACCTTTGTAGAACCATCGTCAGATATAGTCTGGAACTCATCACTGACTCTAGACATAAGCATATGGTTTATGCCATCTTTTAGCATAGACGGATTTGATTTAACATAATCGTTAAGATCGTTTATATATCTTCTTATAAGTTCAAATCCATCAAGTTCGTTATCACCTTCCCTTATAGTACCAAGACCGCCATTCTTAACAGGATTCTTTTCTATAGCCTACTGTTTGTTGTAAAGGAATTCAAGATATTGGTTAAGATTCATCTCTTTACCATTGTCATCCTTTATCTTTATAGCGTCATAGAAGTATCTGAACATTCCGCCGTTTCCAGCCATATTCATTCTACCATCCTTAATCTTTCCATGGAAGTTGTCTCTTGCTCTTCCTGGATTATTTACAAAGTATGCTATATTCTTTCTATCGTAGTATTGTTTAAGCGATTCAAGCTCATCGTTAAAATATCCAACAAATCTATTAAGGGTACCTTCGGAGAATCTTAAGGCATTCCATTTACCAGCTTCATCTGTATGGTTATACGTAATAAGATCGTGCACACATAATCCGTCAGATAATATTTTTACTTCTGCGTCCTTTGCAAGAGGATCATAAGATATAGAATACCATGTCTTTTTATCAGCCATTGTAGGGAATACAAGCATGTTGTTATGCTTCATAACCATCTTTGAAATATAGTCTGCAAGAGGTGTTATTCCAAAGTAATCATCTCCAGTATTCTCTCTAGTATCTTTTATTCCAACAAATGCATTAAGCTTAAACTTGTTTGTATTATCTCCAGGTCTATCTCCAAGCTGATCGTTTCTAGCTATATTAAGAATAGAACTGTGCTTAGCGTATGGCGACAACATCATCTATTCAACAATGCCATCCTTATTATCATTTATATGACGAAGTTTATCAGAAGCTTCATTATTCTCGCTTATAGGATACAATGTAGCTCCATCTGGACCCTTAATACTTACATCGGTAGAAGACGGGTTAGTCTATGCATAAACCTCAGCCATCTTTGATATAGGTGTTTTTAAACCGTATCCAACAAACAGCTAATCAACTGTAACAACGTCCTTATTTCTCTTTGACTGTTTAGTTTCAAGATAAGGTTTTCCCTTATACTTATCAAGCAAATCAATAAAGTATGACAAAGAACCAGTTTGTTTATTAGTCTTCCATTTGTAATTATTTTTTGAGCCATTTTTCTTCTACATAGAGCCGCCGAGCATCATCTATAAGGCCTAGAGCTATGCTAACATAGGATTTTTACCATCAGATTCATCCTTTACCTAATATGTATAAGCATCAAGTGTTTCTCTGTCGAATGGTATACCCATGTAGTTAAGGATTTTAACAACCTGTGTAGCGGCTTCATCGTAAGCATAAGACAAATCTTGAATAGTATGTTCATTAAGAACTTTAGAAAGATCTATGGCATCCTGGCGCATCTTTACAAGTGTGTCTACATACTCTGGGTTTATAATAGTCTAGCCATCTTTAGAAACAATTACATTAGAAGAAGCAAATTCCTAACTCCATAAACGTGGCTAGTTTCTCTTTGCCTTGAGCGTATTATCATTTCTTATCTCCCAATTACGCTTCTCATCTGTAGGTATTTCTACTACAGATGAAACCATGTCTTCTGGAAGGTCCATGATGCCCATAGATTTTTCTACTGGGTCATTAAGCCAAATCTATGCTACTTGATTATAAGAACTCTTTACTGTAGCAAGTATCTGGTTTTCAAGCTCTATATCTCCTTCTATTTCTTCAAGCTTATCATTAAGAGCGACAAATAAAGCCATCTTTCTATCAGCGAGCTATTTAACTTTACCTCTAATTGAATTAGCTGCAAACACACCAGTATTTTGATCTATATTATCATAAGATTCGCACATCCACAAATTCTTTAGTATAGAGCTCCATGCTTCGCTATAGCTCCAATACAAAGGAACATCGCTAATAATGTCATTAAACTATGTCTCGTACTCACGTTCTCCTGTTTCTGAGTCAAGAACAAACTTACCTTTTTCTATAAGACTCAAGAAAAGCTTAGCTCTAAATGCTACATTGTCTTTTTTACTTATAGACAACTACATTACATCCCAAGTATTATCTGCTCTATCGCCAATATCTCTAGACTGATCGTCGTCGTTTATAGAATCTTTATTTGTAAGATCATTAGTCTCATCCATCTATGAGAATTTCTTTACATTTGCCTTTATTCCATACTAAGAAAACACATTGGCTACAATACCTTCAAAAGCTTTAGGATTATTACAGATATCGTTTATTATAGATTGCTTTAACGGATCTGATTCAAACTCATTGTTATTCTTTAAATCTTCAATAAGATCATTGAATTTAGATACCTTTTTGCTATTAATATCGTTTGGGGTTTTAAAACCGTAATCGCTTAATAACTTCTGCGCCAAGGCTACACCACACTGATAGAATGTATGATAATCCTTTATTCCTTCAAGCTTATCGAGAGTAGATTGATCTACAGTAGGAACATAGTAGTCTGCTGAAGCTACGCCGTTTGGATATCTGTTCTCAAACTCCTTTATAGAGTCTTTGTCCATATGTACGTCAAAATACTGTCCATTATTAATGGCGTTAAATACATTGCGTACAATATCTTTCTTTCTGGATACCTTTACAAAATCAAGTATATTGTTATACAATCTCTTGATCGTGTTAATGATTCCCTTTCCGTTTCGCATTTCTGCATATCTACGGAAATCTTCAGCCATCAACTCTTCGACTTCTCCGAATGTAATATTCTTTAAGTTGTGTGATTTAATATAAGCATCATATAATCTAAGTCTCTATGCTTTATTATTTAACAGCAAATTAACGTAATGCCATGCTTCATGATAATGAATACCATATCCAGCCTCATTAGATAAAGTGATAACACCGTTTACCTATCTATCTATATAATCTGCTGCAAGACTTGTGATACCATATACCTTACTATTTTCGCAGCTTTTAAGAACACCGTCAAGAACGACAACTTTAGTCTCATCTAATCCAAGCTTTTCGCTAAGCCATTTTCTAGCAGCTTTCTCATCAAATTTTCCTTTTGATTTGAATCTAGAGAATACTCCAGTATATCCATCCTATCTAACCTTGCTGTTACGAAGTATAGACAATGGATCCTATGCGTTTATATGAAGTTTTCCATTTACACCAACATTAAGTATAGGAACATAGCCCTTACTTGCAACATTCTTAAGCATAGTATCAGATACAAAAGTAAGATCTTTTACATCAAACTTCTAACCTTCCTAAGAATTGGCATAATCTACATATTTCTATACATGCTATGCAATAATACGTTTAACTTCATCTAACGATTTACCTTCTACATCCTCTTTGAGTACATCAATTACAACTATATCATATATACCACGTTTTCTATAGTTGTTTAACACATCTTTTCTAGCATCATCAGACAGAACTAAGAAATCATCTTTAGTAACCTTCTATTTCTATGAATCGCTCTTATATCTGCTCTGCATTCTGCTTATAGCCTCATCAGTAAATCTCTTTGCTGCTATATTTGCCTCTGCTTCAATTACGCTAGGATTCTCCTATTTTTTGCTTTCCCTCTTTACCTTTGCTACAGCCTTCTTCTTTGTTGAAGCCTGCACTCCGTCGGAATATATAAATGGTGCGTAGAAATGTTGTGGGGCTAAGTCTGTAAGAAGCTTGCCATTATTTATCATCCATGCAGCAAGTGATACCTTTTTAGGATTAAGCTAACCATTCTTGTTTGTAGAGAATAACTCATCTCTCTTAAATTCGAGCTGATTAAGACCAAAGAATTTATATGATTTAGCTTTAGGATTATTCTCAAAATACTATCTTAAGAACGCAGATAATTTAGGCATAGATTTATTAAAATGTTCGACCATATCTGCTTTATCTGTGTTCCAGTGTAAATTGTTTGCTATATATCTAATAGTAGACCTTCTTGTCTTCTCAGACTAATCGCCAAACAACTAATCCATAGATAGTTTTAAATCCTATCTAGTGCCCGGTTTGGTTAACACAAGCTAATTCTTCTCATCGTCGAAATAGAACTGCTTAGAAGCTAAATAAGGGTGCTTTTTATCAGCTTTAGTAGCAAATGTAGTATGTACGCTTAACGCAAGCAGATCTGCAATCAATCCCTGGTTACCTTCAAATTCTTCTGGATTAATTCTACCAGTAACCATGTATAATATAAGCTCAGCCATAGATAGTGTGGCATTTCTATTTATTTTTCCTGTATTTGGATCTATAGCTAACTACATATTAACAGGATCAATAAACTGCATCTTACCATCTTTGCCCTAAACCTAATTGAATCTTTCTTCTCTAAGCATTACAGGAACAATGTATCCACTAGGACCTGTTATCGTAAAGTACAATTTACCAGAATAACCTTTACCGTCTATTGTGTCTCCAGAAGGTTTGTAGAGATTACGAATAAGAAATCTATTACCTTCATCAGCCATTACTCCGGTACCATAGCCAAGTGTTATAGTGCCATTCTCGAGCTACATTGTAAGTTCTTCTGGATCAGAAGGAATGCCAAGATTCAAATCTTTTTCTGTAAGTAGTCTAAAATCAACAAGATTATTTTCAAGTTTTGGTCTAGTCTATATTTTACCGTTACTTATACTAGCTTCTTGTGGCTTTACATCAGTTCTAATAGTCTATGGTATTATATACTTACCATCTTTAAATGTGCAATACGCTTCAATTATAGCGTTTCTATTATCTCTAAGTCTCTAGATTTGCTGTGTAACCTAATTGTTTGTCAAAGGAACCTTGCCTGGAAGAGCTGACTTGTTTCTAGTAGTATCGTCTATATATGCACGTATCTAACCGGCGTTTTCTGGATCACTTTCATGTAGGTTGTTATACCAATCTATTACTTTCTTATTCAGTTTATCATCGTTTTCCAGAAGAGATTGATCAACATTATTATGAAGTAAGTAATAATTTTTCGCTGTCTCAAACAGATTGACCTTATATGCATCCATATCGACGCCTATAAATTTAAGTTTATTAGCGAGCTCATATGAAAGATCAACATCTGTGTTTTTCTTATACTCGTAATGGTATTTACCTATTGCTCTAAGTGCAGAGAAGTATATCTTATTGCCATCTCTTATAGCCAAAGATACTGTGAATAAATCTCTTTCGTCACCAATATTTCCTTTCTGGTATTTCTGCATCTATGACACAACGTAGAACTTATCAGCTTTTTCAAACCATCCTTTCTATGTAAGTTTCTGTGCAAGTTCTGCACCAGTACCAATAGTACATCCATCTGGTAATTTTACATCCTTACCGTCAACTCTTATATCCATAGGTTCTTCTGCATCAGGTCTATAGAAGAATGTATGATCAATGTATCTTCTCTCTATATCTTCAGACTCCTATACAGCTTGTGGTTTAGGTTTTCTATCATCGTATACTCCAGATGTATCAGTTGACTCAGTTGGGTTATCCATATTACTAAGAGTATCAGACTCACTCTATATATCTACATCCAACTTTTCTGGAAGATCCTCTATGTTTAAAGTTCCGTTATCATCGTACTTCTTAGGTAATACTTCTGGTTCTTCTTGTTCTAAAGGATTTTCTATATTGAGCGTATCTTCTGCATCAATACTTTTAGGATCAATAACCTACGCAGTCTTACCTTCTTTATAAGGAACCTGGTCTATATCATCGTTGCTATCTTCTGGATTGTCGTCAGGAAAGTCCTAATCATCCTGAATTCGTTCAGCACTAAGACCAGTATCAGCAATTGTTTTATCTGGAGTTAAGTCTGGAGAATTGTTATCGTCTTTCTTTTCTGGCTCATCATCCTCTTGTACCTGCTACTGTTCTATCTATTTCTCTGTATTATCCTAAACACCGGTATCCGTACTATTTTGCTAAGCTTCTTGAGATTTTCCTGGCTTTATAGCTATAGCTCTACCGTTATTATCATCATCTTTCTCATCTGTGAAATCAGTAGAATCTGATTGTTCCACCACGGCTTTCTACTTCTACTGTTTTTCCCTAAGCTTCTACTACTATTTATCTTCAGTAGGGCTCATTCCTAAAGCTTCTTCGAGGTTTCTTTCATTTTCTGTAGAACCTTGCTGAGAATTATCCATAGCTGCATCAAGCTCAGATGTGTCAAGCACTGACTTATCCTAAGATATTGGCTGCACATTTATATCTTCAGCCTCTTTCTCAATATCTGGACTCTTAGGCTCACCAGCAAGATCTTTAATTCTCTGAGTTACTTCTTCATCGGCTGTACCTTCTTCAGCTTGCTAAACGTCATCTTGTGTAAGTGGTCTTTCTTGATTCCATTCTCTACGAGCTATACGCATACGATTCTTTTTGTCAGCAAGAACTGAACCAATAAGATCTCTAGCAGCCTTTCTTTCCATATCAGTAAGGCGAAAAATATCATCCATACTCATATTAGATGTGTCGTCATTACCTTCAATCTTATCTCTTAATTCTGCGTATTTTTTAGATAGATATTTTATGGAATTTCTCTTCTTGTTCTACTCATTCGAGTATGCCGCTCTGACCTACGCTTCAGTTGGAGATTGTTTGCCTTGCTCTTGGTATAAACCCTATACCTTTTTAGTGAACTCTGACTTTTGCTCATCTGACAATTCGCTCCAGTTCTATTCTCTTCTAGAAAAATACACGGATCTAGGGTCAACTTGTCCTGTAGTAAATGCTACAGACATTGGCTTTAGCACATTGAATAAAGCGTCGTTTATAAGAAATGCCTAATAAGCATTGTCTATTTCATCCTGGTTATCAAAGTCCTAGTAATATTCAAAGATTGAGTCATATGTTATCTTTTTATGCTATTTCTCCTTGTCACTTATAGAGGCATTTAACAAATCAATCTTTTCATTGTATGCTAATATATCTTTAGAATTCTCTACTTCATTCTTTCTGTTCTATACAAGCTTATCAAGGTAATCAATCATACCGGTAAGCTTGTCAGTATTGATATCCGTTCCTGTTTCATTAGATATTAACTAAAGCCTTCTTTTTTGATCCTTTAAATCTTTAGCCAACTTCTAAGCTGCCTTATACAATCTATAGGTGAATATTGATTCAAGTCTAGACTATATATATTCATCCTCTGGACCAACCTTGAACTCATCACGCTCATTCATTGCGTTTTCGATAGCCTCATCCAAAGGTATTCTTTGTGGATCATATTCATAATAAGCTTCATTATTATCATCTTCATAATAAGCTTCATTCTTATCGATCCACTCTTGACCAGCTTTCTTTCCTTCTTCAGAGTTCTTGAATTGATTTCTTCTATCGTTTATAAATTCATTAAACCTCTGGTATTCCTGCTCTATTTTATTAATAATATTAGATAGCGTTGGATTGTCTTCCTATACAGTCTTATTTATTATAGAATCAATGTTGTTTCTAGCTTTCTCGTAATCTTTTGCTGCGTTATTAGAATCTATCATGACTCTAACAGCCGCTTGTACGAGCTATTTATGATCTTCACTATTTCTAGAAATGTTTAGATCTTTCATAGACTGTTCAAGGTTCTTGTTGTTGTATGCAAACCACGCAGCATTAAGAAGCTCTTTGTCATTCTCTATATAACTATCTGAGCCATCTTGCAATAAAGAACCCTTGTACTTTTTCATATCATCAAGAGACGTCTGTAGTCTATCTTTATTTACGCCAGCTCTACTAAATGCGTCAAAGAATATTCCTATATGATCATTATCTTGTGCAAGTTGATAATTATTAGCAGCTATACTGCGAATAACATTATCATTTCTAAGCTATGCTACAGTATTTCTCAAACTATACTTATCGCTTGAGCTAAAAGGGCTAGTACTACCTTCTCTGTATGGAGCTAATAAGTTTTTAACATCATGAGGAATTCTGAACAGTAATCCTGTCATAGCTCCTATTTCCATAGATCTCCTTAATTCTGCATCACCATTATCTGGGTCTCCAGATGATATTCCAAGATAAGCTGCTGCAGCATCTACGTTCAAGAACAGGTTATCAAATACACTTGGCAAATAAAAAGAAGACTCACCTGTTGAGTAATTATCATATTCTCCTCTTTTAAATCTAGATGTAAGTAACTACTGTTTACCTTCTTCAAGAGCCTCGGATGTAGCAAGAGGGAATAATCTTTCAAATTTCTTTGCAAGATATTTTGAACCATGAACAAATTTGAGCCTATCACCTATATTGCTAAATTTACTCATAGCTACTCTATCTATAGCATTATCTATGACTCCAGTAGCGGCAGCTTTTGTGGCCTTGTCTAATACCTTATCCTATATGTGCATCTTTGGAACTCTAGAAAACACGTTGTTAGCAGCTTTAGATATCACTCCTCTCGTATAATCCATAAAAGGTAAAGCTTGTAAATAATCCTCGAACGCCATTGCGTTATTATCATTTATAAGCTTAGCTAAACCCTTTCTAGAGTCTACTTTAATCTTATCGAAGTTAGCATCACCTGTAGGTATATTGTAAGCTAATGCGAGCTTTACTTTTTCAATCTAATCAAGGTCTTTTGAATCTACGCCTATACGCTTAGAATACTAATCGACAGCATTAAATACCTTGCTAAAATCTACATCTGTTTTATATGAAGAATCCAAAACTCTTTGTGCTAAAGCATTTATAGCTTCACCATTAGTCTCCGACTAGCGCATTTGTTTTGTCCAATATATTTCAGCTGCAGCAGTAGAGCCACCTATTATTTTTCTAGCAGTTTTTACTCTACTTAACACATTAGCAACTTGATCTACATTTTTTGCAGAATTAAAAGCTTTTGCCATATCTTCAGCAGTAAGTACAATGCCTAGTCCAGGAATCTTTCTAGTAAGGAATTTTACAGCTGCTTTTGTAGCCAATGCACCACCAGCATTAGTTGCTATCATTCCTGCGAAACTTGCAGCATCGCTATATGATGTACCTATCTCTGGTACTAAATAACCCCATTGTGTAGGGTCGATAATAGAACCAATTAAACCGCCTCTATTCTGATTCTAAAGGTCTCTAAATTCCGGATTAATCTTCTTAGGATCAAATAGCCAATTACCATTTTTATATTGATTTATGGCTGATCTTAACGAAATCTCCTTCTTGTTCTGCTCTCTGTCAAGATCGGTTTTTAATGCATTTATCTTTGTCTACAATAATTGTGATCCATCTTTTGTTAAATATCCTTCAAATAAATTATCGTAATTACTAGTACCATTCTTTATAGCACGCTTAATAAACGTTCCACTTTTATCGCCACCAATTGCCTAAGGAAGAACACTACCTATAGCATCCCATGTAGTAAGTGCTATATTCTAAAGACCTTCAGATAATGTATCAGCTGTGTATTTTAATGCATTAATCATAGTACCAAAAATACCATTGGTATTAAACTACTAATGAGTGACTAATGTATTATCTTTAAGAGCAGCTAAATAATCGCTAGCCCCAGCTTTATTTGTATCGTAGAATAAATCTAAAAATACGTCGTCATTCTTATGCTATTTAAAGAAATCTTGGTATTTCTTAACTTGATCATCTACCTTTATAATAGCATCCTATAATTGTCTAGTCTATTCCTTTGAGGCGTATCCATGACTCTTAAAGGCTCTATATTGATTTATGAGATTCTATCTTTGTTTTAGAAGATTATTGTAGTCCTAAGCTATTTTTAGAGCACACTATTGGAAAGTAATATTATCAAGCTCTTTTTCTTTAGAATCTACGTAGGCTCCATACCCTTTCTCGAATGTAAGCCTATACATATCCTTGAAAGAGAATTTGTCCCATCTCTCTTTCATCTTGTTTAAGTCCCAAGAATCTCCTAAAAGGAAATCGCCAAGGGAACCACTATTGCTTTCTTCTGTATCTACAACAGCTTTACCATGTTTATCAATCGTAGTATACGCAGGGAATGTCATATTATTAAAATCACTGACATCTGTATAGGCGCCCATACTCCCCTCAACATAAGGAGCGGCGTAGTCAGCACTTCTTTGTGCTACACTACGCTGTAAATCCTACGCTATCTAAGCTCCTCTACTATACGCCTAGTTGTATGTAAACGTCTTTTTATTTTTATTTGCCATAATATTTTATTAACCTATCATTAATGAAGAATTTTGTGCATCATTAGCCATCTTAAATGCATTACTAGATCCGAATTCCTATTTATTGATATCTGTATTTATATCTCTTATCTTAAACGCACCATTATTCTGAATCGTTCTAGTCATAGGAACCTAGTAATATGTAGCAGATCCAACTTTTTCTTTCTTTGTTACAGGCTTAGATGCTGCATCAAATGCATCAAGACCAAGTTCTGATGCTATCCTTGCTTTATCGTTATTAGAAGTAGCTCCGATTGATACACAGAACTCACTGAATTGTTTTCCAGTAATTGTAACGTGTCCAGCTATATCGAACTACTTATGTTTGCCTGGTATCCATCCAGCATTAAGATCTTCGTTTACAAGTGCTCCTCTACCAGCAGATCCACTCTTAAGCCATCTATCAAACTTACGCATTGTCGTTGCATATCTAAGCCTCTTGTTACCTGTAACATTTATTCTTCTAATCGGAGAATATCTTAAGTTAGAGTCTTTGAGATTTACAGCAAGATGTTTATTCTGCATTAGTTCAAATTGCTATGGTTTTTCTGTTCCTGCAAACTTATTTAAAAGCACCTTGTGCTCAGCAGAACCACCAGTTGGTTTATACATATATCCACTATACTGTTTATCGGCAGCCTAAGCAAGTTTCTTAGGATCATTAAATGTTCCAACATTTGTATAACTTGCATAGCCATCTGCGTTCAAAAGTCTTCTAGATGGCTAATATTGTCCATATTCATCAATCTGTACAAGGCCATTCTTCATAAGAGAATTAGGATTAACTTTAGCCTACTTAATGGCATTATTCCACCATGCTGCATGATCTCTTCCCTATTTTCTATATGCAACAGAAAGCTTTGTATTATTAGCTCTGTTTTGCCAATATTTAGATGCCCTCTGCATTGTATCAAATAAGTTTGTCATTACTTGATTATTCTTCTATCTCTATGATGTTCTTTCAGATCTAGTAGACCACTACAATGGAGATTGCTGTCCATTTGCACCAGAACCACTAAGCTGAGCTTTAGGTATTGCGTCATCTTGATCCAATTTATACTTAAGAACAGCAAGCCCTTTCTGGAATGCTCTGTTTTTAGCGGCCTCATTAGCCTAGAATCTCTGATCATCAAGATGTATCTAAACTTGATCTGGGCGTCTATCAATCTACGTATACTCTCTATTACGATTGATAATATCATCCTTAAGTGAGTCTATATCACCTCCGTACATATCAAGGTAATATCTTCCTAAATCAGATTTTATCATATCCTTTATATTCGCATCAAGAATCTACTACATCTTCTTTGGAGATTTAGAATATACTTGATACATTCCTCCGGTCTTCTTAGTAGCCTCGTCATCATACTCAAGCTACATGTTATCAAACAGATTACTTGTCCAGTCCTTAAGGCTAGAATACTTAGATGGAGCTTCTCTTGTCCACATTCCGTCTGTAGATGGGTCCCAAGACTCCAATGTCTTACCACCCAATACAAATTTTTCAAAATCTGGATCATATGTACCATTACGCATAGCTTCTGCTCTATATCTCTAATAAGTCTTCATTGACTCATTCTGAGCTTTAAGGTTAGCTATTTCTGCATATGGTCTCTCTCTAATAATCTTGGCTATATACGCTCTTCCTTCTGCTGATCTAACAGGATCTATTCCGTTCTAATAGAGGTAATCTAATCCTTTGTTAACAGCTCCCCTTGTGATATCGTAAAACTCTTTATTTACATTAGCATTAGGCCCATATAGCTCACCGAATTCCTTAGCGAACTCCTTCTAGTCCTATACTGCCTAATTGTATTGTTCTCTTGCAGCACTGATGTACTATGACATCATGCTACTATCCAGTAGGTCGATTATAGGCACCGCTACTGGCTCATCATACATTCCTATCATACTTTATTATTAATTAATAGATGGAACTTTAAAATTATTATTATATAGCAGAAGACCCCTGATCATTTGATCTCTATTAATTGGGAACCCATATCTCGATATAAGCTCTTTGTTACCAGGTGCACTTATTCTAGTAAATCCAATTGGTTCTTTAGAATTTTCTGCAAAAAGATCGCCGCCAAGATATTTGCTATAATCTTTTCTTAATTGATCCATTGGTATGCCCATGTACTTTTGATACGTTTGCATATATTTACTACCATCTGGTAAAGTTGGTATCATTTGAGGTATTAAATTAGACAAATGATCATTCTGTGTGGAAGTGGATTTTTTGTAATACATATACTAAGACGATTTAGGGATACCATTGTTACCTTTAATAATTTTGTTCAATTTTTTCTAAGCTTCAAAATACTTATCCCAATCTATTGTATCTAAGTAATTTGTATGATAATATGGTAAATTTGGCAATGGTAAATTACTAATGTCAGAAATAGCCTTCTACTACCAATCTCCATACGGCTAAATGCTACGTTGGTACATATTCATTTCGTACGGCTATCCGGTTGGCCTTATGTACGAATTATTTGCACCACTTCCTTTTGAATTGTTTGTACTACCAGTATTACCAGTTGTACCTTTATTACCATCTGCTCCTATACCGTATATTGTTTTTAATGCTTCTTTCTTGTTGTCTACATCCTACTGATATATATCAAGAATATCGCCATACTGCTTGTTTTTAATGCGTTGTGACAACCATTTCTGACCAATAAGACCAAGATTAGATAAGTGTGTTTCTATACCCTTAATCTTAGCACCGTGTGCTCTATTGTAAGCCTCCCATCCATATTGGTTAGACTTCTGTAATCTCTGTGCATCACTATCACCAAGTCTGGCAGCCATCTCAGCATAAGCATTTCTATATGCAGCATTCTTTTCCTGTACATTCATGAGTGCATCAGCAACATTTCTCTAATTTCCTAAAGCTAAAGCTACTCTATTAGCCTATCTCTGACCACCTGTATAACCACCAGAATTAGCAAGCTAATAAGCAGCCTGTCTATCTTGTGCATATAATTTTTCAAGAACAGGATTAGCTGATACTCTATTACCAGCCATTGTCTGTAAAGCTATTGGTGCATATTTATTAGCTGCATATATATTTGGCATTACAGGGTTTTCTCTACGCCAATGATTAATCATCTATGTTTCAAGCAGTGCTGGTAAAGCATAACCTGTATCAAGCATAAGATTTGATACCTTTCCTTTTCCGCCTGTTGTGTAGGATTTCCAGAAACTTTTTCCTTTATCAAATCTATCTTTCCCGCAATTATGCTTAATCTAAGCTGCGTAATCTTCGATCTAATGCTGTTTCTCTTGTCTGTCTGTAATATTCTTCATAGCTTGCAAAATAGGGGCTTTAGCGCGATCTAATTGATTTTTCTGAAGCTCAATCGTCTACTTTGATAAAGAGCTAAGATCGGATTTCTTACCTGCTCTTTTTTCAATATCATTATACATCTAAAGCTTAGCTGTCAACGGGGCTACTTGGTCAGAAAACTTCATTCCATTGCTCCAGTCTATATCGTTACCAGCTATAACATTATTATCATCTCTTCTAACAGAGCTAGGCTAATTATCAACCCCAACCTTACCCTTCGTTACAAGAGTGCCGGTACCATTTGTATAATCTATAATAGACTCTCCTTTACCGACCAAACTATTAACCGGACCAGCCTAATAACCATTAGGTGTCCATACTTTATTTCCCTTTAACATATCTTGGTTTTCTTAAATCTTTTCCTCGGTTAGCATATAATACATCATCATACGTGTTACCATTATCTAAATAATATTGCTATGTAAGGCCTTCTGTTGCAGCTGATGATTGATTAACCTAGTTGATAAGATTAACTTTCTATTGTGCGTTAAATATCTTTCTACGCTATCTTTCTCTAGCTTTTTTACTTCTAAACAAGCCTCCGAATAATCCTGTGATAGCTCCAACTGCTCCTCCTATAAGTGTACCGACACCAGGTATAGCTGAACCTATAGAGGCTCCAGCAGCGGCTCCAGATCCAACCATTCCTAACGTCGCATTTTTATTTGACTTAGATATATCATCCATAGCTTTCTGTCTGTTGATATCATTCTGTGCTTGGTAATTTACACCGAATGCCTAATCTGTTCTTTGTCCAGAATAAGCCATAAGTTCATCCGTTCCCTTTACTGCGTTCTGCATGGAATTATATCCTTGTATCATTCCTATTATTCCATTAACAGCTCCTGTTACAGTACTAGAGCTTATTCCGCCTCCTCCTGCTGTCTAAACTACGCCTTTTGGGTTCCATTTTGAAGCTGGTGTTTGCCCAATATTAAATGACGCGCTAGAACTTCCTGCTCCAGCTATAGCTGATCCAGAAGGAGCGTTACCGCCAATCATGCTTGTAAGATCATTAGCTTGATACTATTGTCCAAAACCAACTTTTGAATCTATACCATTATTGAATTTTGGCATATTGTTCATCTTTTTTCTCTACTTTAACTCCATGACTATCTATATTTTGTTATTATATATTGTATTGCCATAGCTGGATTTGGTTTAATATCTTCTATGCTGCAAATCATGACCTTGCCTCTAGCTCTATTGCCAAATAATCCATCAGCCCTAGGTATGACAAATCTATGATTATTTTCTCTAAGTGTTATCTACTCTTCTAGACTAGATTCTATTTTCTAAGATTCTGTCTACCATGTATATTTATGATTTTTTGAGAAATAATCATCATTGTCGCGTATTACATCCTGTAACTATAGATTTTCGTATGTAACAATTTCTTGATTGTCAAACACCTTTGTAACCAACGGCTATTGAGCAACAACATATTTAACGTAACTTGAAAGTAACTACTGATTTGTTGATTTAGGCGATTCGTCTAGATAATCGTACTAATACACACATACAGTATCATTCTTCTTTACAAGGTATTCTCCATTAAAGAACTATATAGCTCCATCAAACGGAATAGTTAGTGTTGACGTGAATTTTCCAAGCATTTCATTGTATACGATTTGCATATCATCGCTTAAAATATTGAATACAACTTCATTGTATCTATTGTTGTAGAATACCTTAAAGTTATCGTTCTTTTTATACTTGTTCAGTATATTCTATACTTTACCTTGTTTTGAAAGCTATACTACGCTCTATCCGTCGAATAAGCAGATTACATTATTATGACTATCAAACCAATATAAACCACCTGTAGTACATACTGAACAGAATTGCTGCTTATGCATTCCATAAGTATTGCTGTAGTAGTCATATCTATCAAGTACTCCTCCAGTTCCTAATACTATGTTTTGTCCAGAATTGTCTGTAGCAACACTACGGTCATTAACACTGAGTACACCAAATGATTGCTCCTAGAAAAATGTAAGAACATTCTTAAATGTACATATATCAGTTATAGGGCCATATTCCTAATCGACGTCTATAAAATTAGAGCTTCTAAATTTACACCAGCTATCTATAATTTCATCATTCTGTTTTAAATCAGAATAATATACTCTTGTATCTATAGTTTTATTATAATCTTGTGGATTAAGATCATCGTATGCAGCAAACGGCATACTTGTATTCTATACACTGTAGACAGAATTATAAACGTATTCAGGCTCTTTCTGTACGTAAGCTTCTGTTATTTCACACGGTTCAGACTGTATAAAAGATGCGTAATTGTCTCTTGCGCTAGAACTAAGTGTCCATCCATGTTGAAATTTGCACCATATATTTGATTCTGTTGGTATAGAGTATGTTATCATATGAGTATTAGGGAATTGTAATTCATCCTTTCCGTTCTTTGTATAAGCTCCATACACTTTATGCATAGATGTATATTCGAATGTCTCTACGTGACAATCTCCATCAAATACTGTATTCCATTTATTTTCAGACTCAAAGTAATTACCATCTCCGTAATATATATTCGTAAGTCTATTTGTAAACGAATACCCACCATAAGGAGTTGTTTGCTATCTAAGATTGGTTAGGTATGTTCCAAGTAGAGTTGGCCTAATTACTTTTGTGATCATACCAAAATCACTAGATTCTGTCTAATATAGCTCTTCTTCTAGACTATCATAATAATTACCATTCTTAGGATAATAATAAGAAAATGCACCAGCTGTACCATTTTCTTTATACTAACAACTTAACAATAAGCACTTTCCACCAGTTCCAAAACATGCATTTTTATTGAACTTTGCATGAGTTCCATCGCCTTTAAATCCTCCACTATAATTACCAAACTATTCAAATATATTACCATTAGTATCATTGCAAATTCCGCCGGTAATCATATTTGTAAATAGCGCTCCACCGGAAGAAATAGCATAATTAGTGTACGTTTTTGATGAGGCCTATTCGTTATTATCTTTGTTAAAGTTTCTTTTGAACGCCTAATCCCATTTTATTTGATCAACTAACTAAAAGTCCTATATATAATTTATCTAAGATTTTCCAAACCAATCATCATTAGATGCAAAATTACCATCAAAAAAATCCTATACACCAGCACTCTGTTCGTACAATTTTATATAAGCAAAAGCCTTCTGTATTATGAATTTGCCAGATTTTTCCTTTCTTTTATTAGCAGACTAGTCATCATTGTTATATAGTCTATCAAAATTTAAAATGCAATCTTTTATTAATGCATAGGAATATGGCCTATCATATCCAAGACCACCAATAGAAGCATGATCGATCTTTGAACCAATCATTGTTATACCTTTATTTTTATACGACTAAGGATTAGTCCTGTAAAAATAACTTGGATTATATGGTGCGTCTAAATAGCATATTGTACTACTTTTTACAATATCGTTTTTAACATCTATATCATTAACATGGAAAGTTCCCCTTGCGTCACCATTATCTTTTGGTCCAGTAAATAATTCTACAGCACAGTTTGAAATGCATGGTATTACAAACTTAAAATTTCTCCTATCGTTATAACCAATCAACATTCCATAATCTGTATTTGCACCTCCATTCTTAGGAGAATCATACTAGTCGTCATTAAATTTATGATCGCCTCTTGCTCCAAATAAAAAAGACTATTTTTGCAAATAATATTTTTTGTCTTTTGTAAATTGTTTAAACGATTCTGGTTGATAACAAACTTCCTTTGAAACAAATTGCAATAATTTGTCGTTATCTATGTTTGTCATACATTGTGATGCAAGATCACCTCCGTCGCCAACAAGCTAATTATGCACATCGTAGCCTTCTATAAACTTATTTGTTGTTAAAAACCCTGTTGGGCAAAACATATGATACTTAGTTACATAATATTCATTATTTTTCCCTTCATACTGTCTACTATAAGCATTAGATACAGGAGAACTAAGTACACCTTGTGATATTGTAGCGATATCAGATTCATGTCTAGCACATCTAACTATCTGGTAACCAGTACAGCCTTCTGGTAAACTTTTTACCATAAATTGTATTCCAAGATTTCTGATAACTAGTTCGTAACACTTGCCATTAACGATAGTATTTGACGACATTAACTAGAAACCTTCTTCAGTTACATTTGGGGTTCTTATATCAGCAATCCATTTAACTGAAGAAGCTTGGCAATATTTATCATACAAAACAATTCCGTAACGATAAATCTCATTTCGTCTAAGTGACTTTATTAACCATGTGTTTTTATTTATTCCAGGATCAAATTCTGCTTTCTATATTATGGATGGTTTAAAATTTTTATCAATGTAAAAAACATAATTTTGCTATATGTTTTCTTTCTGAGAATAATTGTATAGCGTTCCTATCTTTCTTGTATTGTTTTCTTTTATGCAAGAATCTTCTACCTAAGAAGAAATAACAAATCTCCATTCTATATTTTTACCAGATCCTCCAACCCATCTATATTCTGAATCGAATACAAAATTAGCAGAATACAATGAAGCTTCTTTATTTATGTTGTTATAAGTACCATCATAACAATCATGGTCAAATGGAGGAACTGCAACAGAGTCGTCTTCTATGTCTTTGCCGTGTGCATCTATTATAAATGAGTTATTACCATTAACGTCTGTTAAAGTACTAGTATTTAGGTAATTGAACCTAAATGCTCTAGCGTCCCATTTATCGAAATCCTTAATAGTAGTCTATATTGTCTTTGTGTTTGCTGCAAACAGAAAACCATCTTTAGATGCTAGTGAATTAGGTATTATTCTAACACCTTGTAATGAATTTAACTCTTCAACACTGATATGTTCTATTGGATCATTACCAACATCATTTATAACTATATCTGTAGAATCTTGTTCATTAAAGTCTACTTTAGCGTCATATATTACAGATACTATTGGCATCTATCCGTTTTGCGTATACTGTACTCTAAATACTTTAATATAATCAAGATGCCAATAATTACTAGGAATTTGTATAGATATCTTTACTCCACAATTTGATATAGAACCCTGTTTACCGCCGCACTTTACATATTTGCTGTCGAAATCATAATTACCAATTGGTATTTGCTAACATTGTATAGATGCTCCTGTATGTATTCCGTATCTATTGTACAGCTAATAACAATAACTTACAACGCCAAATTCTATTTTTCCTGGCACATACTCTTCAAATATCGGTGGTTTACAAACTGCTTCTGGATAAGATAAGCATTTGTTAAGATCATCATATAAAAAATCATTGCTTATATTAAAAACCATTATAGGATGTATTGAATCTGCTAAGTATAGCTTGATGTTGTTTTCGCTCTCATAATTAAGCTGAATATCAAATACATCTGGATACTTCTACCCTTTATCTAAGGGCAATAATGGCGCATTTGCAACAAGACTTCTTTTCTATATATTATTGAAGTCCTAGTCATGCACTGTTCCGCCTATTGCGTTTTTAAAACTATAGATCTTAAGTCTATTTTCATTTTCATCAATGCAAACAACTACTCCGTAATCTCTTATTGAACCAGTGGCAACAACTTTGTTGCTCTCGCCAGCAAATGATCCAGCTAATTTTACACCCTAGACTGGCATTAATGATCCATGTCTATTATCTCTGCCTTCTCCACCTCTATATGATGATATTTTTATATTTCTAGCATCAATATACTAGTTTGTGGCAACAACAGAGAGATCATCATCACTATTTAATCCTCCTGCAAAACTATTAATTTGTGGTTCAGTATTAGTATCCATAGCAATAATCGTTAAAGTTTAACTATTTCTTTCCGGTGTTATTAAAGAAGTTCTCGTCATCATCCCACTCTGGTATAAGCTTAGTCCACTCATTCTTAATAGTAAGCATTTCACTTTCGTTTGGCATCATTGCTTCAGCGTAAGCCTGGTTTCTATAGAAATTCCACTGCTACTGTATGTAGAAGTATGTGTTATAATTATATCTAGCTTTTCCACCAAGTGATCCTCTAAGGAACTTTGGAAAGCTTAACTTCATCATTACATACCAGTATATAGCTTCCTAATATGAAGCTAAGTCTGGGATAAGCGGATAGCCCCTTTCGTCTGTAGCTATTGCCTTGTATGACAATTTAACAAAACCTTTATCTTTATTAAAGACTATCCAACCTGGTTTAATCCAGTATGTAGGAACATCTACTTTATTGTCTCTAATAGCATCCATTAGTGTAGTGCTACCATTGATTCCTAAAAGCTACGATCTATGCGTAGGCAGCATTACTCCAGCTGGTTGTTCTGGGTGATAGTGATGTATATGCTTTGTGTTAGCTTTAGACTTAAATGAGCTTTCATCTTTTAGTGCCTATACCCAATTTGTTCCATTGTTTGAATAGGCTACAGTTGTCAATGACTCTAAGTCTTCTGGTATTGGAACTTGATGTTCGTGTATTTCAAATATTGGAACGCAATCTTCACCAGACTCTTTCTATACATACTATACAGGAGCACCAATCTTCTCAACAGCTTCAAAGATCCATTCTCGTATATCTGTAATACGTATGTTCTTTTCTTGCATGTTTGAGTCAGCCATAATTTTAGCTATAACTGACTCACATTTTGTATATTTGTATATCATCTATATTTATATAATCTTGTTTATTAAATATAAGTTGAGCAAGGTGCCTTTTGTTTTCTCTAACCATACATAGCTAGTATTTATATCTATCAGAAAATACCCTGGGTATTTTTGACCAATATAATCTATATTTGTATCCATTAGAGTGCTCGTTTAAATGATAAACCCTTTTACCTACTTCTTTTGTTGATTTATAATCTGTAGACAATGACTAATCAGAATAGCTCTTAGGTTTATATTTTACTATGCATATAGTACCTAGCCCATAAGGCATTTTAAATGGCTGTGAGCGCTCTAAAATCTCTTCCTTGACAACTTTATTAAATTCGTCTATAATGCGCTTATATCGCGCGTAATTAAGCTCTACATCGTTCTTTTTAATGTAGTCTCTATATATATCAGCTATTGTATAACTTTTCTTATTCTTCCTTATCTTGAGGACCATTTGGTTTAACGCTTGCTAATGTTGAGTTGTTACTATCGTCACTAGGCCTCTTAAGCATAAACGCTAATTCGTTAATCATGATAGCTTTTTTAATATCTGGTATCATCCATCCAGGTATCATTATATCATCTTCACTACCAGCTGTTTGTGTTGGGTCAAATATTCCTGTAACGTATATGTATTTAAAGTTTTCTGAACCATTACCATCAACGTATATATACTAATCATCAAACCAACACATAGGTTCATTGTATGTATACCTTCTAAAATTATGATAATGCTTTCTAGATTTACTCATAATCTGTATAACGCAACCACTAACATCAGTAACGTTAACTATGTCGTCGCTACTATTCTCCATTGTATACAGCTTATTTTTTGTTCTCTTTAGTTTACCACAACGACAGCAGCAACAGTCCTTTGACCCAGAATCTGGGTCGTCTATAAGTTCAAGTGGTCCAATAGTTGATAACTAGCTATCATCCGGATCCTCGTCATCACCGGTCTCAGCATCTTTATCATTTTCTTTCTTAGACAAATAAGCTTTATACTACATTATCCAAGATAAGATCTAATCTCTAGACATGTCCTCACTCTCACTTATGTTGTTATTTCGTACAATAAGAAGTATGTCATCTATCAATGTACGAGCTGAGAATGTTTTCATATTGCTTCTATTATTCTTATACTGTCTTCTTTAAGTATGTCATTCGTATTACGTATCTTGTATTTATACACATCTTTCTTTTTCCAGTCAAATGTTATCAATCTCTTAAAGAAGTTCTTTTTGTTTTTATATTCTCTATGCTTATAAACGTAGAGGTACTAAGTGTTCTATACATCTAACTTGATATTAACACTATCTTTACCGATTGTATAGTATACTTTAGTTAGGTTGTTATATTGTAAACTATCCTTATAAACAGAGTCTTTAAGTATAGTTATAATATCACCCCCTACCCCCTTACTCTTATTAACGTTTATAATCTACTTCTAAGTTGCCGCTACCTAAATTTCTTTGCTTTTTAGCTTTTCTGTCTTGCGTACAGAATCCAACTACTACACAAGATTATCGTTATAATCTTTAAGCTTTTTCATATCTAGCCTTAAAACACCAGAAGCCTACTAGGCACCGCTTAAGGCATCCTAATAGGCTTCGATGTTATTATTAGCCATTTTAAGCTCCTGTGAGAGCCTATTAGCTTTGTTGTGGTAGAATATACCAGACGCTACACAAAAGGCTATTAGAAGCCCACAAATGGCATTAAGCAGCGTTTTGTAGTTGTTCTTTATTTTGCTTAATATCTACTACATCACAATTGCTTTCATTATTAGTTAAACACTCTTTTAAATATGTTTTTATCTCACCAAACTTACCTTGTATATAAATAGATACTCCATATATACTAGCTGAATAAACTAATGTTTGGGCTACAAACCCTAGTACACCTGTGGAGATTTCACCATATTGTAAATACTGCACCCAGGTGAGAACCTAACCGCTTAAAAACGCGAGGCATGCGGTTGAATACTAAATCTTCTCGCGCCATGTTCCTGTTACATTGTTCATTTTATCTCAATAGTTACATTTCCGTTAGAACAAGCTTCCTTTATTATTGGATAAAACTTGTTTATAGTAGCTCTTGAGTTAAGGACTTTTCCAACCTATTTGTTTTTGCCGAGAATCAAACAGCCTTCAGTGTCAGCGCTTGTGTTTCCTGCGTGAATACGTATACCTTCAAATGATGGAACGTTCATCAACTGTGGTGTATACTTCTTAAACCTAGGTGAATATGTCCACTTGATCTCATAAGTTCCGTAAGGTATTGCCGTTTTGGAATGTACCTTTTTCTCTCCATTGTCAAATTTGCCATTCTTATTGAGGTCTCTTACAGTATCTTCTATAGTGTCGCAAAAATATACATCGTCTATATAAAGTTTTCCTATAGTGTAAGTTGGACGGAGAGCTATTCTTTTTAATGTTAATTTCATATTATACTTACTCCAGTTTCTTTATAGTATTTTAAACTTTCTCCAGAATTCTAAATATTAGCAGTAGTTATAGTTATATCCTATTTTATATCTGCAAACATCTTATTAACAATACTACTATTTGCTGCAGGCCATTTTATAAAGCTAGATGTATGGTTACCAACATTTTCTCCCCACGTTGATACAATTTTAGCATTATTAGAAGCCATTTTACAATTAGATATATAATATGTACCAGCAAATATTGGGCCGTTTAATACACATAATAAGTTTGTATACAACATCTGGTCTAGCGTAATTGATGAGAATCTAGTCATATCAAATCCTTCAACAAGGTTTCCGTTATTATAGGAACAAGCCAAATTTAATCTAGCTTCTCCAGAATAACTTCCATAATCTATACCACAAATCATACAACTATTATTAAACGCATTGCTCAATGTGGATGTTGTAGAAGGTATTGACTCATTGAATATCACAAATGAATAATTGTGTATTGTATGTGTGCCAGATTTGCTATCCTATAATATAACGGGCTGCGCTCCAAACGCATAATTCAAAGCAGAATATGTAGTATAGTTTTTAGGATACTAAACATATACATTTGTTGTTTCGTTTCCAGATGTTGTAGAACCTACTAGACGAGGTATAATTACCTGGTTGTTAAATACGCCGGTTACAATACCAGACCTATTTGCTTTAAAAATATTTTCAGGTATAATTCCAGCCATTGCATTAGACGTATTATCTTTAGCAAATGCATAACTATAGTCTGTTATACCATTATCTCCACTATCTGAAGTATGAGAAGTTGCTGCACAATAAAAGAAATCTGGTGGAATAATCAAGTTGTTTACGCCTCCATCAGGAACCTATCCATTATTAAACGTTGCGCCATTTCCAAGATTATATGAAGCCTAATATCCACCTTCCAATTCCTATGTATCAGTAAGCTCTGTGCAGTGATTAATAGTATGTTTTGTATATGTATATTCTTCAGTTTCCGGATCCTATGTGCGAGTATAATATTCCATATACGCAGTCTGATCGCTTGTGTCATTATTCTTTGCACAGTTGTCTGGAATTTCTGTGGTCATATCAAACTACTATGCACCACTCTATGGACTAACATTGTAAAATACATGAGAGAAGCTCCAGATTTTATAAGTGTTATCTCTTCCGTATCTATAATCATGCAGAGTTGCAGGCTTATACTCATTGCCAATCTTTATGAATACCTAAGTATTAATATTGTCATATCTCTTTCTAAAGAAATCAAATGGTATAGGTTTTGCTAAAGATATATTTGCAAAGCAATATCTAACATCTTGTATTTTAGGTAATTTAGAGAAGAAGTTGTCATCCAATCTTAATGCTCCATTATCACACTTAGCACCATCGAACGTATGTCGCATATATTTTGCGTTTGAATTTATTGTAGGTAAACTTCCAAACGTTAAATCTCCATCAGTTTCGGTTATATTTGTATTATAGAATAAGTTACTAAGATTCTCTTTGTTGTGCTTAATGTACAGATTACATATATCTCTATAGTGTGCCAATGAAACATGGGCTTTAAAGTTATAGCATCCGTAATCATGTCTATATTGATCTGTTAAGAATCCACCGTGACTTCTTGGAACAAACTTCTCCCAATTAATAAACTCCCATAAATCAATATCATCGGTACTTCTTCCATCTTGCGATAAACATGTTTCAATGTTGTCTATATTTGGTAGGTCATAAAGTAAGCCATCAAGGTTTACACTATAACAATTAAGGAAGCTTGCGCGCAAAGTTGTTAATGATGTCCAATTAGAGTTGAATAATTCATTCAAATCAACCTTGTATGAGTTAGATATATTAAAGTCCTATATTCTCCAAAGTTTCTTAGGAGACACACCGTTAGGATTCCATATATCTTTAGCAGATATAATTTCGGATGTTGATATATCGTTACCGGTAGTTGGATCCATTGGTATCTAAAATTCATGGTCTCCATTAAAGTCATCACCACCCCAATCTGTCATCTTTGATACACAGTGTTCAAAACAGTCTGTAGCCATTCTTGAAGTATGTGTACAAAATAACTAACTATACGAACATCCTGATGGACTACCGAAATTATACAACTCTTTAAAGTGTACATTTATACCTGTATAAAGATACATCTAACTAGCATTAGTAACCTTGTTTAAAGCTGATGGATCTATAGGGCTTTTAAATACACCTTCTATTATGCACTTCTTATAATCATCTTGTGTAAACCTAACACTAGAATGAGCAAACATTAAACTAGTGTTAGTAATGTTGTTATCTTCTGGAATAGAATGTGCAAAAAAGTTTGCTACAAATTCAAGATCAACACCACTTCTTTCAAATGCACTATTTAAAGACGTTGTATCAGGTTTTACTGATAACTCTGTATAATCTCCACTCTAATTTAAACCATGATAATTAAAACAGTTATAGAACGTATATGGCCCAATATATAGAGGTGTAGCATCAACGGTCTAAAGACCTGTAACATTCTCGAAGCAGTGATTTATAGCTGAAATATTTGGAGGAAGGATAACATGCTTTATATTTGTGCTATTCTAGAAACATACATTCTAAAGATGTGTTGAGTTATGCAAGTCTACAGTATTATTAACGGTTGCACCAGTATTATCTTTGATACAAAGCTAACCATGTATGCAATTTGTTACAGATATACTCTTAGGGTAAATCTATACATTAGAATGGTTGTCATACTCTGTAATTGTAACGGTTCTAAGCTTAGGACAATTGTTTATATTTATTGTTTCAAAACCTTGTAGTGTTATAGTCTCAACAGAATTGTCACCAGAAAGAGTAAAACTACCGCCACTCTCAATGCAGCTTAAATTAAAGTTTGTGATATTCGTTTTATTATTGAACGACAAGTTCTTGTATTGCCCCTATATCTATGACCACTGAAGCGTCTAAATCTAACTATTGTCTACAGAGAAACTGGTGATATTAGTACAGTTTGTTATAACAATACTTGCTCCTGGGTTTTTAATATTACTAACATTAACAGTTGCTACATTTAAACCATTCGCAGTTAAACCCATTTTTGATCCGCTAAGATTAATAGAGCTTAGGTTCGGATAATTGTCAGCTCCATTAAGTGTTAATGTTGCAGTATAACCAGGTGATGTTAAATTGATCTCCTTAACGCTAGGTGTATCAAAAGAGAAACTTCCAAATGTATTCGAAGAACCGTTTATTGATTCAAGTTTATCAGACCCAATGTACAAACCAGTCTAAGCATTTCCTTCTATCCAGTTTATATTTTCAAGATAAGACCATAGCTAAGAACCTCCAACCTTAACACCTTGCACACCGGTTGTTTTAATGTCGACCTATTGATAATTATCTCCACCAATTATATAGTTTGCAATAACCGAGTTAGCCTTAGTAATCTGTAAAGGAGAAAATTTAGGACATTTAATCTTAAAGCTAGCATTTGAACCAAGCTGAATACCGGCAGAAGAACTTCCAGAAGAGAATATGTCTCTAAGGATAATTATATCTTGATTCATAGGTACAGAATAGTTTGCGGCGTTATAAGTAAGATCGTATACGATGTTTTCAACATTTGGATCGCTACTTAGATTTATGTCCTTCCACTATCCGTCATCATCTCTATATTGTATAGGAACACCTATGCTTGAGTTAATATTAAAGTATGCATCAAGGATGTGCAATCTACCATTAAACCAATCTCTTACATAGTTGATTCTGGTTCCGTTAAACTTCTGGTAATCAATAGGATTCCATTGCGTACCCGAACCATCGAGTGCAAGATATTTAGATCTATAGTTGTATGTTACAAGTAGGCTATTTATAGAACCGAGATTATTAGCGTAGAAATTATCTACAAAATAATCAGCATTTTTTAGAATGCCTTCGTGAGTCTTGTTGTTTATAACATTACTTCTCCATTTTGCATACAATTCTTGCGGATAGTTAACCGTATACTATTCGTCGTCCTTAAATATTAATCTTGCATATTTAGCGACTGCAAATAAATATGATGAAGGAACATCGAATCCGTTTGACCCAAGTGTAGATGGTGAAAAGTCTCTGTATATATTTACATTATCTGGATAATCAACACCGTATTGAGTTTTCTTTAATTGTCCATCCCAATAGTCTGAGAAAGCAAAATAAGAAATTTTACCACCGCTATTGTTAATACCTAAACATGTATCCATATCATAGAACGCTGTTACCCAAGTTGTACCAGCAGAATTCTTGCCAGACCACGTCTTAATATTAAGATTCTTCATTACACTATCAACAAGACCAAGAACCATACATATTGTATAATACTCGGATATTGACTAGAAGTTTAACTCTGATGGCCTATTGTTATCCATATCTGGTATACAAAGATCTCTTAAATTATTCTGTGTTCCAGGACTAATAGTGCTCTTCAACACGTATTTCCAACTTGAACCATCAGATCTTCTTTGATACTATTTAGTATAATCTGGAACCATATTTAATGATTTTCCAGTTTTGTTTCCGGATTCATCAAGCTCTTCTGCAGAATATCCATTTTCATAAGAGCCTCTTACCTTCTTTAGGTAGTCAAATAAATAGCCACCTCCAAGCGTCACTGATTTTACTAGCTTTTGTATAGATTCCTACAGTTCTGCTTCAGAAAAGTTTGAGCCATGAACAAGGTCTCCAAACATGTATGTGTTATCGTTCTCTTTGTTCTGCTAAAATAATATAGTAGAATCATACTGTGAGAAGTCAAAGTAGTTAGAACCGCCCTAAATTTCAGCAACACCAAGACCTTCTCTCAACGTATTATCATCGTTATTTATTTTATAAAACACAAAGTCTTTTCCGCTACCAGTTAATGTAGTCTTGTCACCAAATACTCTAAGATCTTTATAGCCGAGATTAAAATACGACTCACGACCAAGGTTAAAGTTATATACTCCAAAGTAATAATAAACGTCATCTTTGAGCCCTGTATCAGGATTTTCTGTAACAATATGCATAAACAAAAGTATAGGAAATCCCTCAAGGCAGTTCTTTATGTACGGCTTAAATACACTATCTTCACTAATACTATCGCTAAATTTTTCACAAACTGTGTTTACAAACTTTCCGCAAGTTGTATTATTTGAGTGAGAGCTATCAACGACATCAGCTTTTAATGTAAACTACGTTTCTGGTAAAAATGTCTCAGGGTTATTTTGATTGAAATTAGGAGAATACAAGTAAACGTCAGCAGTTTCAGATTGGTCTGTATTTTCTATTTCCAATGTAAAGTTTTTTACTCTATACAATTTTGTAGAAGAACCTTGTAACGATGCCCTAAACTGTGCATTAGTAAACGAATCTGGTACCTTAACTTCTGTTAACGCAGATCTTCCAGGACTCCATTCAATTGATACAGGGAAATTAAGATCGGATCCTTCACCGGTTCCATCCTCACCATAATTTTTCTCGAGCCTCTATATCATTGGAGTTCCGGTACCATTGTCTTGGCACGTCATAACAAGAACAGGAGTTGACGTATTTGCAGCAATATCGCTAATTGTTGCACCGTCTATAATAATTCTACCATTTGTTCCAACATTAAACTTTTTTAAATATTGCTTTAAAATAAGTTCTTGCTAAAACTATTCGCTTTGTTCGCGAATTATCTCATATCTATATTTAAGATAATATTGATATACGTCGTAATCTCCATTTTCTCCAATATCAGACACAGGAAGATAATCAACATCTATTGTGTTAATGTAAACGTTAACTGGATTTATCTGCAATTGTTTTACAATCAATGGCGCGTTGAACAAACTAGAGAATGACGCCTCCATTCTTCCATCAATATATATAGAAGTGTCATAGTATGAGTCATTGCCATCCTTTTTTACAAAATTTGAAAAAACCTACAATAGGTGATATTTTGTAAGATCATCTTTATTCGCATCATTTTGCTTTTGCACATAGCAATCTACTAACGAACTACCTCTAGTTGTTAACTGCTACCCTATTGTCATAATTGGAGAATCTCCCTCGTTGTACAAACTTATAATAGTAGCGTTATCAGAGTTTATATGATTAAACTGTAAACCGATAGCTATATGTGTACAAATATTTCCTGTACCACTAACCTATGGAGGTTCAATACCTGTTATTCTAATAGCATTAGAGTTAACAGTCTAAGATATACTTGTATTAGCTAAATACTAATTAAAATTATCAGTACAAGTATTTATTCTGTAATAGTACTATGTCCACTGCTACGGATTTTCAAACCAATCAAGCTAATCCTCGGATTCTTTTACATAAAAATAATATTTAGCGCTGTACCCAGAAACGTTTATTTCAATTGTGTTTTCCCCATCTTTTGTAGCAAGAATCTTAAATGAATTCTATTGACGCTCTGTTACGGTAAGACCGTTTTCAAACATTTGTACACCGTTAACCTTTACGAAAACATTATAACTTCTGTTATTATTTATGCCTTCATAGATTCTGAAGTTAAACTAAATATACCCAGGATTGTAAATATACTACCCCTCAGTCTATTGTGTATTATATATAACACCGACATCTGGAGATATTAAACAGTATAATTCGTTAGGTATAAGAGATATATTTATAGTTTGATCATTGGATATCATTTCCTAGCCATCTGGTATAACCTATGTACTAAATACGGCAGAGTAAAATCCAGATTTATCGTTTGTAAAATTACTCTTATCTATAGGAAATGTAAGAGATCCACTTTGATTTTCAATATTTCCAGAGCCTAAATCCTATCCATTAAATCTAGCCGAGTAGTTTATTGATGCTGAAACGGAAACTACGTAGTCAACTTTTATATTAAGACCAGTATCTCTTGCTGTTTCTATAAAGATCTCATACGTATTGCTATCTGTTAAATATTTCTTTCCATTATCATCAACAAGTGATACATCGAACGAATATGGTGTAACAATGTACTAGCATGATACCTGCTATGTGTCATTACCATCTGTTACAGTAATAGTAAGCGTGGAGTTTGTATTAAGATTAATATTTGTCTAAAATCTAAACGCATTTTCGATAGATAAAATCTAAGTTCTTGTCTGAGTAGTTTCTCCACCATTAGCAGTTTTGGTTGTATACGAGTATGTTACATTAAACTTGCCACCATTTGGGTTGTTTATTATAATAAGAAGCGGATATGTATCTATTCCGTTAAGGACAATATTTTCGCCCTTAAGCTGGATACCATTAAGCGAAGCAAATACACTAAATGATTTATCATTGCCTCCATCTCCATTACCAGAGCCAGAACCGACTCCGCCATATTTATAAATCCACTTAACATTTGTTTTAAGCGAATTTACATCATTAGTTATAGACTATAATTTGTCGGACAGCGTTGAAGAGCCATCCGACATTATTATATCGTCATCACTAACAATCTTAGAATTGTTATTTAATCTCATACTGTAAGCATTATTGTTTCTGTATCAACCCACTCTCCGTAGTTGTTATCAGAAACCTGCTTAAAGTACTGTAACTTCATAGGAGATGTAGAGTAATCGTACTGTGTAAATTTAGCTGTAGATGTAAGAATGTTAGCTATTCTAACAAGCTCAACATTGTAATCAGAATCCGAGAGTTTTATTATACCAAACATTGGGTATTTCTAGTTAGCGTTTGCTACGTCTTTTCCGTTTTTAACTGTTGTTTCTGGTATAGCTATAGAGAACTTCTAGTTTGCAGAAGGAAGCTCTTTATTTGATGTAAGTTTAAATCCTGTAGCCTAACACATAAAATAAGTAACACCGCCTTCAAGGTTAGGTACGCTTGTATACGGGAAGAAGCCAGTAGGAGCCTGTCCTACATCCTCTCGTTTTGTTAAAGGGAACTTTGTATAATCTTTACCATCTACAACAAATCTAACATTATCGTTCTATAATGTATTACTCATCGAATACTCTGAAAAATTATCTTTGCTGTTTTTATTCTATCCAAAGAAGAAATACTCTCTAACAGGATATGTACAAGCATATGTGTGTTTATGACCACCGATCATAAGCTTTACACCTTTGTACTCAAGGAGTCTGCTAAGCCAATATGTACCAGCACCAGTTTCGGTTTGATCGATCTAATTACAATGGCTGCCGATTAATTTGTCTCCATTAGGTCCAAGTGATCTAGAATACCGTTCCTGTCCATTTGCGATATTGCTATTTGTAATAACAGTGAACGGTATTCTAGATCACTTGGACCTAATGGAGACAAATTAATCGGCAGCCATTGTATATATAGATGTAAAACTGCTAATATATTTCTTATTTGTACCAATAGTGTAGCCGGTATAAATATTAACAGTGTCTTCTCCGTCTTTAAGATTAAACCACTGGTTACAATTAATCGTTGTGATTTCACTATTAATCATAACGAATCTGTAGTTCTTTGATTCGAAATAATACAGAGATGGTATATATTTGCTATTAACAATTGGCACGAATACAGATTCATTTATATCGTAACAAAAGAATACATGAAAGTAGAAAGAGTTTGATTTACCAAGGTCGTCACCAGTTCCAAGATCTGTCACATTTGTACCACAGAGGTCGTTGTTACCAACAACATTCATCTACTCAAACTTGTTAAACAAAACATGACCAGCGTTGTAGTAATCAAACCACTCATTAATTCTTGTTCCGTTCTGTGTCATGTCTCCAGTATTAATGAGAATAGGAATAATATTGCTACTCTTTTGGTCTTCTGTAATCTTTTCATTCAGCTTGTTTGCTGCTGCAGCCCAAACCTGGTACTATAACCAATCAAATCCTTGCTAGTCTGTTATTTGATAAATAACTGGCTTATAAGTTTCTGGGTATAACGTAAATGACTGTACGTCTGATACATATGAACCAGGATTACCATTAGCATTAGGTCTACCAACAACATATTCCCAAACCTAAGGACCTCCTGTAACAGCAGAACCAACAACATTAATTACACATTTATGAGATGTATACTGTGTATCATCTGCTGGAAATCTACTTACGATTCTACTATAGATAACATTATTAACATCTTTAGAATATTCTTTTCTTCTAGGATAAGATGTATCCTACTCAGTAGCGTTTTCTACCTCTTTATAAGATTCGAATCTATATGTCCAATCTGTCTATCCTTTCTGTCTAATCCAGATATACTCATCATGGTATCCTACAGAGATCCAGTTAAATGCTCTATCCTTATGCATGTCTATACCAAACGAACATGTAACTATATTTGGTTTAGTTACATCAATCTTAGACTTATCTGTGCATACATTCTTATTTAAATAAGACGCCTTTGGAGCAAAGTTAGCTACACTATACTATTCTTTAGAATGTGGAAAACTAATCGTTGGCGAACTAAGATCTACAATCCAAACATCTGCTGTACTAGCCCATCTTGCTCTAGAACTATCTTTAACGTTTGCTGACTAATAAGCCTACTGTGCAGGGTCAAGCTCAAATGTGTTTTTATACATTGTATTCGATTTAATACTAAGAATAAGCTTTGCCCAATATCCAGTCTTAGAAGAATCTATAACACCTGTAAAGAAATAGATTGAATCAATGAATGATGGATCGTATAGGTTAGGGTAAGTCTTAGTGTCATTAAATATGGTTACAGAGCTATCGTTTGTTTTCCATAAATATGTTGTAGGAGTAAGTGTTGGATTACCATATGTCAAAGCGAAACCGTTTCCAAGGTTAGAACTTGTATCGATTGTAAAATCAATCAACTTACCGCTTTCGTACCACTCTTGATCGTACGAATCTACCTTAATATAAGCGTTTTCATCTTTCTTATTACCATAATAAGCTCCTGCAATAACATATGTACCACCTGCTTTTATCGTGCCAGTAAGTGGTAAATGATATACAGCCTACTTCTCGTCTGTTGGTCTAGTGTAATGCAAATAGCACCCCTGTAAGCAAAAGTCGCTATCAGATGTATTCTCAAGTTCAACGAACGCTCTTGTACAACCGTGTACGATATCTGTATCCAACGGTGCGTAGAATGCACCAATTTTTATTCTGTCAGAATATAATCCAATATTTTGTGTTTCAGATAATCTGTTAGATGGATTTGCTTTATTATATTCTGCTAATCTAAGTCTACCGATAAATCCTCTAGCACTCCAGCTATCCAAGTCAACACCACTAGCGATTACTCTATTAGAAAGAAGATCTTCGTCATTAGGAATTTCTTGATTAATAAGATCTCCAGACTCATTGATAAAGAACTTGTACTTCTTGCCAGTGTCTTGGTGAATAAATGTAATATCTGAAAGGTCTGTTATTCGTAAGTTTTCACCATCCTCGCGAATAATACCTTGCCTCTTAAGCAAATCTAATACTTCACTTTCTGTCATACCGTCATCTGGTGTTGTACCGCCACCAGCAGCAATTTTAACTAGTTTATTATTATTTTTAATCCATAAATTCTTTGTACTTTCAACAAAGGTTAATTCGTTATTCTGAATTTGGTCCTTTATCTTCTAAAGTACATCTTCTGATTTTACAGAACGAATTGTTATATGTGATACTTTATATTTGTAATCCTACTCAGATGGTGCGCTAGGAATAACCTGGTTAGAAAAATCCTGGAATTTAGAGCATATATCAAACATAGAAACGTTTGTATCTCTAAACGTAACCCAATCTGGATAATATGAATACCCGATATCGTTTCGTATATTGTTTAGCCTATCATCATAATAATAACCCTCTTTGTATACCTTGTCATGGATAGCATCGCCGATACTAATGTATATATATCTACTACCAGCATCTCCTACCATTCTGCTAATGCAAACCATTATATTGTATGCGTCAGCTTTTGGCAACTCTATTGAATTTATATTAAAACGAGTCTAGTTTTCTCCGTTTGTTAAATGTATAGTTATATCTGGATTAGTTACAGTAAAATACATAAAAATCTTAGGATCTGTAATCTATTTTACAGTCTAATCGTCATTCCATGTAGCTTCTCCAGTAACCTTTACTACACCTTCTTCATCATAGCCTAAGTTTGATTCTGGTGTAAGTTCACAACCATGACCTATTGTAAGACTTGTGACAGATGACAAATCTTCTTTATCAACCGCCCACAATGGTTCGTCGTCTGGATCAGAAATACCGTCTAGAACAGATGACATTAACGTATTTTCATCCGTATATGAATTGAGTCCATATCTAAACGTATTCCTTATTTTTGCCACTTCGCTCTATAATGCTCTTATGGCAGAAAACAAAATGTCGACATACGTACCATTTACCTAAACTTCTCTAGAAGGTTTTGTGTTTAGGTCACTTTCCTTATCAGCTATAAATATATATTTATCAGGGATGTCACTATGGTCTAAATTATCTATGATATCTTGTGTATATGTAGGTATTCCGGCAAATGATCCAATGCCGCTCTTTATAATTCGCTCATTTAATTCGTGCTGACAAATTTTGAGCTGTTCATCGTATATTTGTCCAGCATCTGCCACAACGCCTTCTGTAGACGCACTAACGATCCTTCCGTATACGATAGTATCCTCTTTCTTTGGTCTTATATACGAGTTTTTAATATCTGCCATAATTAGTCATTTTAGAATATTGCCTTTACAGAAACTCCTCCAGACATAGTGTTTTTAAGTACTGGGTTAGAACCTGCATAATAATAATATCCTGTTTCAGCATTATACTAAACAGTAGTAAATGGTATATTATTCATACTTCCATCAATAAGGTTTTTAATAGGCTTTTTAGACATTACCCATAAATATTGACCATCTACATAATTTACTATAGTTGAGAATCTTGATAAATCATGAACTTCGAGAAGCAAATTAGGATCTACATTCTGTATTCCTACATTATCATATGTTTCCTGTGATGGGTTTTCGTATCCATCGTCAGACCTGTCGAATCCTTTATCTTGATCACTTTCTTCGTCTTCGGCGAATGGTCTTACTGTTAAATATCCAATAAATCCAGAATTAATCAAAGGATCAACTCCAGTTGTTATTGTTATTCCACCAGTCTGCTCTGTACCTTTATCAACGATTTCAAATATCTCTCCATAGTCTATCGTATTAGTTTTAAGCTATCTTTTTCCCCAACCAGGAACAAATGTTTCTACGACAACAATTAATTGATATACTCCACATATCTAATCTTTTGATGGAAAGTATGCGTTTATAACATTATTGTTTGCGTCTAATTCAGACTCCATGAGATATTTTGTTTTGTCCAAAGGTCTATATTTATCCATTTCACACTTGCAGTCAAAATCTCTTCCGTTATAGTAGAATTTATTTCTACAATGAGGCAATATATGATACGTAGGACATCCACACCAATTTAGCAAATACTAACTATTGCAGCATTTTTTATTCATGCTCTCGGTTAATGTTTTGTTAACCAAATAACATTTTATATTCTTGATATTAGATGCGCTATATTCTGTTTTATCAACAAGTGATATATTTATTCTAATATCATTTCCGATTCTGATTTTTTGCATATTGATATGTATTTAAAAACAAAAAGCCGAGATAGGGCTTATTACCCCACCCCGGCTAAATATTAAAATTTCTTTTCGTCGTATGCGTTTGCATTACTAATAGGATTTGCTATGTTCTGACGAGCCTGAATCATATTCTGAAGCTTCTCTACAAGTCCACCAGCAATCTCTACAGCACCAGTTGTAAACTTTTCACCATTATTAGAGGCGTAAATCTCAACTGTCTGCTTTGTTCTGCGCCACAAATCATCAGCTGTTCTATACTGGTTCTCGAACTCGATTGTGATACCATCGTATTTGTTATCGATATTTGTAACCATAGCTGGCTGAGGATCGTACCAGCAGTTACGATGCAAAACACCCTGGTAGTCAAATGATGCACGTTCGCGATCACGAACAAGCTTAGCTGAAGCAGGATATGTTGTACCTTCCTTCTTTGAGAAAGCTGCACCAAAATCATACTTGTTATTAGATGCCCAACCTGGAGCAGCTGGATTCATCCAATACATATTTGCATCAAAGCGACCCTTCATGTATACGTTTTCTGTTCTATTAGACTCATCGTCATCATACTTCATTGCTGTAAGAATGAGCTTCTTCTCATCAGCTTTAGCGTATACTCTCTGACGCTTTGGAGCACGAATAATATCCTTTATAAGACCAGCGATAATCTACTCAACACCGTCACCAACTTCTGTAACGTAGCTATAAGACTCTGTCCATTTACGATAACGCATTGGCATATCTTTGAATGTAAGACGAAGTACAACAGGACAACCACCCTGTGCAAGAACCTTAAGTGTTTCTGATGGTACGTTTGTAAAGTCTATTGTAATCTGATCTTCAGCATCGTCCTTATAGTCGAGCTTTGTTACAGACTTAATATCTGCAACGTTGATGATGTTAGACCACTTGATAACTGGGACAAACTTAACGGTGCCGTCCTTACCAACCTTCTGAAAACTATCAGATGTAATAACGCCAATCTTGAAACGATCTGCGTTTTCGTCATAAGAATAAACATCTGTGATAGCTGTACCATCCTGTGCAGATGGATCGCAGTTCATAAATACAAACTTACCAACCAATGGCTTAAGTTCTGCTTTTGTTTCCTTGCCAGCCAAATCTTCGGCTGTAGCAAGTGTCTCACCGTTCTTGTTAGAAACAAGGACTGTATTTACATATGTAATCATATTAAAATTAATTTTTTCTACTCACCCTATAATGTTAATGCTAGACCTAACTAGCTGGGCTTTCCACGTTAAAATTATTATTCTTGTGTATTTACCTCTTGAGTTATAGTTCTATAGCGCTCGTCTTTCTTATTTTCTAAATACATTTGAGCAGCAATCTTTATAATCTCGGGCATAATAATATCCTCGAAATCCTCATATTCATCATAAGGATTATCGAGTGTTATTTCTGTAGGCTTTCTGAGATAACCTAAAGAATATTTACTAATCTTATATTGTTTATCTGTTAGCAACATACATCCATTAGAATTTCTTACACGTAGAGGTCTAGCTCTATGAAATCTGTAATGGAAGTCTGTAAGACTGTTGTTAACTCTGTACATAAAATTATCCTACGTGCACTCAAACATGCATGTATTGATTTTATTCTCTCCATCAAGATCGCTTATTACGACGTCCTCATTGAGTGAGAACATGAAGTCTTCTGGATAGATTATAGTGTAAGATGTATATGACGGCTGACTTTCATCTACAGTCATATTTGTTGATGTGTAAGTCTTCTATTCGTATAGTTTAATAAGATCTTCTCTACGCTTTTCATTTTGTTCGTACGAAGTTCCGTGAACAAGATCGCTATTAAATCTAAGCTTAATAAACTTACAAACAGCCTAATTGAGCCAGAATAAAGATTCGTCAGTAGATGGTTTGTCTAGCTGGCTATCAAATTTATTTATCTCTCTTTCTAGCCCTACTAAAATATCTATATTCCTCATTACTCAGCCTCCTACTATTTTGGTTGTGATTTCTATTTAGAATTACCCTAAGCAAGTTTTAGTTTATACTGAGTCAAATACATGTCTACAGCACCTGACACGAGCTCTTCAAAACATGAATACGGAAGCGAACAATAACTATGTACGGCTCCAGCAGACTGATCGCTGTCATTAAACTTTAATACATTGAATGCATTAGGCTGGCAATAGTATGTAAGATCCACACTATCTATCTATGTATATACGTCAGATATAACCTTAAACTAATTACTTGTATAATTAGTGCTTTCAAATATAACTAATGGATTTTTTATAATCCCGTTATAGTTGTAGTACGCATTGATTACGTTGTCTACATCTTCTTGCTTAATAAGTATATTTGGTGTAATTACACCACCTTCTAAAACCTTATCACTTTTATAATTTTTTGTAACGATGCTTTCAGATCTTACGTACATTGCATAATCTTCAGGCAATTTATATAAGCCATCATCATTTGATGCCTTTATATTAACTCGCCTAATTAAAGATCTGCTAACATCGCTTATTCTTTTAGCTCGTCTAGTACCACGTTGAAAATCGTCTTCTGTAGAATACAGCATTTTTACATACTGTGTCTAGAACTCGCTTAAGAATGAATATATTGTATCGGTGCTAAGTTTCTATTCTGACGCAAACTAAGGATATACTTCAATTAGTCTACGTTCAAACTCAATACCAAGTTTTCGTGTTTCTTCTCTTGTCATGATTCAAGTGGTCTAGTATTAGCTTTAGTAGTAAGTCTACTAGATTCTACAATCTCGGTAGACATAATAATTGCCAAATTAATTAATTCTTCTGCCATGCTATCAGATAATTCAAATTTAGTCTATCCGAAATCATAGTCGTTTACTGATAGTCCTGGTCCAATAGCAAATTTTGCAGGACGTTTAATATATGTGAATTCAGCCGTTGACTGAGCTCCATTATATTGTACATCCATTGGATCTACATATACCACAACATTGTTGTTCTCTATGCATCCTACAGGCTACTCAATCCAAGGTAGATTTGTTTTTGTTACCTTAAATTTTTTAGCAACATCATGCAATACGAATACTATATTTTCATATTTATGGTTCTTGTTATCATGAGAAGTAATATTCTCTTTGATTTCAATCTGTCCATCAATTATGTATAAAACAAGATTATCTATAGTGTGCGTAGCGAATGTATAGTTATTATCGCCAGATAAACTACCAACGGCAGTTAATTTGTTAATCAATGGCTATAAATCTTCGATTGCTTTCATATCTGACTCAAACGCTGACCTTCTAGGATTATTTCCTGTATATTTTTGAGCTATAAGAGCTAGGTAGGCTTTATCGAGTATTGTAGCAATCTCATATTTAGTTAGCGACGGATATGACGAAGTTATATTTGCCTTGTCATATTCAATCATAAACTTAGTATAAATATCACTATGCGTCATACGTCGTTAGTTTAATTATTTATTTTCGATCTGATTAATAATCGAGATCTTTAAGTCTTGATTCTTCTTTGCGTCCAAGTATGCAATACAATCCTACAATGAGTCTGCAAGCATCTCAGAACCATAGTAATACTGTGTTCTATCCTTACGGATAATACCTTTGGCAATAGCACTCTCGATCAAGAACTCTGTTTCCTTTGTCTTGTTATTAACCCACTTTGTAAAGAAGTTCTGTGGCTGTTTATCAACCAATGAGAACAATGTAGACTCTACAAGCTCATTAGACATTGTGTCAGCGCTAACACCGAACAGTCTAAGACACTTACGCATCTCTTCGAGAGAAAGCTTGCCAAAAGCAATAATAGCGTCTCTACGAAGCTTGTTAATCTTGTTCTTCTCAATAGCTTCAGCCTGTCTATTAATAAGCAGGTAATCCTTACCAGCATTGAGTTTATCAAGCGATGTGGCTACTCTCTTATGTCCCTCAAGGAACTTAATAATCATAGCCTATCGTGGGAATGAGTCATCAAGAATTGTGCTCTTAGAGCCAACCTTAACACAGAATGTATTCCAGAATGGTGAATTTTTAGCGAGATGGCCTTCTGGATAGCCAAGCTCCTTTTCAAATTTCTTTTCGTCCTCAGGTGTTAAACCTGTGTATATCGACCCAGATCTGGTAAAGTAAGGTGCAATATAATCAAAACAATGTTTATACTTTAACAATCCAGCCCAGGGATTTTTCTTTCTGATCTTTAATTCAACTACCATAATTTTTCAATTAGTTGTTGCAATGCCAAGCTCCCACCCGATCTTGGGTGGGGTTGAACATTGTATATTATTTTATTAATTACGCGAGCTCTGCTGCTCTATTCTCGACTGCAATAGTCTCCTGGTCTTCAGCATCGCAATACAAGATACCACATGACAATGGGTTTCTCAGCATGATACCCTCTTCACCAAGGAAGTGTACCTGGTAACCATCACGGCTGTTAGAACGCATAGTGTTGATGTTGTTTGCATAACCATTTGGCAATACAGAACCACCAGTACACCACTGTACGAACTCACGACCCTTACGACATACCTTAACGATGTTAGCCTGACCATCACGGCGACCAAGGTCAACGAACAAGAATGTATAAGACATCAATGGTTTACCTGTCAATGGGTGAAGCTGACGGAACATTTCCATGTTATCAAACATAGCACAACGCTTAACTGTCAACTCAATACCATTAGTCATAGTGTAAGTTGTGAACTGACCACCCAACTTCAAGTCCTGACCAGAACCTGTAACGAAGTGTGTATCAATCATATTGAAGCTAGCTGCCTTCTCCTTCAAGATACGGTCGAACTCACGGATACCCATCTCACCGGTCAAAGCAACGAATTTACGCTCGTTAGTACCGATAATGTTGTAGCAGAGATCGAACAAGTAATCCTCGAACAACTCTGTAGTCAGATTTGTATAATAACGTACGTTAGCTGGAGCAATCTGCTCGAACAAACCTGCAGAGATTGGAACGAAACGGCCATTAGTACCCTTCAAATTGTAAGTACCATCTGCGTTACGGTTAGAATGAGCGAACAGCAACTGCTTCTCTTCTCTCTTCTTCCACTCACGAAGAGCCTTCCAATACTGATAGTCAGACCACAAATAAGACTTCTTACCTGTCTCAGGATCAGTCAAAGCGATAGCCAATACTGTAGAGTAAGCATCACCAGTGATATCGTAAGTAAGACGCATAGTCATCAAGCTATTACGCATCTTAAATGGAGTCTGATAGTTGATAATATCTGCCTCATCACTGTACTCCTCGTAAGCAGAACCGATACGGTCTACCTGACGACCTGGGAGCAAATACTCGCAAGGAATATAAGAACCCTGGAAGCCTTCTGCTACATAGCACTCATATACCCATGTGCTACCATCCTGGTATGGAGTACCATTTACACGTACCTGGAAGTTTACGTTGTCAAATGCAAGAATTGCACCTGGACCAAACCACTTCTCTTCAAGACCAAGATAAATAGGAGTATTGTTAATACCTGGAGTCAAACCTTCTGTAATTGACTTAGGAGTAATCTCCTTACCATTCCACTTAGCATAGCGGATGTTAACAGCGTGATCAGCATCAATCATTACAGACCACTCATATTCTCTGTTTTCGATAGTCATGGTTGAACCAAGACCACCAGTTAACAAGTCGATGGTAGTTGAAATACCATCATCCTTTGTACCAAAAACCAATGACAACAAGCCTGCTACTTCATGAGGCTTTGTAAGCATTGCGTTAGCAATCATGTTTTCGTCTACCAAGTCAGCAAAACGCTTACCACGGTAGAGCTGAAGATTATTTAATAAAGAACTTGAATTATTCATAATATGTTAATTGTCTCATCATAGGTATTTTGACGCGAGATCCCATGCCTGAGGTTGTTTTTCATGCCCAACATTGTATGATGTATGATTTTTTGTTTGGTGTTTGAGCATTTGTCTAAGTTTACTCGCAGCAGATGTCTGACCATTGCGCTGTGCTTCGCCCAGTAGAGCATCACCCTTCATTGTGAAGTAGGCTGATTCTATCAAATTGTTAACAAGGTTATTATTAAAAGCCTTCTGATACTCTGTTAAACCGTCTGCATCAGTTCTTGTGATATAATCGAACAACGCTTTTCTATCCTCCTTTGGAATATTGATACCTCTAATATTTGTAAGACTATTAATACTAGAAGTAAGATCGTTCATGAACTGTGCAGCTTGCTGCTCTTGTTCCTGTCTTTGAGCTTCCTGTTGCTGAGCCATATACTCTTGCTGTTGCTGTTCGTACGCCTTAAGATAATTTACAGCATCAGCTGCTTCATCTTCCAGCATGTCAGCATCTTCATAGCGCTCAATCTTGCGACTAATCTGTTCGTCGTTCATTCCCTATAATTTATAGAACTCGCGAACAGCTGCTTTCTGATTAGATTCGTCCTCCAAATCTATGTTATCGTAAGACATAGATTTCTGTTGTGTCTGATAGAAGTCTTCAAATTTACCACCATTCTTTACGTACTGATCAAGTCTAGCAATACGATCATCGGCGTACTATGGGGTTGAATTCTCATCTACGACATCTTTGATATACTCTACGAGGTCCTCGACTGACTTAGGTTTCTCGTCTGCATCAACACTCCAACCATTAGCTTCAGCGAATGCGTCAAAGAAAGCACCAATCTATTCTGCTTCTCCAGGATCTACGACGTCAGTGTCAGTCTGCTGATCATTATCATCATTGTCGTTATCCTATTCGTTGTCAACTGTAGTTGAGTCGGACGTATTATTATTTAAAATATTATCTGGGACCTCTGTATCATCATCATGAGCGTTAGGATCACCAGTTACATTCTTATTATCTTTATTATCCTCAGAAGACTTATCGTCATCTGGATTGTCTAAATTATCAATATCATCATTAGGGTCATCTAACACCTGATTAACAACATCCTGGTTATCGATGTCTGTAACGCTGTCGCCACCTTCCTGGCCACCGAACCCGAGAGAGCTCAAAGCGTCTTCAAAATCACCTAATGGATTTTTCTTTTTTCTTGCCATAATTTAAATTATAACTAAGTTAATATTTTTAATTGTTGTACGCTACACGGGAATCGAACCCGTGTAATGTTATTAATGTCTATTAGAGGGTTTCTTAAGCTTTCTCATTAGCTATTTCTCTGCTATCTACTACTCTGCTTCAGCCTACGCTTTTCTTCTACGTTTGATCTTACGAAAGAGCTTATGACGCTGATAGTCATTCTTCTTCTACATCTTTCGCTTAGGACTTTCCATCTGTGTCATAATTAATCCTTTCCTTTATTCCACCACCAATGACCATGTTTGTCGTATTCTTTATTTGCATCTATTTTAGCTTTCTTTAGATGCGAAATGATTTTTAGGCAATCCAAGTTCTAAATTTATATATTGATTAAACTTATCTTGCTACAATGGATTCACGCCTGCTATTCTTTCATCTTTACCACCTTTGAAGTGCAAATTATTTCCTCTTCTCCACCAGAACTTCTAGCCATAAGAGTCTTTGCCAAAGTTATTAGATGGAAGCAAGTTTAGTATATTCGGAAGTGAAGGCTATGTTATACTATCGTACATCTACTGTTTATACTTATTAAGATCACGCTATTGCTGAGCCTTTATTTCTTCCTAAGTTGGACCAAGTAGAGTTGTAGGAACATCTGCTCTAATAGTACTAGGCTATCTTATAGATGGAGAATTGATAATTATAGGACTAGCATTCTTAGCATCTTCGTAATCCTGCTCAATGCCATTTAACTATACATTATAATTATAAGCATCCTTATGTGCATTCTTGTGATTACGAGCGGCTTTAACAAGGCTATTCATACTATTAAGGTTTCTCGAGTAATTCTAAAGAGAATCTTCATAATAACCCTTCTATTTAAGAGCCCTAGCATAATCCTATGTAGATTTAGCTCTAAGAGCTGCTCCGTATCGTGTATGCATAAGTCTTACATAATCCTTAACAAAATCCGCATCGCTCTTATATGTATTGTAAGTCTTACCATTCCAGCCTACTCCACCATAATTGTGTTGTCTTCTAGCAACTCTAGATCTACCATAATTAGATTCGTATGCAAGCTAACGCATTACATTGTAAAACGCAGCATCACCATAACCATATCTGTTCAGCTATTGTCCTACAAGAGGGCCCATTCTGTTAACAAAAGTATTAATAGAATCATCTTTTCCACCTTTATATTTATGAAGTATAGGATGCTCTTCATTTAATGGAGTATCAAAAGGCAATGGCTTAATAATGTCTTCAGCTATATTAACATCTTTTCCTTCATTATAAGCATTAAGTATAGACTATACATTCTGATCAATCTACAGCTACTCTTCTGGACTAGGTTCCTCAGCCTGGGTGTCTCCACCCAAGTTGATTCCTCTAATGTCTTTCCAGTAATCAGCGCCATTCTTCCACGCCTCATACTTCTATTGAAACGTCTTATTATCGAACTTCATTACTTCCCACTAACCGTTTTATTCTTAAGGGCCGTGCGAGCCTTAAGTTTCTCGCGTTCATAAGCAGCATCATCCTTAGCCTTCTGCAGCTCTGTCTCATGCTTCATCTTATCTTTCTCAAGCTAAATCTTTTGATCTTCTATCTCACGCTTCTACTTAGCTTCATAACGCTTATTATAAGCCTCTTGATTAATCTTCTGCTGTTCGATAGCCTGTTTACCAATTTCTACTGGGTCTGGGATTCCGTTTTGATCCTGATCTAATTCCTCGGTTCCACGATAAGCATTAATCTGTGCTACAGCTATCTTAGTCTGATTATCTTGGTCAATCTGGTATCTCTGAAGATCCATCTGAGCTTCCTGCAACATAAGCTCCTGCTGTTTGGCTTCGTTCTGCATCTACTGTAACTGCTGTTGCTGCTGAGCTTCTGCTTCCTGCTACTGTTGCTGTATCTGCTCCTGTCTAGTCTACATATCCTTAAGCTTCTGCTTAATGATATTGAAGTTATCGTTTGTAAGAATCTCTGCGGCTTCAAGTAAGCTGGCACCATTCTGCATAGCTGGCTGTATAAGCTGCTGGAGCTTCTGTATGTTCTCGAGATCTTTAGACGTATCACTTACGAATACATCCATGTCCTCATAGTAGAACTTAGGAGTAATATCCAAGAATGCTCTTTCTCCATTATCAAAGATATATTGGAGCTTCTGTTTACCGGTCTCTTCCCAAGCACCCTTAGCTGTATTAAGGAGCATATTAAGTACTCTTCGCTTGCACTAGTTGTGAACCCAGAATAATGGTTCAGTAATATGCGAGCTCTGTATTACAGATCTTTCTACATTACCAACCATCTCCGATGAACTTACAGCTCCTTCACGCTGCTATGTAATACCAGAGATTGTTCCAGCCAACTCTTCTATCTTATCCATCAGCTGTATATATTCAGCTATGACGTTAGACATTGTAAGGTCCAACGCTGTTATCTGGTTAAACTGAGCAGGCTTACCGCCCTCTCTTCCTGGGATATTCCAACCTTCTTCGTATGGGTTAATAAAGTTAACACCAACGCTAGACAAGTAGTGCATCCATTTAGCCGGGCTAATATTCATAGACTTAGGAATCTATGTAATATCCATGTTTACAACCTTACCTTTATCTCTAGCAATAGCTAACTCAAGTCTGTACCACAATACAATATACATATACTGTAATGGCTTAAGAATGCTAACCAATGATTTAGGTTTACTATTTGTGTTACTATAAATAGCGCCACAATAAGGAAGCTTCTGGCTATTAGGGTTATCGATACTTACATGCTGATACTCGATAGGCTGTATGCCAAAGTATAAGTCACTACCAGCTCTATATCCTTCCCATACCTCTATAATCCAATCTGGTTCTATGCTTACCTCGTTACCAACAGGCTGATATGTTTCATCAACTATATTGATCTAAGGCTGTCCTGCGTCATCTGTAGTTGTTACGTAAAAGATCTTCTTAAAAGACTTCCAGCAACAATGCCATACATTTACAAGCGATTTACCTGACCCTTCAAATATCGGGTTATCATATATACGTAACTGTATGCCCATATCAACAGGGCTTCTGTCTCCAAGGTTTCTACCTGGAGTAGAACCAATCATTTCTTCAAGCTTGTCAAGGTCTTTCTCTTCAAGCTTATCGTAATATCTATCGTATACTTCAGTTATAGGCATACGCATCTTTCTGCAACACCATGATCCATCCTCAATAAACTCAAGATCTGGACTCTTGTCATAAGAGAAACATATAGGATTAACCCTCTCAGCATATGGCTCTGCATTAAGTACGCCAACGTAATAAATTTCTCTACCTGAGATCAATCCGTCCTTCCAGCCTTTGATAAACTCGTTGTCAAGATCAAGCTTTTCTCTCAGATAAGTAAGAGAATGATACGCAGTATTTTCTACAATATCTTTGTAGTCTTTGTCCATATACTTAGCTATCTACTCTGGCGGCATAATCTCTCCAGACTGTAGCTATTCCTGGAACTACTGAGCTTCCTCTGGGCTCATTCTAGCTGTGATAGCTGCTTCTATATATTGTAGAATCATCTATTTCTCTTTCTCCTGCATTTCTGATGTAGCCTCCTATGAAGTTCTGATAACTCTGAAGTTAAGAGGTCTTTTTGTTTCCTCACCTATAAGCAAATCTACTTTAGGTCTTATAATATTAAAGTCGTGAGGAGTAGCAGGAAAACCATCCTCGACCTTGAATGGGTTTGTAATTGATTTAAAATCCTTCTCGTCGAAGATGCTGTTATATAAATTATAATAGGTCTACAGCTCTCCGTAATATGATGTACTATTTCCTCCAGATGTTACGTTACCTTCACCTATAATATAGTTAACGCAATCTTCCTGCCATTTCTTTCCTTTCTTTGAAAGAGGGAGCTTTTGTCTGGGGAAAGCTGAATTGTATAAGTTATCTTCCATATATTAAAATGTGAATATCGGCATACCGTCTTCACTTGTGCTGCTATCTTCTTCAAACCATTGTTTGCTAAATAACGGCATCTCGAAGAGTTCAACCTATTTGTTTTGTTCTTTTGCAGACGACACCTTTAGCTAATAGAGCTCCTCTCTGTATATCATTACCATACATAAAGCTATCACACGGTCTACATTTCGTACACCATCATTCTCTATAAGCTCTTCTATTAGAGGTTCGCTGTATACTCTTTCTACATTAGGGTGACCTTCTTCAAACTCATCTAACAGCCACTCTAATATTAATCCTTCGCCATACGCCCTAATTTGCTTGGTCATGTGGCATCCTTTTCTTCTTTGCACTTTGCTGTCTTTAAAGACTTCAGATATGATTTTATCTGGCTAATCAGCCAAGAGGTAATCGCAGTGTTTATTCGTAAAGTAAGGGTAGATTCCTTTTCTTTCATTCTCAAATAATAATCTAGCGTTATAAAACGTAAGCAGCTTGCGAACATTCTCATAGTATTCTTCTGCTGTATCCGGTCTTCCGGAATACTCTGCTACTATTACATCTGTCCATGCTTCCCCAGCTCTTACGCGCTTAAATATAAATGTAGAACCAAGAGAGTTTGTAAAACTATCATCATGGTCATCAATTTGTTATCGTTAAGCTTTTTATCTTAACTTCTACATGTCCCCATGTAGTTCAGCATATATTATCACCAAATTGGCGTCGAGCACTCGTGGGAGAATTATATTTATTCATCTCCTATGCGTTACACTGTTTTATAGCCTTTCGTAATCTATAAGATTAGCACGGTGTTTTCTGTTCTAGACTTTCACCGTTTTTGCTCGATTGTACCCCGCTGATATGTTAACGGGTCGCAATTGTGCGTAAGAATATTTCTGCACATAAACGTATGTGTTTCACATTCAAAATTATACACAATTCCAGTATATGACGATTCTTCTATTTTCTCTATTTTTAGTAATACTTTATTACCAGCTTCTTCATCATTAATAAATTTAATCTTCATCTTTGATGTAGGTGGTATCTCTGCTTGTTTTAGAAGCTTTATTTTTCTACTCTCAAACACAGGTGTGTTCTATAGCTAATATTGATCAGCTCTACTTATATTTATTCTATACGATTGTTCTGAATGAATGCCATGTCTGCTTACGCATTCTTTCTAATGAATAACTATGCTATTTGCTATCTTCATTCCAAATAACATATCCTGCACGTCTTCCAGGAGCTATAAGTTTACACTAGTGAAATTTACTCGAACCTTTCCGTTATCATAGAATACCGATCCATCCGAATCTAAATAACCCTATATAAATGATCTTTTATACGCATTTGGTAACCGCTTTATAAATTCTGGAACCCTTTTGTTATAAGCGTTCGAACCAAACATAGACTTAAGTTTTAAAAATAGATTTTTATTCGTAAATCTTCTTGTCTATTCTTTATCTTTATGAACGTGTATACATTTTCTATCAAATAGTTCAAGTACTAAAGAATCGTAGAACTATGCTAAATCTTCTTCATCTTTTCCTATTGATAAATAAATATCATAAGAATTTCCGTTTTTGTTACAAAATCCATCACCCAACCAAAGCCCATAAAAATAATAAAGTTTAGAAAGTTTTTCGTCAATATCTACATAATTATTATTTACGTATATATTTGGGATTTCTAACCAATCTTCTTTTTTCAGATCTTTAGCTTTAACAAATCCTTTATCGTAAACCCATATTGGGTGTTCTCCTGTAAACGTGGTTGTTCTGAATGACCCATATGGTTTTACTTTAAATATTGGTTCGTCTTTTTTTTCGTATCTCTAAAGATTCTTTATCTCTACAAACTTGCCGTTTTTGTTTAAAAGCTTATCATCAAATGTAACATCTTCTACATTTACCAAACCGCGCTATGTGCAAACCTTTTCTCCTGGTGTTAAACATCCTCCTATATATAAACCGAGCGGAGGATCCTTTACTGGGTATTCCCATATAACTACTGATCCATGGGGCTTATCTCCCTTCTTAAGAGGGTAGTTAGTTATATCACCACTAGGCTTCTCTGTAGCCTTTACCTGACCATTTCCATCCCATTCTAGATCAACTATATGCTTCATGCTTTGTAGCTTCTTGTTGGTCCTTATTCTTGTCAACTGGTCCATTAATAACTTTCTAGGGAATATATTCTTACCGAGCTCAAATACAGCTTCTGCTGGCCTTATAGGACGCTCTGATATAAAACGGTCTATTGACTGCTAACTAGCACCTCCATCTTTTACCTTGTTTCTCTAATCTATAAGGTTCTCTATAGCTTTCTCTTTATAGCTATTTCCATCCCTATCCATGTAAACCTAATTACCGTCATCATCAAATGACTCTAGGTTTGAATATGCTGGAACAAAGAATGCACATTCAGTATTCTCTCTGCCTTCATCCCATATATTAGGGAAGCTGAGAACATTATAAGACTTAGGCTTATAGAACAATTCTTTCAATCCTTCGAAGCTAGCTCCTTCGGTACCACCGGTACCAAATGCTATCATCAATCCGAACGCTTTACCGTCATCGGTTTCTACTGAAGGCTGTTCTATACGCCATGCATCAAGAAGGCTAGGGAATTTACCACCTTCCTCCCATAGTACAAGCTTAGCACGTGTACCACGCACACGTTCTGGATCGTTCTTAAGAGTTATTCCTGTTATACTGGACAGGTATCCTTGTTCGGTTTGTTTGCCAAACTCATCGGTGATTTTATAACCGGATGTTCTTTCCATACGTGTAGACACAAGTCTTTGCTTAGCCCATGCTGTATGCTTATCAAGGAAGTCCATTATCTGCCAGGCTTTAGTTAACAAACCATCACCTATAAGGAATTTCTGTTCTGATGCTATAGCAAAGTTCTTCGAACCTGGTATAAGCATATAGTTTCTAACCAGCATAGATCCACCTTTAAATGAATATCCTCTCTGTCTGCATTTAAGTACAGCCATATGCTTTCCTTCCAGCTCTGCTTGTTCTATAGCGCAAAAATAATAGTAGTCATAGTCCCAAAAGCTAGGGAACTCAAGTATACGTTGTCTTCTCTTTCTAAGGTTACCCTCTCTATCTGTATACTCTTCTTCCTTTAGTCGCATGATTGGACTATAATTTAGATAGAAGTAATTGTATCCAGTTATACCTTCTCCATCTGGAGCTGTATAACCATTAATGCATCTATCTGTTTCTTGCTCCCAATATTTGTTATAATCAGTAGTACCTCTAGGAGCTAAGGTATAGCATCCATGCTGTTGAAAGAAGATAGCTGCCTATCTAAACTTATCAGTATCATGGAGTCTCTAATTAAAGTCTATCATAATTATTCGTACATACCAATAATGCCACCACCCTTGACTCTACCGGTTTCTGCTTGTTCTGCTTTTGCCTACTTCATAGCCATGTCTAACGACTTGATTATTCCGCTAACATCTTTCAATATAGCTGAAAGCTTCTTAGCTGTATCTATATCAAGCTCTTCTTCTGCATAGCTATCCATCGTGTTCATAATGCCCTCTGCTGCGCTCTTAGAAGATTTAAGCAGCCTGGTAGCAGGAGTCTCTTGGAACTCCTGGAACCTTTTTGCTAATTCTTTTACAACGTCATCAGGTTTATAATTCTCATCATTAAGTACATCTTTAGCTACTCTCCATGTGCGTTCTTTCTCTGGATATGCCTCATATGGGCTATTCCATTTATATCTCCACACTATGAATTCAATCTTCTTTAATGCATCTTGTTTATCTTTAGCATTGTTGTAGAAGTCTTTAAATGGTGGTATAGCTAAATCTTCTGTGCTTAATTGTATTTTATTCTATATGATGTCAAACATTACTTAAATAGTCTTTTAAGCCAACTATAATGTTTTCTTGTTTTTAAATAATCTAAATTGTACTAGTTACTGTAAGCTTCTCTCTCAAAGGAAAGATTTCTATACGCATTTCCTTTACAGAACAGTTTAACTAACCATTCTACTCCATACCACAAATAAAATGGTACATATAGCATTTCTTTCATCTATTCTGTATGTATCTGTTCATGGTTGATTGTAATATCAGCTATCTTAGCATTTGGCCTACAGAATAGATATCCAAATAAATTAATCGCCAGAAATCCTTTTGGAGGAAGTATGTTCTATCTAATTATTTTTATGCCCAAATCCTCTACTAGATACTTTTAGTGTTCTATTGGAATCCATCCATAAAACTCCTTCAATTTTTGGATCACTTGTAGGCAGACCATCTAATATATACAATATATCATCCGATGACGCATTATTAATTCTCTTTAAATGAAGCCCTTTATTATTATGACTATTTGTTAATGTTACAAAATCGTTCCCTGCAAAATCGTGGCCGCTAATATTTATATATGGTCTACCGTTACCATCATACAATCTTATACTTGTGTCAGTAATACTAGAACAATCAAAACCATT